ATGCGGAAAAGAATTTACCCAAAAGGGACATTATACCAAACATACTACTAAAAAAATTCCTTGTGTTTTTGAAAGTAAAATTGAAGAAATGATTGAAAAGGTTGTTGCTAAAAAAATAATTGAAATTGTATATGATGAGAAATGTAATACAGAAGAACCACAACAAACTGAAATAAAAATTGTTCGCGAAAAAGGACTTGATAAGTTTTATACAATACCAACATGTTCTAAAAAATGTATAGACAAAATTTGTGAATTATATGATATTAAAAAATGGGATTTAATAGTTGAACCAAGTGCAGGAAACGGTAGTTTTCTAAATCAAATACCAAGTAATAATAAAATTGGTATTGATATATCACCAGAACAGCCAAATATAATTAAACAAGATTTCTTTGATTATTCCCCTCCATCAAATAAAACAAATATTTTGGTTATAGGCAATCCGCCGTTTGGTAGAGTTAGTTCATTAGCAATTAAATTCTTTAATTATTCAGCAACATGGGCTAATGTTATAGCATTTATAATTCCAAGAACTTTTAGAAAAATAAGTGTCCAAAATAAACTGGATAATATGTTTCATTTGGTATATGATGAAGAAATATCAAATAATCCGTGTTGCTTTTCACCACAAATGATGGTTAAATGTTGCTTTCAAATATGGGAAAAAAAAAAAACAAAAAGACAAGTGATTGATTTACCTACCACACATACTGATTGGGAATTTCTAAAATTAGGACCAAACGACACAAATGGGCAACCTACTCCTCCGACAACTGCTGATTTTGCTATGCGTGCATATGGGGGTAATATCGGAGAAATAAGAACCGATGGATTAAATGAATTAAGACCTAAAAGTTGGCACTGGTTTGTATCAAAAATTGATACAAATATGCTTATTGACGGGTTTAACAAATTAGACTATTCAAATAGTTTAAATACTGCCAGACAAAACTCTATGGGAAAAGCAGAGTTAGTTGCCTTGTATTCAGAATTCTTGAATTCTAAAATGTAATAATTCATTCCAACATTTATCGCCATATTTTGGACGAATCGCATATTCTTTATCATTTGTTATATTTTCTAGATCATCTTCGTTTATGTCTCCTAATTTAGATTTTGTTCCATGAGCATATCCACCATATTTTAATATTATTTTTTTAATTTCTGGTTTGGTTAATTTGAAAATAAATAATTCCCCCTCTGTTTCTACATTATCATAAGTCAAATAATAAGCAGTTAACATATATTCGCAAGTATGGTTCATTCGTAATTGGACATAGTTGAATTTGTTATTGTCTTTACCACCGTTTGAAACTTTAATTTCTAAATTTGTTTGATTGTGTTGTAAATCACCGATACATAACGATGCCTCATTTTTTTTCATTTCATATTTGTTTTTTATAAAATATTCTATCAACGGTCCTGAGACTTGTCCAGATAATTTGTTTATTTTACAAAATATGTGTGCTTGTTTAAGATTGGTTTGTTTCATTATTTCGATTTTATAATTACAGGTTGAAGTCTCTAAAATGCGTTTTAGTGAAATTACATTATTTGATGAATTATTAGTATGTTCTTCCATTTTGGCTTGTTAATATTTATAGTTTTTAAATCAATTTTTTTATAAATAATAAACAATTATTATAATGACTACTCGTAAAAGTAATGATTATAAAATTACTGCTGTAAATTATTATTTAGTTGAAGATAAAACACAAGAAGAAGTTTGTAAAATTTTTAAGTGTAATGCGTTGGGTTGAAAGATATAAAAAAACAACCTTTTGAATGCGGATGTATTGCGGAATATTTATTCGTATCTACAACACGACTAGCCGAGTCTTTTGGAGACAAATCGATTATTTTTATTTTAAAATTGATTCATTATACTGAATCTTACCCAATAACGATGACAACCTTGTGGAATATTCTTCCTAATGAACTATGGAATGAAATATACACGTATTCCGCCGACCATCGCTTCCATTTTGCTTCTTCGCTGAAAGAAATCGCTATTTACAAAATACGTCCGCGTGTAATCCAATGGCGTTCCGATAAATTCTGGACTGGTTCCGGTATTGGTCCAACTGAAACGCTTGACTATTTGCGTACTTTATTACTCCCAGTGGAAACGATGAAGTATCTATTTGATTGTGTTGAAAGTCCTTTTGAATACAATATTGAGAACGATGAAGTCGAAAACAATATTGTAGTAACGAATGGGTCATTAAATCTTGTAGTAACCAATCTGGATTACGACGTACCTGATGATTATTGGGATGAATTCGTCTAAGAAGCTTGATACAAAAGACGACTGGCTAAGAGTGTTTTGGGAGAGAACCGTCTATTTTTATTTGTAAAATTGATTCATAATTCCTAAATGGATATATTTAGAGAAAGAGAAAAGAAACCATGTCTAGTTTATGGGATATTATCCCGAATGAACTCCAAACTCAAATATATTTGTGCTCTGTTGAACACCGACCCAACTTTATTCCTTGTTTAGAGGAACTTCTTCAACGCCATCACAAGAAAACGTTCCTCCCTATTTTGGAGGAGGCCTTTGAAGACATGGCCTACGGATTTTGGAGATATCTACCGGGAATCGAGTTACAAATATGCTCCAACGATATGTGTGAATCTATCATTCCAGAAGGAAATGAACTTTGGTCGTCCAAGACAGAACACCAATGCTTTTGCTCTTCACATTGCAAAAGTTATATGGCCTGGAGTGATGCCTACGACGAACGACGAAGCTCCAGGCGATAATACACCATAAAAAATTACAAAAACTATCTTTTGGGAGGTTACACCTTTTTTTTTATAAATCAACTTACCTAAATATGTGGAATCAAACTATCTCACACATTTTGTCAACTCTACTAATATTGGTAGACCCACTGTTCCAGTCTACTTCAACACATTTCTCTCTAAAACGTTTACCTTTTATCTTCGTTCTTATCTCATTCAAAAATTGATTTTTACTTTATTTTTTTTTATACACACTTTCACTATACACTATACTCACACATGGATCAAGCGTTGAAAGAACTAATGATTTCTTGTAATAAGAAATGTCTAAATGCTATACTCAGCAGTCCAGTCAGGACTTTATCGTGGGAATTATTTCATTCAACCATAAAAAATGTAGATAATAAAGTCTATAACACAAATACCACTGAATATGCTGTAAACTATATCAATTCTTTGTTTCGTATAGATTTTAAAAACCATCTAAAAGCATTTGAATTCATTATGTCCACAACAAATCGGCATTATACAAGCTATACACCGTGTATATCTTGTATGAATAGAATATGCTCTCGTCAGTGTAGTGGGATTTCTCTCGCATTTTACGATAATTCTATCATTGATTACAATTCATTGTTTACATCACAAGGATTTCTTCTACATAACTATATTGATATTTTACCACAAGACATTATTGAACTTGTATATAAGTTTGACATGACCTATGAGGAAGAATTAATTTATTCAAGATTCACGCTCGGTCAGTTGAAACATTTCGTTCAAAACAACCAAGTTGTCTTACAAAAATATTTGTTTCATCCGTTGAAACCTATTCTACCGCACAAGAAGTATTGGGTTAAGGTATATGTGGACTCTAAAAAGTGGTCGTTCCATGTTTTTGCAGCAAAGAGTCGTTTTTGCGATGATATTTTGGGAGATATACAAACTTATTTAATTTAATTTCCTTACTACAGAAATCACATGATTCTCTATTAAATAATAATTAGTAAATCAAGCATTCACTTCTAATTAAAAGGAGAGAAACCTTCCATGTAAAATAATATATGCGAAGTAATTTAAAACATAATTATGATATATATCATGTCCATTGTGAAATCCAATTGTAAAAATATGACTCAAGCAAATAAATATGTTAGTAGTATCATACAATCCTTACAAGAGGATGTTATGATAGAAGATAGTGCCATCAAAGAACTAAATGACATAGAATGGTTAAAATTGAAAACTAGACCACCGTTTAAACAGTTATCCCTAACCTATAAAAAGGACGGAAAAGAAGACGATATTTCATGGAAACTTTGTATTCGTAATTTGTATGGAAAATATTCCGCAGATGAAGAACACGAAAAAGATATAAAACAAGCATTTAGATTTGAAATCCATTCCCTTTTCAATTTTTACTTACTAACGAATTATGATAAACGCTGACTTATATTATCCGCGCTGAAAGAAATAGTGAACCTAACAAACATTCCCGGTATGCCGACAGTTTACAGTTGTTCTTCTACGCATTCTCTCTCAAAACTTTTACCTGATTATATCATTAAAACACACATTTTCTCACGTCATTTAAACAAAATCCTAAATTTGTCTCTAATTTTTTAGCACGTCATAAGAGTCGAACAAAATGGTTTCCAAGAAAAGTTCCTATTAAATTTTCTATTAACCTTTTGTTTTCTTTGACTTTCTTTTTAAAGGCTTATTCTTTCTTTTTAAAGCTTTCTTTGACTTTCTTTTTAAAGCTTTATTTGACTTTCTTTTTAAAGCTTTCTTTGATTTTATTTTTAAGCTTTTTGTTGATTTTCTACCAGCGCAATCATCTGAATAGCGTAAATTAGGTGAATTATCTGAATTATTACTACGAGGTGGTTGACGAGGAAAACGAACTGAACGAGGCCCCTCATCACCTGGAGATGAGGGGAAACTTCCCCAACTGTCAGCTGCTACCCTGTATACATCAATTAATGCATCACTGTCTGATTGAACTAAGTCATCTATTAATTCATCCTTATACGCACGTGGATTTTCTCTAATAATTGCTTTTCTCCTTTCTAGTTCTTCTGGGGATAATTTGTTGGGCATATATTATATATGAATAAATTAAATTTTTGCGTTTTATATTGATATTTAAAATTAATATTAATTTATGGAATTTAAAAATTATGAAATCAGGATTTTATTATTTATCAAAACTCACTAAAACTCCGATTTATGTGGTACATTTAAATTATATTGATAACAAAATAGAAGTTATAGATAGATTTTTTATATTAGAACAACCCTTCGATGAAGTTAAAAATAAATGTATATCAATATACAATTCACTTAATAAAGTTCCGTTTTGGACTAATATATAGGTTATGGAGATGCGTGTATGATTCAATAATTTTTTATCATAAATTCGAATAATCATAATCCATACCCAATAACCAATTTATAATAAACATCATAATGAAAAAAAATCTTGAGAACATTCTATATTTCTAGAGACAAATGTGGTCAGTCATTTTTTTTCATAACAGAATACCAATAACTAACTGGTCTCTCTTCTAGAAGTTCACATTTAACCATACCCAATGGATGTAACTTACCATCAAACATCCACATCCATACGCCAAGTTTATCATATAATACCATATGCATTAAATAAGGATAAGTAAAAGGAGAAAATATAAAGGCAAATATAGATAAAATGTCTTCGGGTTTTTCAAAACTACCTGGATACCCAAAATGTTTATGGTCTCTTATACTTGAATAATAATAATCAAATGTTCTATCTTCTATTTTTGTTTTTGTATAATTATTATTTTTTAAAATAATATCATGTATTCTTCGGTTTTCTTCATCTGGCATATAACTTCCGCCATAAGTTCTTTCTAAAAGATATCCGGCAAAAGTATTATTATATTTTTTTTTACTATGTAAAACCGCCGTAAAAAGATGTTTTTTTTTACTTTCACACTTAAACCATATATCAATATTCTTAATAAGAGCATCAACATCTTCAATTTGTTTTTCTTCTAAACATTTAGAAGAAACCGCGTAGGGAGTTAAGTGTTCCAATGATCCAGGAAACATTATATGATCAAATCTATTTTCAAATTCCTTTTTAGCTTCACGGAAATCGTGGTAATAAGATTCTATACCTTCATTATTTAATCTTTTTACAGCTTCTTCTGATAAGGTTATACCAACCACGTTTATACCTTCTTCCTTTAAAAATTTTAAAAATTCTCCACTTCCGCAACCTGCCTCTAAAACGGTTTCGCCTTTTTCAATATTCATTATTTCTTTCCAGTACTTATATTTACGTATTGCGTTTTCTTCATTTGTCTCTAATTTAGACTCTTCGTTAGGATAATACCCATCGGAATAATTACCTGTACCCCTATTGCTTCGATAATGCCAAAATTCAGTTAATTCATAAAATAATTTAGTTTTTTCATGTTTTGGATAAATATCAGGTCCGTCTAATAAATAAGAAAATATTTCATTTATTATAAAAATTATAATACCGAGAAAAATAAATATGGGATAACGCACTATTTTAAATATTATATATCCAAGCACGATTAAGGATACATTCATAAATAATATTTTATTATTAAATAATTTACAAACGTAAGGTAATATAAATAAAAATAATAAGCCATAACCAATAACAAGTTTATCATAATCCATTATAACTATCATTTATATTATTTGGGTATAAACTACGATTACAATATCTAGAAATAATTTTAGAGACAAATAACATATCCCAATACTTTGATGTAGTGCTTAATAAGACAACCGAATGATTTTATAACCCAGTTAAAATTATAAACTATATTTGACAATATAGTTGTAAATATTAATTATGAAATTAACAACAATGATTGGTTTATTTTTATAATTTATCATTCACTATTTCATCATTTTCTTTGTTGTTCAAATACCTTTGTAACTTTTGTCTCAATTATAAATATTTTATGAACATTAATTGTTAAAGGTATTTTCATTCAAATTGTTATGAGGTAATATGAAATAGGTTATTTATTTATGGTATAATCTAAGATACGATACCATTTTGTATAATCTTTGTGTTTACAGCAAACTATCGCATAAGTATCAAATGTATAATTCTGTGAATAATCAATTGAATCGTATATACGTTCAACATCGTCACAAGAAATAGGTTTTAGGTTATAAATAAATGAAATATGAGCTTTATTTGGTAATTCTTTTTTTTTACTCACAAAGTGGTAATAATAAAAAAATCCATTTGAATCGTTTATTTCATTTTTTTTCAAAATTTTGACATTTATCCTTTTTTTATCTATAGTTTCAAATAATTGTTTTGCTTCGTGAAGGGTTAAGTTGATTGCTAATGAAATATGTGGTCTAAATCCATTTGTTAAATGATACAGGGGACTATTTTTTTTAGGTAATAACCAAATACAATATTGAAACATATATATTAAATATTATAAAAATAGATTACATATATTTCACTATTCTTTTTATGGTTCCCTAATTTCCGTCTTTATCTTTGTCTTTTCTTTGTTCTTCTTCGACCTCCTTCCATACCCTTCAAACATTTTAAGGGCATTTTTCTAACATCTTTTTTTACACTACCAATTTGACCACACAAAGATAAATTAGCTTTTTTAAATATTTCTTCGATTTTTTTAGCATTCGTATTTTCCTTTACTCCAATTTCCAAACTTCGTATAAGGTTTATATTTTGGGTTATATTTTCGTTTTTTTCTTCATTATTCAAATTATTTATAATATCTGCCTTCGTTTCACCATTTATTTTTTTTGAACACTTAATATTTGAATTTGTGACAAACGTCCAACAATTTGATTTTCCTATATAGGAAACATTATTATTTGGTGTTTCATTACCAGACCCATCTTCTTGTATTTTTTTTACATGAATGTCCAATGTTTTCAAATAATAATTCATTATTCCTGAATGGGTTACCACATGAACAAGTTTTGAATTAAAATTTGGACCATCATTGTTAAACCATACCATAAATTTTTTTAAATTACCATTTTCTAAGTATTCTCCATTTTTAGATTTATTTATATAATCCTTGTTTACACAATTTTTAAATATTTCATAATCACCTTCTCCATTCTTTTTATAAATGATATTATTGTCTACATCAGTATATTTAGAATATTTAGAAGGAATATCTATTGGAAATCTTAAAATAATTTCATTCGGCAAATTATTATACCAATTATCATTGTCTGGTATTGTATTATACCATTCCTTATACAAACTATTTTTTTCATTTGACTTATGTATTCCTTTGTTCAAAGTTTTCAACAAACTTAAAAAATTAAAAAACTTATTCGCCATATGAGATATTGATTTTGGATAATTTCCACGAGTTATTGCACCATGTATTTTACTATTTTCTTTTAAATAAGGACAAATCCATAGGTTTAATATATATTCTTGATGAAAATTTGTCCCATATAAAATTACTGCTGTACACCACGTACGATATAAATTAGAGACACATACATCATAAGATTTAAATGGATTTTTATTTTTATCTAAAGCAAATTTTATGGTGTCTGTTATTCCATAAATAGCTAAACCAGGTTCAACGTCTTTGCCTATCATTTTACCCTCATCTATATTATTACAACTCAATATATGTCGCGTGAATCTAAATGAATGAGTCATTTATAAAAGGAACATATTTTAAATATTGCTTCTACGATTCGTCATAAATATATTATTTTTTGATAAACGTCGGTTGTTATTTCCGACATTCATTGGTTGGTTGTTCATTCGTTGGTTGTTATTTTGATTGTTCATTCGTTGGTTGTTATTTTGATTGTTCATTCGTCGGTTGTTCATTCGTTGGTTATTTCCGACATTCATGGGTGGATTATTCATTTTTTGTCGTACAATAGATGGATAAACCATCGCACTATTTATAAATCCAACTCCTTGACCATTGACATTAGAACGAGTATTATAATTGTAATTATTATATTTTTCAATAGATAATTTACAAAAATCTCCAAAATATAATACAACATTTACAATAGGTAAAATACTTAACGTTATATAAAAAAACTTATGTTCACAATTCAAATATTTCCTTATAGACAATATACTAAATACAATCCACAATACAAGAAATATATACAATACAACGGACCGGTTCATTTCAAACCATTCATAATTAGACCAGTCAAAGGAAAACCAATCCAAAGAAAAGTAATTTATGGTTCGCATAAAAAAATTACTTTTTTCTATTTCATCTTGCTCTTTTTCATAATTCGATATCTCAATAGTACGTGTAACACTCATATATATTAACTCTTTATTTTTTCTATAATAAGCTCTATTCTTGAAACCGTTTGATTACACGTCGAATATGTATCTTTTAAATTTTGAAGACCCTTTATGGAAGAAGATAAATATTTTTTTAGTTCATATTTTTCAGATAGTTCGGTGTCTTTTTGTAAAAAAATTAATCCATAATTGACAATCGTATTAATTTTTTTAATGGCTTCATTGCGATTGTCTTGACGATTCCATCTCCTAAAACATTCTGGCACTAAACTTTGAGGTTCTATATTCAAATAAGTATCACGTGTAATAAGTTTTTGATTAATTTCTATTTTTTCCAGAATTTTTAAATTAATAATAATTTCTTCGATATCCATTTATTTAATCTTATATTTTCCATTTGCGTCTTTTATCCAATTTGAAATAACTCGTGGTGGGTTGATTCCACTATTCATATCTTCGGTGGAATACACCTTTCCATGTTCATCGATATATTGATGAATACCATTGATTTCTTCCAACCATATAGTAATTTTAGTGACATTATTTGTTTTTCCAATGTCTTCGATTGTACCATAAGGTGTACCCTTGCTATGGGTACCACAAAAATATCCATTTTTCTTTTTCTTTCGTGTACATCTATCGTTATCACACCTTAAAGCACAACAACGTTCGTAATTTGGAATGCTGTTTTTAATACGTTTACGCTTTTTAAAATCATCTGGATCTAATACGAGTGTTTCATAATCAAATATATATTGCATAAAACTATGGGTTTGGTCGGTTCCTTCACTATCGATGATCTGTTTTTCTTTCAACCATAATTGTATATTATGCTTGAAATCGAGCGAAAAATGTTCGATCTTTTGTTTGATGGCGCGTTCCATTGGTTTAATTTATATTAAATATTTAAATCAATTTTTTCTACATTTAAAATAGATATAAACAAAAGAATAATACTAATCCAAAAAATATACATTCGAGACATAAATTCATCTAAACCAATGAACACCACTAATTTTATCAATAAATTATAAAACAACAATAGAAACATAATCCAAAATACAATTTTTACCGATGAACTTTCAAACATTATATTATGAAGGTATTTTATCTCGTTTAAATTGTATTTTTTCATTTTCTTTTATTTCTCTATTGTCTTGAATAAATTCACATATTTTTTGAGCATCTTCTTTGTTTTCATAATATTTTTCCATAATAGACAATAAATATTTTTGATTGATTCCTTTTTTTACTTTGTTTTTTACATAACGGATTTGTCCGCTAGTGACATCAATGCAATCTAAATTATTATTTTTCATCATTTTAGTCAAATTTTCATTGATAGCCTTTTTCTTTGTTTTTAGTTCTTTCATTTGTTTTTGTAGACCTTCTATGTCTCGGTCAAGTTCCATCCAAGTTTTTATATTTTGAATTAGATTTTCTTCCATATAAGAAATAATGTTTTATATTTAGATTAAAATAACTTATCTTTTTTTTCGACTACGTCCTTTTTTGTATCCGGCCTTACTATATGATTTAATGGTTCGAATTATATTACTTGGTAATCGCGATGAGTTATTTTTTACCAATTGTAAAGAATGATGTGTCGGCAAATCTATTATCATATCTAAATCGTGACTACATTGTGGATTGGAACGTATGTAATCCACCATTTTTTTTAATTCTTTTATTTTTTTTGTAAATGGATTGTCTGAAACGTACAAAGCATCTAAACCACGTGGAACATTTGGAAAACGGGATAGTTCATTACCTGTTGCGTCAATTCTTTTTATGTCTTCTGATAAAACTGGTAAAGAAGTCAGTTTATTGTCTCGGCATTCTAATACTCGAACGTCTGTGTCTTCTAAATTCGGCAATTGGGTCAATCGTCTATTTCGATTACAATAAAACATCTCCAAAGATTCAGGCAATTCTGGAATAAGAGACAAATTTGTATCTAAAATAGACAAAACTTCAATAGGTTGTTCATGTAAATCGTCTAATTGAGATCTTTTTTTGGGACTAAGATCTTGTATTTTTCCGGTAATAGTCAAACGTGGTATACGCATATATATATAAAATGAAAAAAATAGATTGACAGTGTAAATATCGAGGGACCACTCAAAAAGTAGTTTTAAAAACAAATTTGAAATCAATAAAAATACCATATCTAGAATGTCAACAAGCACAATTATTTATGAAAAGTATTGTAAAATAATTTATCCAAATTTATTTGTATATGCTCTGTACACATGACGACACATATGACGACAATTACAATAACATTCTTCGTTGTAAGAATACTCTGGTTGATCATTAGGTGAGTTGTTGCTGTTGAGTTCTCCGCGTAACAAGTCGGGTTTGTAATGTGCGTGGCGCGTGCAACAATAGCATCGTCGCGTTTTGTGATACATTTGTATCATTTGGTCTTTTGTAAATCTACATTGTATATAGTAACTCATAGAGTTACCAATCTCACCTTGATCATATTCCCATGCGTCAGAGATTTCTTTTATAGGTTCTAAATTAGTATTTAATCGTGTGGAAAGGTCTTTCATATAAAACCGATGCTCGGGGTATCCAAACGAATAAATTACTCGTTTAATGTCTTCGTTTTCCATAATTTGTTCCATTGTGTGTGTATTTTGTTTCCATTATTTTATTTCAATTTTATAATTTATTTCATATAATATGCCTCATATAGATGTCGGGACATATGCCGACAATTACAATCACATTTTTTGTCATAAGTATATGATGGATGTTTCGGATTGTGATTTGGTTCACCGCCTAGCAAGTTTGGTTTATATTGACAATGTCGTTTACAACAATAACAACTGTTTGTATAAGCATATAACGTTAGAATTTTCTCCTTTGAACATGTACGATGTATAAAATCACGAATGGGTTCGTTGTACTCAAACATGTCCCAAGGTTTATTCATTCGTGCTTTCTTTTTTGGCGATTCTTCCATAAGATTTATTATGGGTCAAGTTTAAGTCAATTTTTATGTAACTTACAAAAAAATCCATCGATAGCCTTGTGTTTACAAGGTTGACCATTTTTACAAATCCCTTTACATTTTATTTTAGAGTGTTTTATACAAAAATCACCATGTTTATATTTATGAGCTGGTTGGTCACATTCACCACATTTTAATATAGATAGTGTTTTTTTATAGTTTACATTACTTTTTTTTTCGATTTCGTCGATTTCATAATAAGGAATATTTTGTTCGTAATATACTCTACAATATGGGCATTTGAATCCTTTAGACGATGTTTTTTTTTGTTCTATAATTTCATAATACAAATAAATATATTCAAAACTATGATTACACGGTAGTCGCAACGAATGTTCCATAGGTTCTTTACTAATAAGACATAATTCCATAAATTTATTCTATTTATATCTTTATATTATGTCAAAAAAAATATGGGGTAACATTACTTGGCGTCTTTTTCATACGATGACTTTATATATAAATGACGGAAACTATGACGAGATACAAGGAGCAATCCAATGTATAGAAAAAATATGTCGGCATTTACCTTGTCCGCTTTGTTCCAATGATGCGGTCTCTATTTTAAAAAAAATAAATTTGAAACAAATAAAGACAAAGGAAGAGTTAAAACGATTTATCCATTTTTTCCATAATAGGGTAAATGCCAAATTAAAAGTTCCTTCGGTAGATTATGAAAGTATCGAAACATTACATACTCAAAGTTTAAATTCGATTTTGAATGAGTTTTTCAAGGTTTACAACAACATAAAACATAATTCAAATATGATGTTGTACAGTTTTCACAGAGACATTGTCATAAATAATACACGCTCTTATTTTTTAGCACATCGTTCTTTATATCGATTCCACTAATTCGCCGTTTTTATAGACTGAACATTTGAATTTTTGTTTGGATGGTCTCATACAAGCAACCTTGTTCGAGTCAAAATCATTATAATACAAAAAATCTTTTAAAGTATTGTTTTGATACAATATGTTATAAAATACAATACTCCACACAAATCCTATCAATGCTCCCATAGCTACACCTTTACTATTGGTGCAATTGATATGAATAGTTCGCGTCACAATATCCAATACAAACAATAAAATAAAAAATATAACTAAAGGTAAATTGAATGTATTATGTGTGATCATTGGTATCAACAAGTAAAACAATGTAAATATATACAATGAACTATTAAACGATGGTATAGAATAATACATGTCATTGCCAAACAATTGGCAAAATGGGAAAAAATATTCGTTCAATTGTTCAGATGATTCTTTTTGTAAGGTTTTATTTAGAATACTTATAAATCCATACATGATTGCCACTCCAATCAAATATACAAAACCCTTGAAGTTGGAATTAAACAAGGATAATGTAAACATCATAAACATAATAAAAAAGGGTCCAATTAAACTAATGAAACCGAAAATCGTTGTCATATCCATTTTCAACCCAATATGTCTTGGATTATCATGTTTGACTTGTTTTAAGGCATCGCTATATTGAATACTCATAACTTATAATAAAACAATATTAAAAATTTAATTGTTATAATAAGAAATGGGTATCCCAAGTTACTTTTCATATATACTTAAACATCATAAACATATTCTAAAAAGACATTTTATAATATGTGACAACTTATATTTAGATGCCAACTCAATCATTTATGATCAAATACAAAAAGGAGATGAACCCTATGAACATATTTATCAGGCCATCATGACTATTATAAATAAATTTCAACCCAAACAAACACGAATTTGTTTTGATGGAGTAGCACCTTTGGCTAAAATGGTTCAACAAAAACAGAGAAGATATAAATCACATTTGACCAAGAAGATTCTAAATCAATCGTCGTCCTTCAATACGAATTGTATTACCCCAGGTACATTGTTCATGAATGGATTGAATGTTTATTTAAAAGAAAAACTAGACAACGATACAACCATTGTCCTCAGTGGTTCCGATGAACCAGGCGAAGGGGAATACAAAATTTTTGAACATATCCGTACATGCAAGAATAATCAAGAAAACCATATAATTTATGGATTAGATGCGGATTTAATTATGTTGTCTCTATTACAACTTCCGAAGCAGATTTATTTGTATCGTGAAACAAAATATTTTAAATATTTGAATTATATTCAGGAAAACCAAGATTATTTATTGGATGTTTCTTTATTAGGAGAACAAATATGTCAATCTATGTCTATAGAAAATTATTGTTTTTTATGTTTTTTTTGTGGTAACGATTTTTTACCACATTTTCCGTCTATCAATATTCGAAATCATGGAATAGACCATTTATTAGAACATGCTTTGTCTTTGAACCTTATTCAAAATCATAAAATCGTATGGAGTGAATTGTATATATTATTCGAACGTTTGTCTAAACAAGAACACGAGCGAATTGCTCAACAAATTCAATGGAAGACCACACGAAAAGCGCATAACATTACCCACGAAGATAGACTGAATTATTTGCCTCTTTACGATCATGACGAAGAAGACTATTTGAAAGCCCATCCGGATAAATACAATATGATTTTATTTCGTCAACATAACGACCAATCTATATGTAAACAATATTTGGAAATGTTAGAATGGACTTGGGATTACTATATTGGAAATCCCATTGACTTATACAAATATTATCCAATGGGATATGCACCCTTGTTTCAATCTCTTTTGAACGAAATATCAATCGATGACGACGAACGTTTATTGTCTCCAAACAAAAATACCACATTCGTAAATCCTATTACACAATTATTATATGTATTACCTTATGAAAATTATGATTTGATTCCTATATCAAAAGAATCCATCATAAAACAATTTCCCTATTTAAAAACAACCGACTATAATATTCAATATGCATTTTGTCATTTTTTTTGGGAATCACATGTAGATTTTGGGTATATTCCGATTGAGGAATTAGATAAATATGTAAATAATTAATATTATAATAGTTTAATGTTTGAAAATAGAGACAATTTCAAAGCCTTTTTAAAAAATAGTCCTTGTGACGTAACTATAGTTAAATTTACAGCCTCTTGGTGTGGTCCTTGTAAAAAAATTGCCCCCACTGTAAAACAATTGTTAGATAAACACAAGGGAAAATCATTTCGATATTATGAAATAGACGTAGACGAGTGTTTTGATACCTATGCTTTTTTTAAGAAAAAACGGATGATAAATGGCATACCAGCATTTTGTGTATATTACAAATCAAAATACGATGAAGATACGTTTTATGTACCTCATCATATTGTCACCGGTGCTAATCCTGAAATGATTCAGCAATTGTTTGACCAAGTTTTAAGATAGACTTCAAAATAAATAATAGAAGGTTATTCTAATGTCTTCTTTAGAACAACTTTTGTCTCTATTTGATTTATCTATACCCTTTAGCGAACAAGAATTAAAGGTAGCCAAGAAAAAGGTTTGGATGCTTCATCCAGATAAGCATATACATAATCCTTCTATCAAGACACATTATTTGAAATACTTAGATGCCTACAAAAAAATAGAATCCATTTATAATTATATTCAACACGAAACGGACGAAGAAAAATTAAACAAACAACAAGACATTGATACCAGTTTCAAAGACTATATTGAGAAAAAGGGTATCAAAGACAAGGACTTTTTGAAACAGTTCAATCATATGTTTGAGAACGTACATATACAAACCAATGACGAGGAAAATGGATACGAAGAATGGTTGAAATCCAACGAAGATCTTTATGACAAAGATAACATTGAAACCTCGAGACAAACATTAATCAAAGATATTGTGGTATGTGAAGAACCTAAACCAGAAAATGTATTTGGACAAAAGTTTTACGATTTAAAAGAAGCCCATAAAAATAGTATCATTGGAATTGACGAAAAAAAAGTATTAGAACAAACCCCAAAATACAAAAATATCCACGAATATCAACAACATCGAAAAACATCTATTGGACCAGCAAAAAGCGAAATCGAGTCCAAACGCCTTTTACAACAAGACTATAAAAATAACACACACCAATCCTTAAAAATGGCCTATGAGTACAAGCAGAGGCAAGAAAAAATGGAACAAAAGCAAAAAGATTATAATTCGAAATTTTTTAGTATCATGTAATATATAATGGATGAAATGGCTATCTTTGCGCTACTTATTGTTATTATATTTTGTACTCTAGCTTATCAAAAATACAAAGAACGCTATTATGCGTTTAAGTCAGAAACATTAGACGTAGACAATTTTTTCTTCAAAGACGTAAAACATCTAAACCTTTCTATGAAACGAAAAATATGGATTCATTTACCTATCGAGCGGAATGCGCGAAAATGGGAACACTTTGGGTCGCGTAGTTCGTATGATCTCAACATAGATTATATGGTATTGTGTATCAAATCCATCATCGACTATTGCGGACAATATTATGATGTGATTTTATTCGATGATTCCAATATATCTACTTTATTGCCAGACCAAAACGTAGATTACGAAAAATTATCCGGCGATTTATTAGATAAATACCGCCAAAAATCATTGCTACAAATATTATATGATTATGGAGGTGTGATGATGCCTCCTTCGATGTATTTGAGAAACACCATTTATAATATAGATAAAACCAATACTTTCTATGTGAGTGAAATACCGAACCAAGGCGAACATTCGACAACACAAAATATGATTTATTCCACCAAACTAATGGGATCCAACAAACAAAACCCCATTTTAGGCGAATATATTCGTAGTTATTCAGACATGTGTCTCAAAGACTTGACTAATGAATCGAACTATTTTTCAGACCAATTACTAAAAAAAATGAATATACCCTTATTAAATGGGGTTCTTATAGGAACAAGAGACAAGAATAACCACCCAATACGATTAGAAGATTTAATGGAGTCACGCACCATAGAATTGAATCCTTCCCATGTAGGAATTTACATACCACATGATGAATTGATGCGTCGAACCAAATACAATTGGTATGCTTACTTGACAAGTGAACAAGTTTTAGAGGCAAATGTGTTTCTTTCCAAATATATGTTAGAACACGGTAAATCAAAAATATAATAGTATTACAATGAGATTAATGTATTATTTTGCAATTTGTATTTTGGTTCGTTTGTTGCTAGCTTACTTAGTATACAAGTTATGGTACCGACCTATACTATCGTTTGTTTGTATGATCATCGGTATGGGATTTATCTACCAATATATTCTAAAAACACGAACTACCGGAGCATTTCACAATAAGGTATGGTGGGATCATTTGCGACCTATTCACGCCCTATTATTCTTGTTTGCGTCATTTGGACTATTTTACCAATATCCATATAGTTATATGTTTTTGTTATTAGATACTCTTATTGGTCTTTTGGGGTTTATACATAAAAATAGTAATCAATATAATAACTAGAACTTGCGTATCTTATTTTGTATTCATACGAAATATGATATACTTTACAAAGTTGTCGAAAAAATGCCATACACTTTTTGTAAGTACTTACATCCATATGTTTATACATAGGTTTAAATTGTTCGATGTATGGGTCCATCAATTGCTTGAATACAAATGATTTATATTTTTCGGAATGAATATAATAGGACTGATTGGACAATAACTCTCCAATAGAAGATAACCATTCCACAAATAATTCACGTGACATATATTATTTAGTTATATATATTGTTTATATCATTTGTTAGTAATGCCAACCAAATTTTATGGTCGTGTCCTTCATAAATGTTTTGAATATATTCACATAACAACTCAATGATTTTAAAATAAACAGGTTGACTTATTTGTGTTTTGGAATATTCGTATAAAAAATAGTAAATGTCAAGGATAGAAAACCCTTTGTCGTAATAGTCAAATAGCATTAGATATGCCTCTTGAATGTGGTTTGACCTTATGTGTTGAAAATATTGTTCAAGTTCATTGTTCTTTATAAGGGTAATATAATTCGACCCTTTTTCTATATTCGTTTTTTTTAATAGTTTCATATAATTCATTAGGTTGATCATGTACTCTATATTCAACTGAGTTTGGTTCAGTACTTCGTCATAATCTTCTATAGTTATATGTTCTTGAACACACAACGCCTGTAATAATTCTTTAGAATGGCGATAATCTAATGGCTCAAACTCAATGGGTACACATCGTGTATATACACTTTCGTATACCTTTTTTTTACAATCCGAACAAAAAATAAAAAAGGTGTATTCATTCATAATATTTTTGAAATATACTTGAATGTTTTCTGGTATGTGTTCTAAATTATGAATGACCACAAACTTTTTATAAGGACACTTAGAAAATAGTATAAGTTCATTGTTTGATGAACTTAAATTTAAGTCACTAAAACAATCAATCTCCATAATGACCTGTTTTTTTGGTTTTGGATAATATTCATAGTATTCTTTTATAATAAGATTTACAATGTGTTTAGGTACACATCCAGTGAGCAACATATTCATTTTGTCTTGATGAATACATTTATGTATCGTATCTATAATATTGTCTTTATTTTGTAATATCATATATTTCAAATGGGAAGGTATATAATCTACCATAAAAATATCTTCTCGTTGTATTTAAATATAAATTAAAAAACTACAATATATGAACTATTATGAACTATTAGGAGTGTCCAAAGACTCCACTGAAAATGAACTAAAAAAACAATATAGGTCATTGAGTTATAAGTTTCATCCGGATAGAAATCCAAATGGAGGAGAACAAATGCAAAAACTTAACGAAGCCTACGATACATTGAAGGATCCAATAAAACGTCAAGCATATGATAATTCATTCAGTAATCCTTTGGATGTATTGTTAGAAAAAATGTTTCGTTCTAAAGAAAAAAAAGACCCCATCGACGAATTGTTTCGAGATGATTTTCAGAAAGATCATTTAGAAGACTTGGAAACAAAAATAGAATTGACCTTCAAAGAATCTTATAATGGTATACAATTTCCTATTAATATCAAACGATACATCCATCACGGAAAAACAAAATGTTATGAAAATGAAAAGATTTATTTAGATATTCCAGCCGGAATTGATGACGGTGAAATCTTAAAATTATCAGGCAAAGGAAATTGTAATCACGGACAATATAGTGATTTAAAAATACACATAAAAATATTACCACATGAACATTTTGAACGAAAAGGATTGGACTTAATTTTTCGCAAACATATCAGCTTCCGCGAATCTATTTGTGGATTTGAAGGGCATATTATGCATTTGAACGATACTTCTTTGAAGTTACAAAGTAGTCGCGGAAACATTATACAAAATTATGATGAAAAAATCATAAAACAAAAGGGTTTCATTCGAGACAAAGACATGGGTAATTTGATTATTATTTTCAAAGTAAATATAGACAAAAAACTTAACTCTGAACAATTGAGTGTACTAGAGTCGGTTTTTTGATATGGTTCTTTATAAAGAATATAATTCATTTTAATTTATAAAGAACTAAATTCATCTAACGACGAACCCATCAAAACTTCTTTGAATTGTTCGCACGAAACCGATACGTTAAAACTGCTGTCGATTCCTTCAGCATCGGTGTCAGTGACTAAACACCCTGAACCATCTTCGTTTGTCTCTAATCCTTCTCTACGCGTCATAAACCAAAAAAGAAATACTATTAATAGAAAAAATATAACATACAAGTAGTTATAAGATATTTTTTTCATAAGTTTAGAACTCTTTTTAACCATTATATTATAGTCACATATTAAATATCTGTTCGAATTCCTCTATAAACTGGATGACGAGGTATACCATCTTTGGTAAGTTCCATATATCCAAAGTTGACTTTAGACCCGATAGGTATATAATGCTCGGAATGTGGGTCATTATATTCTTGTCGCATTAAATCACTAAATCCTGTTCCGATATTGAATTTTTTACCATTTATTTCGCAAATTAAACTTCCTAATAATCCCTTGTATTTATTCGTTCCTGGAACATATCCGATTACAATTGCTTCCGCATCGTCGCTCAATTTCATTTTCAACAATAATTTACTTCGCTTGGTTTCATATAAAGAATAAGGTTCTCTTAACACAATACCTTCGGCACCATTCAACGTATATTCGGTGTATAATTCGGTCAAATTATCCTTTACAATGGTTGAATTGGACATTTGTATGGGACAATCCTTTCCTTGTTTGATATTAATCCCATCTATGATTTTCTTTAATTCGTCTCTGCGTTCTACATAAGGTTTTTTAGAATGTGGTAAATCAAACACCATAAACTTCACGTCTTTCCATTTGGTATCTAAATCTTTCTCCGTTATTTTTTTGCCTAATTTCAAATTACTTAATCCTGATACTTCTTGAAAACGTCCGCGTCCCATCCAGATTTCACCATCCAAACTTACCCCCGGTGGTAACATATTGATAAACCATTTAGGGACATAATTAAACACCTTTCCTTTCAAGACACCATCTTTTTTCGTGGGTCTAGCCACTAATTCTTTTCCAGTCCAAATACCACGTAATCCATCATATTTTTCGCTTAAATACCAACCATTTGGTGGTTGTAAAAACTTTTTAGATAATTGTTTACTTAAACTTATCATAGTTCCATCTTTATATAATGAATCCGCTAACATAATACCTGTTCCACCATCTTGAAATACAATATAATCTTTACCGTCTTCACTTTTATCTTCACTATGGAGGGGAAAAACCCGTTTGAAGTCTTTTGGATGACTTAGTTCTTCCTTATGTTGTTGGATAGATTCTACTTCCATAGATTCTTCCTTTTCAATGTGTTTTTTTATAGTATCCATATCATATGTATTTACAATATAAGATATCATTTGAGGTTTAGATACTTTTTGATTAAACTTCAATTTTTTACCATGAATATTTATAACTAATTTAAATAATTCTGCCTTGTTTAATGCGTTTAAAACCATTTTTATTTTAGAGTACTCATCAATATATTGTCCTATAGTTGTACTATCATAGTTTTCTTTTATATAATATATAATTTGATGTTTTGTAGTTGGAATGTCGGCCTTTTCCATATGATCTGACAGAAACAGTTTTATCAATCCGTGTTTATCAAATGTATCCAAAATATTTATCCATTGTTCATTCATTTTTTCTATAGATTTTGGCAAAGACTTATATTCTATTTTTTCACGAATATCATTTTCTGTTTCAAACAATGAATTTAAAATAAATTCTTGTATCACTTTATCATTTGTATCCAATAAGGGTGTTTTTTCAAAAGAAAAATTAGGTTTACTTATCGTTTTCATTGTTTTATCCAAAATTTGTTCTATACCAACCACATATCCGCGAATAATATCTTTCAAAAATTCCGGTTCTTTATTTGTTATATGCATTACTTCTTCAATCACTTGTAAAGTACTTTTGGTTGGATTATTTAAAATCATTTCCATAACAAACAACGACCACATCGAACAAAATCCTCCTCCTTCTGTAGACAATCCTTTAATTTGTTCTTCTAATATTTGAAATCCTTTATAATAAGGACATATTTCATTTGGTGGAATAAATTTAACTCTACCATTTGTATATGGGTTCATTTTGACTTCAAATAATTCGGTCAATTGTGCGTTTATATTTTGATTGTCTCTTATATTATTTCCATATAGTTTTCCATGAGGTTCAAATCGTTCAATGATTCGTTCAAATGGTCTATATATAAGTAAATTTTGATGTCCAACCGACCTTTTATCAAACCTTATAATTAAAAATATACAAATAACGTTTATATTTCGATCTACACATTTTTTAATGGAGTTGCCAAATTGTTCTAATATATAATCACTATTAAAAATATCAGTATATTTCTTTGTTACATTTATAGACAATTCAATATGCATTTCTTTTGTATATTTATCTTTAAATATTGGTATACATTCTCCTTTAAATTTATTCAAAACAGCTACATAACCAATACCTAATGTTTTTACATATCCGATAAAATGAACTGCCCCTTTTTCTTTTCCAATCCTAGATAATTCATCCAAACTAGTTTGAATTTTATTTACCACTGGTGACACATTATCGGGAGCATCTATAGGTGAAGGTATATCAAAAGTTTTTGAATTTGGAGATAAAGAGGAAGGTTGCTTAGGTGGAGATTTTGATTTTTTTAATGTACTTGAATTTGAGGATAATGAAAATGAATTTGTAGGTGGCGATGGTAGCTTGGGTGGTGGAGATGGTTGCTTAGGTGGCGATTTTGATTTTTTTAATGTTTTTTTCAATCTGGGTTTTATTATTTTACGACATCGGAATACTTCATTTCTTTCATATCCTTCTTTACATTTTTTACTAAAACGGCAAGTACGTGGATTCAAATCTTGTTCTTTGAAACAATCCATTATATTATAGAAGGATTAAAATACTATTGTTCAAATGTATCATTTATGGGTAAATAAATTTAATATGACTTAAATCCGAAGCATCTAGTGTTTTTATGTAATACATCGCGATTGGTACACAAAATATCTTTGGTCGTCAAATAACAATAATTCAATAATTGTTCGATGTCTTTGTCTCTTTCTTCCTTGTTATATTCTTCCGACTTAAGCAATCCAAACAATTGAATATAATTACGAGCCAATTGGTTGGCTTGTTTCAAATCATTGGACGCACCAGTAGTAACCTCTAAATCAGTGATGTTTTTTAACCAAATATCTTCTTTTGTATTGTTATATAAGATTTGTTCGGCCACTCGTCCACCTAACGCGACCATCATATTTACCAGAAAATATTTCTTAGTTGGATATGTATCATATGGTTCAACCGGTAAAAACAATGTATAACCACCAGCACCATTTTTATTGGATTGAATGGTTACTTTTTCCACTGAAAACAAATCTTTATACATGAGCGCAATAAGGGCATGACCCATTTCGTGATAAGAGACCATTTTCAACAATGACTCGCTGTGTGTTTCATAGGTGCTTGGTAGATCAAACGTAATCTTTTCAAAGGCATTCATTAACGTAGTAGAATTGATAGAGGTATCGTTGTACCGAACACTCAATATAGATGCTTCGTTCAAGAGATTTGATAAATCGGCGCCAGACATACCCCGCGTTAATTCTGTAACAGACGCATTTAAGGGTTTGTCTCTAGAATGAACCTTGATAATATCCATTCGACCTTTTTGGTCAGGCAATCCGACGTATACTTTTCTATCAAACCGGCCTGGACGAGTAAGTGCTGGATCTAAAATATCAACCCGATTGGTTGCGGTGATTACGATGACACCTTCATTCGTAGTAAATCCGTCCATATTGGTTAAAATTTCATTCAAGGTTTGTTCACGCTCATCATTTCCACCCATTGCGCCGTTACTGGAACGTTGCTTTCCGATGGCGTCTATTTCATCAATAAAAATTACGCAAGGTTTTTCTTGATTTGCATTTTCAAATATATCTCGCACTCTAGACGCACCTACTCCAACAAACATTTCTATAAATTGTGAACCACTTGAATAAAAAAAGGAACATTGGCTTCACCCGCAACCGCGCGAGCCAATAAGGTTTTTCCAGTTCCTGGCGGACATTCTAACAATACACCACGTGGTATTCTTGCGCCAGATGCCTGATACTTTTCGGGATATTTCAAAAAATCAATCACTTCCATGAGTTCTTGTTTGGCTTCATCGCAACCAGTCACATCGTCAAAGGTGGTTTCACTAATTTCAATGTCTATTTTTTTAGGTGATTTGTTCATTATACTTATCATTGGATTTCTCTGAAAAAACTGAAACAATAACGATAAAGCAATATATCCACTTAATATTTGTAATGGATTTATACTATACAACATTTTATAGTCAAAATATATGATATTTTAATAACAGGTCGATAATGTGGTTGGTTAGTTCTGGTATAACGTTTACTTGATGTAATAATATTGGTCAATTCGTTGTTGGTCTTTACAAGGGTAACACAGTCTATATGATTAGAATGATCCACAAATGTGTTGTAAGTCCATTTCTGCGAAGTGTTTAGTTCTATGTTTTATAAATGAGACTGGGTAATGAAACGAATCCACATGTGTAGTCAAGAGCAAACAACCATATAATAAACGCATTAAATAAAGTTGTATTATGTGTTTATATGTTATTCTAAAAGTTTTTTTTTATTATAAAGCATCAGTTTGATTTCTTCTTTAATCATATTCATTGTTTCATCATTTTCCTTGTTGTTCAAATAGCGTTCAAACTTTTGTCTCAAATCAGGATATTTATGTTGTTCCTCGTCTAACCATTCTTCTAATAACATCTCTTTGGTTTCATATAAATTATCTATTTCTGTGACCTTATTTTTGATATTCCAATTGTCATCTTCGTACACCATCAAATATTTGTCTTTCATATTAGAAATATAAATATTCATATTTTCAGGTTTAGATGGGTTGAAATGTATCTTTTCTATCATATCCTTTACACATCCGGTCACCTTTTTTATAGCTCCTATATAATCTGTCTCAGTTAAATGCGATATATCTGTATCTTTATAACATAGTAATTTTATATTATTTTGAATATTATTGGTTGTATTATTGGTAATATGAGTTACTTGTAATTTATCCACCAATTTATCAATTTGTTTTTGTTGCTTTTCCATTTGATGAGACAACGTTTTTATTTTATCGTCTTTTTGTTGAATTTGTAAATTGAGCAATCGAACCAATTCTTTTAGGTCTTCGTCCTTATTTTTTTCACAATTATACTTGATATGATTATTTACTGATTGTTTATGCTTATAAATTTTTCCGCAATATTTACAAATGTGTTCGTCAGTAACACTTACTTTTGACTTACTTTTTGGTCCTTTTTGACTTACTTTTGACTTACCGGTCAAATTCTCAGTGTGCTTTTTTGTCTCTAAATGTCGGTCATATTTAGACCTATTTACATTATAAAACTTACATAGGTCGCAACCATACAGTGCCATTCTTATATATTAAATATATTTTATTTAGGTCATTTTTAACTTTATTCATTTTATTATCATAACTAATAATGAAAACCTGCCTTTTTTTTATTTTTTGTTATGTAATTGTGACCCTTTTAATACTTACTAAAAAAAAGGACTTCGAGGGAGGGAGGGAGCAAAAAAAAAAATTTGGAGAATTTCATTTTTAAAAATTTATATTGGGACTTTGTTTTTTTGAGAAATTGAAAAGATATTTTTTGATAAAGATTAAAGAAAACACTCATATTGTATCAATGTTTTTATGGTTATGTATACTTTCGTGTGAAGCATTATTTTTTCCGGCACCTAGTTCTAAGACACCCGGATGGCATCCAATTCGTTTTGTAAAAGATTACAAACATAAACCTCAACGTATTCAATTTATAGATGCAAATTATGTATTATGGAAAGGTGACGAACAATACCATTTAAGGCCTGATGTATGTCCCCATCAAGGAGCCTTGCTGAGTTACGGAACTATTGTAGATAATTGTATAAAATGCCCATATCATGGTCTAAATGTCGGACCTTATGAAAATGCCCATAATGATTGTATGGAAAACTATGGAATGTGTATGGTGAAACATAACATCATTTGGTGGTCGCCAAATGAGCTTACTGATACCATTACAGATTGCGATGAATTATCACAACCGCGTTGTGAATTAGAATTAAACGTTCAAGGTAGTTTTAGCGATTGTTATAAAAATTCAATGGATTTTCATCATGCCGCATTTGTTCATAAACATACATTTGGAAATTATGCTGGTGAACCGAGTTCTATCAAAGAAGTCTGGAACAAAGACGGACATATGGAAGGACATTTTAAATATGGTTCCAATGAATTTTACGGAAAATATACTGGAGGTGAAACTGAAAATATTCACGTATATTGTAAACCATCTACTACTTACAATATGGTAAAAGGAAATAATAAAACAATGGTTATTTTTTTAGCAATGAGAGCACTAAGTTCAACCGAGACAAAATGGTTTTTGTGTGCTTCGAGTAATTTTGTACCGAATAATCTATTAGGACATTTTGTGTTAGACCTTATGGTAAAACGAGTCGCTATTTATGAAGACGGACGCCAACTAAGTAAAATGGCGTCTCAATCAGAAAAAGACATACACGCTTATAAATTTAAATTACCATTAGATAGTATATACGACGAATGGTTGAAGTCATTATAAAGGATTCTTATGTTCCACTTTTTAGTTTGAAGGATTTACGATGATATTCACTATACCCATATTGTTTAATTCCTTCTACATGTTTTTTTGTACCATATCCTTTGTTGTTTAAAAGACCATAACGTTCGTTCAATATGGGTTGTTCTTTACACAATGTTCGTATATATTCGTCGCGTTCTACTTTGGCCAAAATAGATGCCGCACTAATACATTTGTGTATCGAATCGCCCTTTACAATACATTCAAATGGTATCCATTTATCTTTATAAAAACAAGGTTTAAAGTGATTTCCATCTACATATATTTTTACATTATCTTCTGTACAACAATGTTCCAATACACCACAAACCGATTCTTGCATAGATTTCATAGTTGCGTTTAATATATTGTATGTATCAATATAATGTTCGTCTTTATAGCTTATATGATAATATAAAGCATTTTCTTTTATATAATCATATACCTCCTTTATTTTTTTTTCTGATGTAAATTTTTTGCTATCTTTCAACAACGACGTATCAAAATCGTCGTGTAATATTACCGCGGCGGTATACACTCTCCCAAACAATGGTCCTCGTCCAGCTTCATCTACTCCAATCAACATAAAATAGTTTACAGTGACCATCTTAATCAATTTTTTTTCTACTTTAAATATAATGAAAAATAAATATATATTATTATTATTATTTGCGGTAGTTGTTTTATTTTCTTTATTAGGGTCTTTTAGCGAAGGGTTCGATGATATGCCTGTCCCATTATGTAAAGATAAAGAATGCTCAGGCGATGACTATATATTAAAAAGCCAGGTTGTACCTCCTGTATGTCCAGCCTGTCCGGGATTTCTTGGAACCGACGATAGCGATGAAAAAGGTTCGCCCATTGATGATACATCTACCAAAGATAATATTGTCTCGGAAAAAGTAATCGAAAAAGAAAAAGAAAAAACAAATAAAAATAAAGAGTCCAAATTCAACTTCAAACAAACCGTCGAAGAGACTAAGAATTCCATTCCAAATATGTTTGAAAAAGAGAATGATGATGGCAAAGGTATATTCGAAAGTAGAATGAATCAAAAAGATATAAATGAATACGATAGCGAAATTTCCAAATTGAAAGAACAGTTGAAAGAACTAAAAGGTAATAATGGTAATTGTCCTCCTTGTCCAGCTTGTGAACGATGCCCCGAACCATCGTTTGATTGTAAAAAAGTTCCAAATTATAGGTCAACCTCAGTAGGCAACTATTTACCTATGCCAGTTTTAAATGATTTTAGCGGTTTTTCGTAATCTTATTTTTTTACAACTTTTATTCATTTGAAACGTTTTACATTTCATTTTATTAGGAACAATCTTTATAATACATTTTGATTTTTCGCCATAGAGTGATTCGGTACATCCTTTTTCATGTATTGTTATTTTTTTACTACATCTTGCTCTAAAATGTTCGTATCTTTCTCTTACGTCATCATAACTTAAATTAGATGTTTTTCCAAGCATCTTATTGATATGCTCGTGTAGCAAATAAATATACTTTGAAAAGGTATATCTTGATTTCATGTGTTCATATGTTAATGGTAGTTCTTTGAGATTTTTTACCAGATTTATTCTACAATGGTTGCAAGGTAATACATATTTCAATTGTAAAATAAAATCCCGATAATACTTTTTATCTTCTTGTGTAGGATTTACTGGATAGTTGAAACTCATCGTATGTAAATAATGCCATAGACCAGGTCCCCATATTGTGGTAAGCATCCCATCTCCGCTATTATATTCTTCTTTGGTATATAGTGTCATTGAATATTAAGAAGAAAAAAAATTTATTTTATGTTGGATAAGTTGTTTCATTTGTCCGGTTTGATGTTTATGATTCAGTTTTAAACGCATTATTTCTCGATAATAATAGGTTTCATTAAATGATTTTACTAATACATATTTATTATCATTATAAAGTTTTACAATCATAATAACATATAAATATTGTATTTATACGTTATTATAAACAGAATAAAATAACCTTACATATTAATGTTGTTGTATATTATTTTAGGTATATTATTTGTTGTCTCTATTTATTTATTATATGTGTATTATCAAAAGAAACAAAAAATACAAACTGAATTTGTTGAAAATAATGAATATAAAGAAATGAATGAAACTAACCATGGTGATATTTACATTTTTCATGTAGACTGGTGTCCACACTCAAAAAAGACTTTAGATAAGTTGAAACCCATTCAGGAAAAATATAAACATTTAACCTTTCATGAAATCGATTGTGAAAAGAATGTAGATATGGCGGATGCTTATAATGTAGTTTCGTATCCAACCATCGTTTTATTGTATAAAAATGAAAAATATTATTATGATGCGGAATTGGACGATAACACATTCGATACGTTTATAACCACTATTATGAAGTAAATAAATTATTATTTTATATTGTAAAATAATAATAATGGATTTTCCTAGATTGAATATAGAAGAATTGTATGAGACTAAAAAAAAAATAGATTTGAACCGATTAGAAATGTATAATAAATTATTATCTAAAATACATAGTAAAATCAAAACAGCTTCTAGACAAAGAGAACAACCTAACTTTTGTAGTTATTTAATGCCCGAGATATTGATAGGATATCCTAATTATAATTTTAGTGAATGCTTGAATTATGTGATCGATAAATTAGAATCCGATAATTTTTTATGTAAATATATTCATCCTAATTTATTAATGATTAGTTGGAACCATTGGGTTCCTTCTTATGTTAGAGAACAAATAAAAAAAAAGACAGGTATTATGGTAGATTCTTATGGAAATGAATTAAAAGATAAAACAACAACCGTATCCTTTCATAAAGAACCAAAGTTAGAAAAAACAAATATTTATAGCGATCAATTAATTAAAGATATGATGAAATAACTAAGAAACACTAATTTGGGGAGTTGGTAATGAACGTGACTCTATAGGTGGTTCAACTTGTTGGGTTTCAACCGAGGATACTGTTTCTATTGGTAGTGTTGATGTAACTACTGGAGTTTCTGCTTGAGTTTCTGGAGGTCTTTCTACCACGGGTGGTGTTTCTACTGGCGGAGTTTCTACTGGAGTTTCTACTGGCGGAGTTTCTACTGACGGAGTTTCTGGTGGCGGAGTTTCTACTGGCGGAGTTTCTGGTGGCGGAGTTTCTGGTGGCGGAGTTTCTGCTGGAGTTTCTGGTGGCGGAGTTTCTGGTGGCGGAGTTTCTACTGACGGAGTTTCTGGTGGCGGAGTTTCTGGTGGCGGAGTTTCTGCTGGAGTTTCTGGTGGAGTTTCTGGTGGAGGAGTTTCTGGTGGCGGAGTTTCTGGTGGCGGAGTTTCTGCTGGAGTTTCTGGTGGTGATGATGAATTAAATCCAAATGTGTTCATAATAGTAGATTGTATACTATCTGATATAGTTGGTTTTAACGTATCATTAAGAGAACTATCTGTTGCTCCAAGAGAGTTATCTGTAGTGTCATTATCTGTTTCGCCAAAAGAAGGAATATTGGTTGGTATCACAAATGTATTTTTCATATTATTATCGCGTTCCAGATTCAATTCATGCGTTTGTTCCTCGAATATTTTTTCAAAAATAATTAATGCTTGAACGAAATATTTTTCACAAGTGGTATATAAATGAAGAATAATGTCTCGTGTATCATTTTCTAATTGTATTAATTTATCTAGCGTCAATTCGGGGTTTATTTTATATTCTTCACCTTCTGAAATAAATATTTTTTTTAAAATGTATAGTAATTTTTCTTTTGTAGTATTTGTATGTTCTTGTATAATATATATTTTATCCAAGTATTTTTTGATGTGTTGATTATTTTTGGATACAATTAAATCTTTCACGAAGTGTTCTTTATCGCAATAATCAAATGTTTTAAAATCTAATAATTCAATATCATGAAATGATTTTATTTCTTTAGGTTTATTTTTTTTACCGGTGAATATCTGATAAAATATGGTTAAATCCTTATTATATTTTTTCTTCATTTTATTACTCATTTTAGCCCACTTTTTTTCGTTGTTATCAAAAATATCAAAATATAATAAATCCATTTCTTTTATACCAATTTCTTCGTTCAATCGTTTTGGGGAATCATTCATAGAGCATAATTTTTCACCGGGGTTTATAGTGACTTGTTCACCTTCTATATTTAATTTATTTTTTAATATATTCAATCGTTTTCGACATAAATTAAGTGGATTCGTGATTTGACTAATACGAGGTTTTACGTGTTGAGGGATTGATTTGTAGTCACCAAAGTCTTTTAAATAAAATGTTTTATGTTCACCCTGTTCATCTTCATAAAAATATTGCGGATCCATTGTAGCTACTACAGCACTATATATGGTTATGATTTTCATATAATATTTCGAAATATTGTGAAGAAATTTATGTTTTATTCTATCATTTTTAGGTATTAAACTAGTCATATCATGTTTGTCTTGCGCGTAAATAGGTTCTTGAACACCATGTTGAATACGTTCATTTAAAAATCCTAATTCTAATTTGGTCAATCGTTTATCCAATATACTACTGGTTAATATAATCATATTGTTATAATAATCTTTGTCTCCTAATCGTATCAAATCTATTGTGTTTTGGGTTAATATATATTTTGTAGCAATATCATCAATTTGTTCAGGCAAATTTGTAATTTCTTCGTCTTTTATAATATCTTCGGTTACATTTGGTTTCGATGTAGAAATACCCATTATAATAATATTATAAAATAAAATTGAATTAAACACAACCCATATATTTTTGTGTATGAACAAAGATTTGTGGAAACACTTTGAAAAAAAAAAGTTGGAACCCGTTGAAACCACTCATAAATCAAATTGTAAATCATGTGATGCGTTGTTGAAAATAACAGAAGAAGGATTTTATTGTTGCGGAAATCCTTTATGTGGAATACTTATCACGGATACGATAGACCACGGTGCCGAATGGCGTTTTTATGGTGCCGACGATAGTGGTCCAGATATGTCTCGGTGCGGTATGCCTGTCAATAATCTTTTAAAAGAATCCTCATTCGGTTGTAGAATTAATTGCAACGGTAAATCTACTTATGAAATGCGAAAAATAAGACGTTACACAGAATGGCAATCTATGCCTTATAAAGAAAAATCAAAATACGACGATTTTCAAATGATAACTGTATTAGCAAGTAAAGGAGGTATTTCTAAATTGATTATAAATGATGCTATTCGATATTATAATAAAATTTCCAATGAAAAGACATACAGAGGGTTAAATCGCGATGGATTATTAGCGGCCTCTATTTACATATCGTTTAGTGTAAATGAATACCCCCGAACATCTAAAGAAATTGCGAGTATATTTAATCTGGACAACACAAGTGCTACAAAGGGTTGTAAAAATGCGCTAAGTATTTTAAATGACATCGAAGAATTTTCGGAGGAAAAAACTCAACTAAACAATTCTACCCCTAGTTCATTCATTTATAGATATTGTAGTAAATTAGGTATGAATCAAGAACTTACCCAGTTATGTTTATTCATTGCCTCTATTGTAGAATCTAAAGGACTCATTTGTGAAAATACTCCACATTCTATATCTACCGGAATCATTTATTTGGTTTGTCAAAAATGTAATTTGAATGTGACTAAAAAAAATATTCACGAATTTAGTCAAATCAGTGAAGTGACCATCAATAAATGTTTCAAAAAATTGGAACATTATGAAAGTATATTTTTACCGGAACAAATTAAAAAAAAATATAATATACTATGATATGGTTGACATAATATTCATTGTTCCATATAGAGACCGCGAACAACATAAATTTTATTTTTTGAGACATATGGAATATGTTTTGGAAGATTATGATTATGAAATCATTTTTGTACATCAAAAAGATACTCGTCCATTCAATCGTGGAGCAATGAAAAATATTGGATTTTTATATGCCAAAGAAAAATATTATAATTATAAAGACATCACCTTTGTATTTCATGATATAGATACATTACCATACAAAAAGAATTTAATTCATTATAATACAGAAAAAAATGTTATCAAACACTTTTATGGATTTACTTTTTGTTTAGGTGGCATTTTTTCTATAAAGGGTGAAGACTTTGAGAAAACAAATGGGTTTCCATCTTTTTGGACATGGGGATTTGAAGACAATGTCATTTATCACCGAGCAAAGAAGAACAATATAGAAGTAAATCGTGACCAGTTCTATACCATTGGTAATATGAATATTTTGCATTTTGTAGACGGATTGTCTCGAACCATAAGCAAGGGAAGACCAACCATAAAGAATATAGAAGAAGTACGCGATGGATTGGATACATTACAAAATGTAAGTTATGAAAAAAAAGAAAATATGCTAGATGTAACCAATTTTGTATGCAGTCTACGAATTAGTTCTAACACGGAACAAATGTCTATATTGAAAAATAATCAACCTAAAAAAGCATCACACCCATTAGGGAAAATGTTTTTTTAGAAAAAATCACGTATTGTCTTGAAAATCGCTTGATTGGTTGTTTTCTTGGGTTCTTCTTTTTTTTTTATCTGTAAATATTGAATAATACATTCTTCTACACTATATGTTTTTAATAATTCAGTACATTCCTCTTTAGTATAGTTAGTTTGTCGCATTAAAATAGTTATATGGTCATCCATTATTATCATTGTGTATATTATTTTAAATATAAATATTATATAATGATATTAACAAGTTTATGTTCACCAGCACTATTATATTTAATTTTTATTTTGATACATGTGATAACCGAAATGGCAAATTTAAAATACAAAGAGGCAATGGTTAAATTAATCATAGGTTTATTATTTACCTTAATATTACAAGCATTTTGTATGCAAAATATGAAAATAATATCGTGGTTATTGGTTTTTATACCTATTATAGTATATACATATACAACGTTGATTATATTTTTTGTATTCGGCACAAACCCACAAGATAGAGTAAAAAATTATATTGTTAATTGATATAAATAAGTATTGCTTTATAGTATATGGGTGAATTATGGAGCAGTTGGACGTTCTATATTCATCTACAAAATACAAATGATTGGTCGTATGAAAGTTATTATAAACTATTCAAATGCGACCATTTTAATCAAGTCATAAGTTTGAACAACGAACTAGGTTGTGAAATGTTAAAAAAATCCCTGGTTTTTGTCATGAAAGAAGATATACAACCTTTATGGGAAGAACCTAAAAATAGAGATGGCGGTAGTTTTTCGTTTAAAATACATAACAAAGACATCGAGTTTGTTTGGAGGCAAATCCTATATCATATGGTGGGCGGTGATTTAGTTGAAAATAAGGAAATACTACACCATTTGAATGGTATTAGTGTGTCTCCCAAAAAAACGTTTTGTATTTTAAAAATATGGATGAAAGATTGTACGTATAAAAATACTGATATTTTTATACCTATAAAGGGAGTAGATTACAAGGGTTTTTTATTTAAAAAACATGAATATTAAATATAACCTATTATTATGTGTTGGAATCAATATGTTTCGATCAATACTTTTTTATTTGGAATATTTACATTATGTTTTATCAAAATGAATAATACTTATTCGGACTATAAAATAGATTTCTTTAAAAATGAATATGCATATTTGTTTGTATTGTCGATTGTTTTGATGCAACTCATTGAATTTTTTTTATGGAGAAATATTCATAATAAAAGTATAAATCATAATTTATCTATATTAGGGTTTATACTTTTAGTGGTTCAACCGATTACCTCTTTATATTTAATAAAAGATATTTCATTTAGAAATCAATTAGTTATGATTTATGGTATAATCGCATTTATTTATGTGTTGTATAATTTTCAAACCACTTATATTCATACCGCTATATCACCGCGCGGACATTTAATTTGGAATTGGACACAACATACACGATTATTTGTTTCGTTTTATTTATTCGTTTTATTTTTTCCTTTGTTATACAATAAACATTACATATCCCTAATTTTCTTATTTATTTTTTTTGCGTTGATTTATTATATTGGTAAAGGATATGGTTCGCTTTGGTGTTTGTTTGTCAATTCTATTTTTATATATTTTTTGTTAGAACTATTGGTGATTCAACCTTTTAACCAGGTATTGGAGACAATCCCAATTTAATTTCACCAAGAGATGCCACGTTGTATTTGATAATCAATGGCAAGTCATTGTCCAAGTATATTTCGATTTGATTACATAAATTCGTACATTTTATAAAATAATTCAAATTTTTCAAGGAATAAAACCCTTGTATAATTTTATCGGTTTTTTGTATCATACCCATTTCCTCCGATTCTGTGCGTATAATTTCCGCACTAGCAAATGTACCTACGCACTTGAAAATAAGTTGATTGTTAATAGATTTTATTTCTAATTTTTCAGAAATGGCATTCAAGTCTCGAATAATTTTTTGAAAATCAGAAGAAGGTAAGTTAATGATAGATGAAAATTTAACATCAGGAATATCTAAATCTTCATTGTCAGGTTCAATGAGTTTTAGTTTTTGGATTTTACATTGTTCTTTGTTTTTATTTTCAAATTTTAGCGTCAAATTTTCAACAATACCGCTATTATAATCTTCTTCTTCGATATATATGCTTAGTGTTTCATCATTATCAATTGTATTGATTAACTTGAATAAGTGTGCCATATTGACGCCAATGATAATCTTTTCTTTGTTACATTGAAATCGTTCAAAATGATCACTTAACAAATGTAAATGGACTAAAATTGTATGCGATTTATCCATATTCACTATCCGCATACCATCTTTTTGAAAAGTAATGTTAGTTTCTAATAAAATATCTTTCAATGCTGTAATTAAAATTTTAAATGGAGAGATTTGAACCGTTTGAATCATTAAAATTTCATTCGTCATTATAAGTAATTCATTAATTATTATTTATATTGTTATTTATAATGAATAAAAAATATATTCCAAATAGTTTAAATGTCTATGATAAACGTAAACAAAAACGCGAACTAATGAAATCCATTAAAATGTATAAAAAAAATAAATATTATACACGCAAATCTATGAAGTCATTTCGCTCGAAACCGTCAAAACATTTGAAAAAAGTAAAGACAATGTACAATATAGAACCATTGGTAATCAATAAAGAATTAATAAAAAAAACCGGTTGCTCAAGAAAAATACTGAATAAAATCGTAAATAAAGGTATGGGTGCGTATTATAGTAGCGGTTCAAGACCGAATCAAACGGCAAAGTCGTGGGGTATGGCTCGTTTGGCAAGTGCTATCACAGGTGGTCCAGCAAGTAAAGTAGATGCTCATTTGTTGAAACATTGTAGTTTTCCCTTAAAAAATCATAAATAATATATATCACGAGTTATACATTATCACTCGTAACTAATGGGTTAAATAAAGAAACAAATCAAACCGCGCATCATACCACCAGTACCAGATGATTGTACGTTTTTTGATTGTATAAATTGTTCATTAACTCAATTGCCAAGTTTGCCAGTAGGTTTACACCTTTGAAGATTTAAAATGGCACGCTTAATATAATTTTATTCTATTTTGAAGAATAAAAGTTATAATTATCTGCCGTTAATTATTACTTAAATCATAATGTCGGTTATGACAATAATTGTAAAATCTTTGATTGTAATAAATCTGCAGTAAAAATGGATATATAAATATAAAACTTCTAAAAATCTTACAAGAAAAATCAAAAACATATATCTTGTAAATTACTAAACCATAACTAAATACTGATTTAGATTTATTGAAACAAAACCAACAATTTACTTAAAAAAGAAGTATCCATTGTTTGATATTACAACTCAACATTTAGGACAAGTAATAAGAGATAATAACAAAAGAATAAAAAGAACCAGAGACGAATATTTTCCAAAAGAAAGATAAAAGAAACCAATTGAGAAAGAAAATGAAATGAATAAATTTTTTACAGAAGTTCATAAATTTTATATCAATAAAATTATTTGTTTAGATGAAACAAGTTTTGGCTCTACCTTAAAACAAACTTATAGTCGTTGTAATTTGGATAAGAGATGTATTATAAGAACATCAAATAAATTTGTATTTCGTAAATTTACTTTATTAGTAACAATAAGTAATACAAAATGCGTTATAAAAGAATTATATGAATTGGAGTTATGACAAAAGAAAGATTATTAGAATTTTTAGACAAACATATATTTCCAAACTATAAAGTTCATCCTATAAAAAATTGATTTACTTTTTATTAAATAATAAATACAATACTTAAATATGAGCGAATTTAAACCGATTAATCATGCGGATAGTGAGGAAGAAATTATTGATATCAAAAAATCAAAAAGGGATAAATCTACCCTTAAGGGATTGACTAAAAAGGTTGAGTCAATAATTGAAAATGAAGAAAAAAGTGTATTTAATAAACAAGTATTACGTAAAGATGTATTGGCGAATATGCTGGCAAATATATAATTAATTCCATTTTTATTTAATTTCTCAAAAATGGTGCTACAAATATATATAAAATTGATTATAATGCGATAAATAATAAAGAAAGACCAAATTATTTATCCAGAAGCAAGAATTTATCAGGTAGTTTAGAGTAACTACCAAAACCAAAATTTACACGCTCTGCGAAGGGCAAACCTTTTTTATTTTTTGGCATTAAGCGTGCCATTTTAAATCTTCAAGGGTGTAAATACATATTTGTATGTCATTTCAAAGCAAGGACGCGAGAGGAACACTCAAAGAAATACTTAATATGGTTAAAGTAAATCAATTTACCATTGAGTTGTCAATTAAATTAGAAACAGGTAGAATCATTCATTTTAAAATAGAATAATCAGAATTTAAAATGTTAAAAGGTCTAATAATAAATATTCTAAATTTTCAGGCAAATTGATTATTTTATTATCATTACATGAATATCATCGCACCATTTATAACCTTTTTCGCCATTTTCCTTTGTTTTTTTGAAATTAAATGTAGTAGTTTGCCATATTTTTTGGGTTGGCATAGATTTCCATATATCAACTAAAACAGACCGATAACTCGTATTGGTTGATATATTTTCTTGTTCTTTTTTGATTATACATCCTTCAATCGTCGAGTGTTTAATCTGAGTCATATTAAGTTCATTTTCTGTCATATATTGTTTTTTTGGTGTAAGTATAAGTTCTCCATTAATAATTTCCTGAGTATAGTTTTCAATATTTGGAATACGGATTAGTTCGGTCATTTTTCTAGTTATTGAATTATAAGTATTATTTCAATTTTTATAATATCGGCATTTTAAATGTTAAAAGCTTAAGACAACAATTCTTTGTAAATGATAAACAATATTTAAAACGTATGATTACTCAACACAGCTCACTAGTAGTTATAAAATTTTGGACTCAACAAATTAGCCTAAAAAATTAAGTAAAACAATCATTAAAATATATAATGAATAAACAAGAAATGTTTAAATTTTATTTTTAAAGATCATCTGTATCATATCCAAGGTCGAGACATTTTTTGATTCTGGATGGATGAAATGCCTTCTTAACCAATTCCTCAAAAATATATTCCTGTATATATTCTTGATATTGTACCCTTTGTTGAAATATTTCTTTTTGTTTCTCAAATAAGTTTCCATTCATAATAATAGAAGACCAATCTTCTTGTGGGTTTTCTAATATAAAATCAAATGTTAAATTGGGATTTGCACTAATAAAGATAAAATCCCATGGTTTGTCTCTATTTGATTGAATAATATCCATGGTTATATTGGGATTTTTACCAACAAAATTCCATCTCCATGGTATATCCTCATTTGAAATAATAATATCCCAGGTTATATTTTTATTCATACTTACGTTGGACCAAGACCATGGTTTATCCAGATTATTTTTTATGATTTCCCACGTTATATTTGGGTTAGAACTTATATAAAACCAATTCCAATTCTCATTTGGATATAGTAGTATAGTTTCCCATGTAAGATTTGGATTTTCGCTTAATGTATAAAAACACCATGGGTGATCTGGATTATTATTTACTATATCCATAGTAATATTTTTATGCTTAGATAACCAATGCCATGCCCATGGTTTTGTTATATTTTTCTCCACAAAATCCCAAGTAATATGTTTATTTATACTTATGGTTTCCCAGTCCCATGGTTGGTCTAAATTATCTGATATTGTATCTAGGTTCATATTTATACTTAAACATTTCCAATTCCACGGTTTATCTTTATCGGATTGAATGATATCCCAATTTATATTTGGATTAAGACTTATATAGTACCAATTATCCAGATTATTATAGGTGATTATATCCCATGATATATTTGAATTTTTGTATACAAATGGTAAATCCCACGGCATATCTGGGTATGATTGTACCAAGTTCCATGTTACAATAGGATTTTCACTTACAATATCCCAATCTGGAATTCCATTTTGTCTCAAAATAAATTGAAACCATTCTATGGACCATTCTTTGTTCATAATTATTTATATTATTTGTCTCTAAATAGTGTAAATATACCGTATAAAATGTAAAGGAAACACATTGTTATAGGAATTAAAATAGTTATAACAATAAAAATATCTACAAATATTCATTTAATGAACAATATCATGTATCAATAAATCAATTTTTTAATGTAATTGTTTTAAGGTGTAAAAAAATCCATTAACCAAATAATTAAAATATAATTCATATATATAATGGAACGTCCATTGATGATGGTTATACACTCGGTAGTGATTGCTTTAGTTTTATATGTATTTATGATATTTGTATTAAAACAAACGTCGATGGTCGCTGAAACACGAAGTATATTTTTAGGAGGTTTAGTATTGTTATATATGATTATGTTTGGACATTCTTTACCAGGAAAAATTAATAAGTTATTATATATATGAACAAAAGTAAAAGACGGAAAAAGACTATGCGTAAATTAAAACATAAAAAAAGAACTCTTAGAGGGAGGTAGTATGAATACAAATCAAATAACAAAGAAAGCAAATGCTTTGCGTTCAACCGCTATAGAAAAATTAAATCCATTTATAGATGCCATAACAAAATTAAATGGAGATACCAAAATGAAACTGAAAAAATACATAGAAAATATGGACATTTTACACTTGGAAGAAAATGATAAAGCATTATTCCATTTTTTTTATCTAAATAAGGGTCTCATAGTTGAAACTATTCATAAAAATCCTGATTTAATAAAAATTATAATAGAAGGAGACGAAAATAAAATAACCACTAAAATGGTTGAAATTATACGCAAAAAACCGTTAATTATAACACAGATTACTGACATGGAACACATAATAAAACCACTTAAATAAACAAGAAATATAAAATGTATTATTAAAATATAATGTTGATTGGTATAATAGGGGGTGGTATAAGTGGATTATATTGTGCCTTAGAGTTATCTAAGCACAATGAAGTTGTTTTATTGGATGAAAGAGATTATTTAGGTGGGAGAATAATGACCAAGGACCATTTAGAATTAGGCGCGGCAAGATTCAATGATACACATACACTATTACTTGAACTTATAAAATACTATAAGTTAACTCCTATAGCTATTCCCAAAAATCAAGATTATATATGTAATCACACCCTATACAAAAATATACATGTAATTTTTGACTCATGTATAAAAGATATTATACGAAAAACTAAAATCAGCGAAGAATTAAGACAAATCAGTTTTTATCAACATTGTGTAAATATACTTGGAAGCGAAGAATCGGATTTATTAGTAAGTATATTCGGATATTATACTGAGATTAAAATAATGAATGCCTATGACGCAATAGAAACGTTTAAAAATGATTTTGTAAGTCAGTCTTACTATGTATTAAAGGAAGGATTAAGTGAATTATGTTTACGAATGTCCAATGATATTATTCATAATGGTTCGCGCATTTATACAAATGAAAAAGTAATCGATGTAAAATCAAATAAGATTATTACTAAACAGAGACAAATTAAAGTAGACAAGATTATATTTTGTACAAAAGCCCGGCAACTAAATGATTTTAACCTATTGAAACCAATACATCATTATTTAGAGGCTTTACACGAAGCTCCTTTGTTAAGAATATATGCAAAATACAATAAGGTTTGGTTCAAAGATTTAAATAGAATAACTACCAATCAGTTGCTGAGACAAATTATACCGATTGATAAAGAGAATGGTATTATTATGATATCTTATACTGATGACAAAGATACCAAACCATTTTTACCTTTGTTGAACAATGAAACCCAATTACGTAAAATGATTCATAATCAGTTGTCTCTATTGTTTCCAAACAAACATATAGAAGATCCTGAGTACATAGTTTCTTACTATTGGAAAGTAGGAACACATGCTTGGAAACCAAAATTTAATTCCGATAAAATACATGAATCTATAATAAATCCACTTCAAAATGTATATGTATGCGGAGAAGCTTATTCTAAAAAACAAGCTTGGATAGAAGGAGCGTTAATGATGTCAAAAGAGGTTATACAAAAGATAAATAAATAATATAATCTATCTATATATGTCGTTTGAAACAGAAGAAGCCAATGTTATTTTAGAACCTATTATCAAAGAATCTGATCTCGTAGAACCAGTTACCGAGCAAGTCGTGGAAGAACCAGTTGCCGAGCCAGTTGTCGAGCCGGTTGCCGAGCCAGTTGCCGAGCCAGTTACTGAGGAACCAGTTGTAGAATCCGTCGTAGAACCACTCGTAGAACCAGTCGTGGAAGAACCAGTTACCGAGCCAGTTACCGAGCCAGTCGTAGAACCAGTCGTGGAAGAACCAGTTACCGAGCCAGTTGCCGAGCCAGTTACTGAGGAACCAGTTGTAGAACCAGTTGTAGAATCCGTCGTAGAATCCGTCGTAGAATCCGTCGTAGAACCAGTTGTAGAATCCGTCGTAGAATCAGTTGTAGAATCCGTCGTAGAACCAGCTGATGCTTTCGAAGACAACGTAATAAAAAAAATGCGAAAATTATCTATACACAAACCAACCAATATGTTATCTAGTATTATAGGTAATACAAAAAAAGGACATCTTATGAAACATTATAAACGTCCTGTTCCTTTATTATATAAAAATTGATTTTATTTATATAACTTGACATATATTAAATGAATACATTTTCGGAAAGTCAACAAAGTGCATACAAAAATTATTTGAAGGGAGAAAATGTATTCATTACTGGACCAGGTGGAACTGGTAAATCTTATTTTATAAAAAAAGTATATGAAGATGCTAAATCACGTGGATTAAATGTAAGTGTTACAGCAATGACAGGGTGTGCTGCGTTGTTGTTGGATTGTAACGCAAAGACAATTCATTCGTGGGGAAGCATTGGATTAGGGACAGAACCTATTGAATCCATCAAACAAAAAATTGTAAAATATCGTAAACGTGACGTTTGGATAAAAACTGATTTACTAATTATAGATGAAGTTAGCATGTTATCGTGTGAATTATTTGAATTATTATATAGAATCGCCCAAGATTTTAGGCGAAGTGAAAAACCATTTGGTAATATGCAACTTATCTTTTCAGGAGATTTTCATCAATTACCACCTGTATCTAAAGATAGTAAGTTTTGTTTTGAATCGCCCTTTTGGAATGGTTGTTTTCAGCATAAAATTGTATTAAAAGAAAACTTTAGACAAAAAGGCGATAAAGTATATCAAACGATTTTGAACGAAATTCGCGAAGGAAATATAAGCGAAGAAAGTAAGGATATTTTAAGGTCTTGTTTGAATAAAAAGAACAATGAGCATTTGTCTCCAACGTTATTATATCCAGTAAAACGATTATCCGAACAAGTAAATTTATTTGAAAATATATCGTTGAAAGGTGAAGAAAAACTATATAAAATGAAATATATCATTCAACCTACTAAAAAAATAGAACAGGAACTGATTAAACAAAAAAGAAATTTAATAGTAGACGAAGAATTAAGATTAAAAATAGGTTCACAAGTAATGTGCGCCGTTAATTTAGACCAAGAACAAGGAATTATCAATGGTAGTCAAGGAAAGGTCATTGGATTTAATTCTCAAAATGAACCTATTGTTAAGTTCTTTTATAAAAATATTATACGAACCATTTCACTTCATAAATGGATGAATGAAACCTATGACAATAACGGCATTTTACAATTACCACTTATATTGTCATGGGCTATTACAATTCATAAATCACAAGGCATTAGTCTAGAATGTGCAAACATAAACATCGGTTCTAATATTTTCGAATGCGGTCAATCTTATGTTGCCCTAAGTCGTGTAAAATCATTGGAAGGATTATATATTCAAGGATTAGATTTTACAAAAATCAAATCTAATCCTAAAGTAATTGATTTTTACAAATCGATTAATTAATTTTACGAGTAGGTATTTTAGAAGATACTAAATAAATCGAATTTTCGGTCATAACAATATATTCTTCAGCTACTTTGAAAATTTTAGCAATAGGACTTGTATATTCTTCTTCACTGCGTACCAACATTTTTTCATCGTTGTCTCTTACCCCAATGAGAACTTTTGAATTATGTGAATCTACCCAATAATCCATCATAATGGGTTTGTCTTCTTTACACGACATTTTGCACGCGTTGATTAATACTTTTTGACTAGGAATAGGAATATCATCACTCATATGAATTAGTGATATTTTTTTCTTTATATAGATTTTACGCAATATAAATTATTTTAAAATTTTTTTTTTTTGGTTTTATTATTTTTGGAATGGTATTTTGCTGATATATTTCCGAAAAATGGTCATATAATATTTTTTTGATATAATCATAAATATGATATAAATCTTCATTTTCACATTTTCCTACAATTAAAATACTACCTGTTCTAAAAATCATAAAAGATACTTCTTGTTGATTCTTCAATTTATATTTACATTGAATACCCGGATAACTACATGAATCAAACGAACATTTCACGCCGTAATTTTGTTTTAAAATTTTAAATAAACGCTCACGATGAATATAATAATTACAATTGAAGTTTGAATTGACCAATATGGTTTCTCGTTTCGAGACCTCTTCTTGTATATCATAATCATAATGAGGTTGTAATAATTGTTTAAGTTTTTCCACCGCAATGTCTAAAATAGAATCGTCTTGTATTCCGGGTATTTCGACTTTACCCGAATTAAATAATTTTAAATGTAGTTCTTTGTATTGGTCTTTAAACATTATTCTATAAATGACCACAAAACAATTATAAAAAGCGCTTTTTGATTTTTTTTTATAATTGATAACATCTTTTTTAGATAAACCAATACTAACTTTTCGGACATCTTTGAATGTAATACGACCAGTTGGATTTTCAAATTGATTTAAAATTTTAACATCTACTGGTAATGTAATGTTTTGTATATTTTTTTCAAATTCAGAAACCTTTTCTTTGTCTTTGAAATTAAATTTCATTTGTTTTTTAATGATACCTTCTTTGATAGAATCATAAGATATCATTGGAAATTTCCAAAAAATTTCATTTAAATCTACTTTAATATTGAAATACAAAATTTTAGTTTTGGTTGAAATAATAATAGGACCACATGTTGGAACAATACTAGGTATAGAGTCTTTTACTTCACCAGGACCTGTTTCATTACTTATAAATCGCATCCAAGCATCATCAATACTCATTAACCTTATAAATAGTGTTTAATAAATCAATTTTGCAATTGATATAAATAAGGAATAAACCGTTTGTTAAAAAAATTTAAATCATACTCCACTAATAATCTCTTCATATAAGACATAATGGTACTATCTGTTTTATAATGTAGTAAAATATGCATAAATAATTTTATATTGAATTCTTTATTACCAAATGGTTTTATAAAATGTTTGAATCTAACAAAGGAATAATCTTTACAAATAGAGTCTATATGTTTTTCTTGGATAAAATTACAAGAAGTATATTTATAACATTGTAACGCATTTACCATACAACGAATATCTGGATAATAGTTATAAATAATATCATTTAATGTTTCCCTTTTTATTTGTATATTTTCATTTTCTATGATATGATTCAAATACTCCTTATAATTTGGAATGTTATAAAAATGTAGGGTCAAACATTTTTGTCTCAAACTTGGAATTAATTTACTTATATAATTACACATAAGAAAAAAACGAACATTTTTATGTTCCAATAACAATAAAAGAGATTGTTGAGCTTGTTTCGTCATAGAATCTACTTCATCTAATATAACAAATTTTAGTTCACTATTTGTAAAAAATCCGTCACTTTGAACAAAATTATAAATGGTATTTCTTATGATATCTACACCTCTATCATCTGACGCATTCAAATGAATCACATTATGTTTCATATTGTATTTTTCGGTTATTTTTTGAATCAAACAATTGATGGTAGTGGTTTTTCCAGTTCCAGGAGGACCATACAAAAGCATATGTGGTATATATAATGTTTCTACCATAGTATCAAACATAATTTTATAATCAGAATCCAATACAATTTCATATAATGAGGTTGGTCTATATTTTTCTATCCAAGGGTTCATTTATTAAATTATGAAAAGTATTTAAATCATTAAACCATAATTATTTATGACAGAAGAAATAAAAATACCAAAGAAAAGGGGTAGAAAACCAAAGGGTGGCAAAATAGTGGAACAAAAAAAAGATGATGTAGATGTTAAAGATGGTAATCCGTCAGTGATACTTCATTTAAAATGTAGAAAGAGTGATATCATAGAGAATGATTATGACCCAACGATTTATAATATTGAACCTTATACTAAGGATACCATACAATATGAAATCATCAAACACAATGAAGTAGAGACAAAGAAATATAACAATGATTCGGTAAATGATAAAAAAAATATATATGAAAAATTAAGCGAATTGGAAAAAAATTTACATAGTAATGATATAAATAATAAATCCAATTGTTTTTGGTGTACTTGTTCATTCGATACTCCGGTTATATACATACCTAGTATCAAAATGAATGAACAATACAAAGTCTATGGTTGTTTTTGTAGTCCGGAATGTGCTACAAGTCATTTATTCCATGAGCCTATTGTGGAGACCATTAAATACGAACGTTATCAAATGTTAAATTATTTATATGGTAAAATTTACGATTACAAAGAAATTATAAAAATGGCTCCATCGCCTTTTTATACACTTGATAAATTTTATGGTAATTTAACGATACAAGAATATCGAAAATTATTGAAATATGATCGTTTGCTATTGTTTACAGAAAAACCATTGACTAAAATTTATCCAGAATTACATGAAGATAGTAGTAATTTTGAACCCTTGTATAACAATAAAATGATAATGCGTAAACCAAATCAAGTCAATAAAAAAAAACATATTGAAAACGCATTTCAATTGTAAGATTTTATTTTCTTATAACTATCTACCATTTTTCTGGGATTATATTTGTAAGGTTTCCATTTTTTATAAGTGGGTAAATACAAGCACGTCACATAACGTTTTTCAATTTCTTTTTCATCGGTTGAATTTTCTTGTTCTTCGTCATCACTATATTCGATATTTTTGTAATTTTTTTTGTTTCTGAAAATTTTTCGTAACAAATAACTTGATTTTATATCGTTGACAAATGCATTTCCGTAAAAAAATTCTTCTTTATCATTCATTACATATAAATGATAAACATCATTGAGTTCAATATCTTTGTATACCATAAAATGGCCGAATAATTTAGATAGTTTGTATATAAATGGTTTAGGTCGTAATTGTACAATACCATATACAGGGTAATTCATTTCACCTGCTTTGAATATAGGTTCGGCATTTGTCATATAAGGTAATTTAAAATTAGTAATGTTACGTATAGGACTAAATTTTATGTAGGTATTTAATATATGCTCCATTAACTGATAAGCATATTTCATACCCTTGTTGATTTTGGTATTTTTATAATAAGTTATATTTTCACAAACAAAAACATTATCTATCAAGGTTCCGTATAATGTTGTTCCTAAGGTAAGTATGGGGTCAAACGCGACGTATACTGATTTATGTATTTTATGTTCTATATCATATAAAATACATAATGGTTTTTTATTTTCTTCCTTGAATGTTGCGGTATACTTTTTTCCACTTGGAATCAAAATACTTGTAGTAGATGGATTTAGACTATCACAATTCGTGTACATTATATATATTTTTGTTCATATCTTTAAGTTGATTTAGAGATTTTTCTAATTCGTTTATAATAGGGTCGTGTTCTTGGGTTGTAAACGTTAGAATATCTATATTCATATAATACAACACAAAATGAACTATACATAAAATGAGTAGAGTATATAACAAAAGCATATATTCCCTAATTATATTATTTCTTAGATAAAAACGAGACCACACTTTCTATTTGGTCAATTGATTTTATTTCAAAGTAATGACTGACTTGATTCAGGTAACTATGTTCTACAAAATCCACATTATGATCTATATTGTATTTTTTATAAGTTTCGGTTACCATAATATGTTCATAAGGTATATGAGTATAAGTTTCATTATATTCATATATATTATCTTCTATCATAAAGTCATATCCGGAGTGTTTTAAAGAGAAATATTTTTCTTTCAACGCATGTTGTTTTCTCCAATGTTTTTGTTTGTAGTATAATATCCCGTTTGGAGTATAAACTATATCTTCCTTATACCTATTATGAAATTCATTATGATCATAAATATGATTTTGAATAAATATTTTCATTCATAATATGTATAAAAAAGGTTTAAATAATATTTTTTATACTTAATAATGGTTATGGTTGTAACAATAAAAAAAGATGGTTCATTCAAAAATGAACATACAGAGGAACTTTATAAATGTTGTAAATATAAATCAGCCAAGGATTTTGTAAAACTGCATCAATGGGATGATTATGAATTATGGGGAAAACGAAAGGGTAAAGCTGGAAATGAAAATAAATGTGAATTACCTGAATTAAATGAAATTTTTTTTGGTACATTATGTGTTCGTAAAAAAGACACCGATTTATCTCTGGATGAATGGTTAGAATGGTATAATGAAAAAATGGGTGGTAGCGAATTATTAGAAAGTGAATCGGTAAGTGAAGATTCTGAAGTATATTCCGAATCCGAGTATACCAAAGAAGGTTACTTGAAAGATGATTTTATAGTAGACGAACTCATTGAAGAAGAATATGATCTAACATAGATTTATGTTTCACCGAATCACTATAGCCCAATAAATAGAACTCATAAATAGAACATTGTTTTTGTAACAAACCATAACCCGGTATATTATACGAATTATATCTTTTGAATAATTTATAATTCAAAAATAAAATATTACGATTTTTAATTTGTCTCTTATATTTATTATACAATAATCCACCATCTAAACTACATTTTCCATTGTAAAAATAAAATATATCTTTAAAGGTAATCATTGGTATAAAAGAACTAGATATACAACATTTGGTCATATCGCTAACGTTCAAAAACTTATTATATCCTTCTAAATTATTATAATTGGTTGTCACCGCAATATATCTATTTTTTGTATCAAATTGTTTCATATTCATTTTATTTATAAGTTTAATGGTGTTATTTAATAATAGGGGTAAGGGCATTTTTCCATTTAAATTCATTTGGAACAATTGTCTCAAAAAAATAGAATCGTATTGTTTGTCTAGAGACAAAAAAATGGTATTCAATGAACCTGCCGAAAATCCTATGATATTTTTTCCACTTAAATCATAATTATTTTTTATAAAGTGACAAATACCTAATACATAAAATCCGAGTAATCCGCCCGGAGACAAAATAATATCCGGATTACGTATTAATTTGATGTTTGGTTTGTGTAAAATATAAAATAGTAAAAGAAACATAATAAGATATTTCATATATAGTATCATAGGTTATGCTTTATTAAAAAATTGATATAAATATTTATAAATATTATTCATAAAATGAATATAAATGAACCGGATGAGTTTCGTAATCGTATTCGCCAACACATATCTAAGTATGTAGATAATGATTCTTATTGTTCCAATATAGAAAAAAGTATTTACAATTATTCTATCCAACAATCGGTTAAGTATAATATAAAAAAAAGATGGGATAATTCATTATTTGTAGTTCTTTATTTGGATAAATTCAAACAAATTTGGCATTACTTAAAAGATGACCATATATTAGAAAAAATAAAACAAAATCCAAATTTTTGCAAAGAAATATCTTTTAAAACCGAACAGGAAATATATCCTGACTATTGGAATAGTATTACCGAAGAAAAAATAACTCATTTAGATAATAAATATTTTCCAAAAATAAAGGCATCTACCGATAAATTTAAATGTGGTAAATGTAAATCAAAGGAGTGTACTTATTACCAATTGCAGACTCGTTCGGCGGATGAACCTATGACTACATTCGTAACTTGTATTAGTTGCGGTAATCGTTGGAAATGTTAAATGACCTCTAAATCATTTACGTTCCAATATTCAAATTTACCATTCGGTATAGGTCTTTTGATAATAAAAGGTAGTTTTTTTTCTTTTAGTTCACGTTCAACCACCAAAACTTTATCTATATTTAGATTTTGTTCGGATACAAATGCGTTTGCTCCGCAATTCAGTTGATTTACACGAATACCAATAATTTTTGCCTTTTCATATTTACTTAAAACAGGATATGTTTTATGGTTGTCATCTATAATAATTCCCTTATCATTACGAGTGACTAAAGATAAATTATGTATTTCTTCGAATGATAATTGTAATTCTTCCGGATGATATACTTTTATATAGTCTTTGTTATCTTCAAACTGATTGTAATAATCACCATCATATTCTGTTTGTGAATAATCTTCTTCTATTTGACTATTCAAATCAGGTTCGCGTTCTAACTCTTCTACCAATTCTTCATCTTCTTCTTCTTCCTCTTCTGCCTCAGTGTTGTTATCGGTATTTTCATCGTTTTCTTCTTCAACTTCGTCTTGTTCCAATACACTATTTTCATATTCTTCATCACTCATTATAATAAGTTTATATATAATTTTAAATCAATTTTGTAATAGTAAATCATTCTATGACTTCCATGAAGAATCACAAATTGTACACATATACATATATTTAAGTTGTTGTTCGTCGTACCTATAATAAATCACTTTAGGTTTAACTTCCTTGGATTGATTTGTGTCACACAAATTATTTGGACATTTGATTTGATTCGAATAAGGTATAGTCGGATCGTATTTCAAGTAAGTATTTATGTTTTGGTCTGTTTGATTATCTTTTGTATAAGTTACTTCTTTTATACATTCGCTAGATGTTTGCTGTTTGGTATTTCCACATTTTCGACAATAATAATGCAAACTATTATCTTCTTCTGATATTTTTAAATAATACAGATTTTCGCATACTTCACAAAACTTCATTCTTATAGTATATAAATACTTTTTATCAATCAATTTTTATTAATTCATTATATATTAATTCCAATATTTTAGATAATTTAATATAATTGGTTTCACAATATAAATTGTAAATATTTGTAGTATATGTTTCATTAGGTTTATCTAATTTAAGAGATGAATAATGTTGAATAAAATGTTTTTTTATTATGGGGTAAAATGGTTTGTAATTATGTTCTATGTCATCTATATTCAAACATTTTAATATAGCTACTTCTATATTTCTATAATGAATAATATTATTGTAAGGTTCAACATTTGTATTTCGTATACTTATACCTGGTTCATTGATAAGAGGATTTTCGTGAAATAAAGTGCACAAAGATAGTAAAATAGAACGTAACGACTGACATGCACTCCATTTTTCACCAGGCCATGTATTCAGTAAAGATAAACATACATAACCATTCATATATAAGTTTGGATTGAAACGGGTTTTACCGTCGTATGTTTTAAAGATTATCTTAGGTGGAGCAAATGGATAATTATCTGGATAAATAAAATCAAAGAAGTAATAGCCATTTTCATATGGCGTATCTTTAGGTCCAATGATCATAGCATAACCCATATTTACAACATCTTCATCTGGTTCATAAAAGATATTATCGATAGGGTCATTCATAATATCTTTTACGTCTAATACGATTCTCTTAGCTGAACGATTCATTATACATATATATAGTTTTTTCTTTAATAAAAATTGATATAAAATTATATTCATATTTATATTATGGACGTATGGATGAAAAAATACTCATCAAAAAATGGTCACACGCATACAAAAATTGGATGCGAGAAACTAGGCATATATGGCGGTAGTTATGTGATTCCATACGAAGACATAGATTCTTTTTATAAAGTATATAAAAAACATGTCTTAATAGAAAAAAAAAAGGCATATTTTACAGAAAAACAACTGGAAGAAGGGCCATTGTTAATTGATTTGGACTTTCGTTATGTTCCGGAGGTGGATGAGCGTCAACACAATATGGATCATATTGTACATATAGTAGAACTTTTATTTGATTTATTATCCGAAATAAAAGTTCCAAATGACAAATTCATTTCTTGTTCTATCTTTGAAAAACCTAACGTAAATACATCATTAGAAGACGTTACCAAAGATGGTATTCATATTATAATGGATGTTAAAATGGATTTTACCGAAAAGATTATTCTTAGAGACAAATTGTTAAAAAAGATTTCCAGTATTTATGAGAATTTACCAGTCATCAATACTTGGGACCAAGTCGTGGATGAAGGGGTTATGAAAGGGTCGGTCAATTGGCAATTGTATGGGTCTCAAAAACCTGGAAATGAAGCTTATGAACTGACCTATAGATTCAAAGGACAATACCAAGAAAATGAATGGAACATCGAGCAACTGGAAATCAATGAGGACTATATATGTAAGCATTTTGTTGAATTTACTGCTAGAAATACAAATTTAATTGAGTTGCGTCAAAATAAGGATATCCAAGAAGAATATGCCCTATTGAAAACACAACGAGAAAGTGGACAAAGTCGTAAATGTAAAGTAAAACTAATTAGTTCTTCTAATGTGTCGTATGAAAAAATAGATAATCCTTCTATGTTAGATGCCTGTATTGACGAATTATTGAAAGATTGTAGTATAGAAGAAGAATATATCAAAGATACCCATAATTATACAATGATATTGGATGAAAGTTATTACGGCGAAGGAAGTTACAATAAATGGATTAAAGTAGGTATGGCGCTAAAAAATACAAGCGAAAAATTATTTATTTCTTGGTTGAAAATTAGTAGTCAAAGTCCATCCTTTGATTGGGGAAATGTATCTGAACTATTCCATAAATGGAATCATTTTGATGAACGAGATCTGAGTTATAGGTCGATTATTTATTGGGCAAAAGAATCTAGTATGGAAAAATACAATGAAGTTCGTAATAAAAGTTTAGACAAATATATTCATAATTCGTTGATGAATGTAACCCATTGGGACCTAGCCAATACATTGAATCAAATATATAAAGAAAATTATAAATGCGTAAATATCAAACATTCTGTATGGTATAGTTTCGAAGAAAATAGATGGATTGAAAATGATAGCGGTACATCTTTGCGTAACCTATTATCTACCAAATTTTATAATATTTATTTTAAATATGTACAAAAAAGACTAAAAGAAGGCAATAAAGATAGCGAAGAATCTAAAAATATCGCAGGTAATTTTTCTAAATTAGCCAAATGTTTAAAAACATCGAGTGAAAAAAATAATGTCATGAAAGAATCGTGTGAGTTATTTTATGACAAAGAGTTTTATAATAAGTTAGATACTAACCCTTATTTGGTGGGTTGTAAAAATGGGGTAGTGGATATCAAACAAAAAGAATTTCGTAAAGGCAGTCAAAATGATTATATCCATAAAACCACCAATATAGATTATATGCCTTTACAACATTATCAAGAAGTCTCTCCAGAGATAATCGATGAACTGAATACCTTTATGTATCAATTATTTCCTGAACAAGACCTTCGCGAGTATATGTGGGAACATTTAGCCTCTACCTTAATTGGAACCAACAACAATCAAACGTTTAATATTTATTTAGGGGTTGGCGCAAATGGTAAAAGTATATTAGTCGATTTGATGAGTAAAATATTAGGTGATTATAAAGGAACAGTACCAAGTACACTGATTACCCAAAAGAGAACCAGTATTGGTTCGACATCATCTGAAGTATATCAATTGATTGGACGGCGTTACGCCGTGATGCAAGAATTAAGTAAAGGAGACACTATTAATGAAGGAATTATGAAAGAAATTACAGGCGGTGATCCTATTCAGTGTAGAGCATTATTCAAAGATAGTGTTACATTTATTCCGCAATTTAAATTAGTTGTATGTACAAATGTATTATTTGATGTAAAAAGTAATGACGATGGTACATGGAGACGTATTCGTGTATGCGAATTCAAATCAAAGTTTACCGATCATCCTTATGAAGATCGCGCCTTTCCAGAAAAAGATTATCCATATCAGTTCAAGATTGATAAAAATTTAAATCAAAAATTCAAATATTGGGCACCAGTGTTTTTCAGTATGCTGGTTGAAAAAGCATTCCAAACACAAGGTAAAGTTATTGACCGACCATGCGTATTAGAACCTACTGAAAATTATCGGAAAGGTCAAGATGTAATATTGGAATTTTGTCATTCTCAAATTGTAGAAGAGCCAAATGACGCACTCGGTAGCTTAAAAATAGGAATGGTCAATACTATATTTAACGATTGGTTTAAAAATGAATACGGTAAAACAAGTCATATTAGCTCTAGAGAATTACGCGAATATCTTGAAAAAAAATATGGAAAATGTCCTAAAGGTGGATGGCAAAATATTCACATCAAAGAAGTAGATATTTAATCTTTCATAAATGCGTTTTTTGGAAAAGCATTTTTTGATTCGTCTCTAAAATAAGTGAATACAAATTGGAAAAGTTTGAATATATAAGGATAAATGACAATTGGTAATAACAACAATACAATATATATAAATCCATTTTTTACTGGATTTAATTTTGATTGACTATAAAGTAAAAGTAATAAACTGATGAATAATAAATAATAAATCCAGTTTATATAACTATTGTACAAATGTAAAGAATCTTCTTCAATACTTCTATATTGCATTTTACGAATAGATAAATGAGGGTCTTCGCTTCCACGATTGGATAAATAATCGTTTACATAATTATCTTGATTTATTTTTTCTAAATAGCTTAATGTTTTTATTTTTTCTTTTATAAGATCATATAATTCATCATCGCTTAATAAACTTATATTTTGTATAGTATTACATTTTCCAGATAATTTACTATCAATTGCGTGATTTCTTTTTTGTTTCCATTCATCGTATATCGGTTTCCATTTGTTTTCTTCTGGACCATAAAAACTAATAAAAATTTGTTGTTCAAGATTATTTAATTTTTTATGAAATTGCTCACCTGATTTTATTTTTAATTTATAATCTTTGAACAATAATTCTTGTTTTTCTTCGGCATTTAGTTCAGTTAATAATCCAATGCTTGTTCCATCGGAATCATCTGGAACAGCACATATGGTACCTTGATCTTCTATAATTTTTTTTGCTATGGATTCATCGTAACCCATACCAATTATATCAACCATATCAGTCATTGGTTCATAATATACTACAAATATTTTTATACAAATGATAACCAATAATATAAACAATAGATAATTTCTCATTATATATTGTTTATATTTTCAAATTGTTGTAATTATAAAATATAAATATACCTAAACATAAAACAGTCATCATAGAGGTTATTAAAGACTGATATATTGTGTTATAAACGATGATTATACTTAATAAAAATAATGCTATAATTACCCATGATACACATAATATAGTTGCTCTTTTCAACATATATATTATTTTGATAATAAAAAATAAGACCCAATAAGAACACCAAACAATAATAATTTGAATATTACAAAATAAAAATTATAGGTATATATGTCTAATGTACTTTCATTCATAGAAGACATCGTCAAATAATCTTGTGATTCGTTGGTTCTATAGGAGACAGATTCTTCTTTTTTAACTAAACTATTCAATCTCTCGTCTATTGTTTTTTGAATACATTGGTTGAGTTGATTCAAATCTATTGAGTTTTTTAAATCATTTACGTAATCCGAAGATGTTTTTTTTAAATCACAACTCATTATAGTATATATATATTTATCCTACACATATTCTATAATAATCATTTTGTAATGAAATTTTATCATAACGAATAATTTTACATACTTCACCGGGTCTTAATAGAATTGCTTTGGCAACAGGATCAAACCTACTAATTTGTGGTAATTGTTTATCATTTTCTATGTTATATTTCAAATATAATTCTTTTTTTTCCAAAAAGGATAATTTTACATGTTTGGGAACAAAGGAGTGCTCTAAAAGATTGTATTGGAGCTCATTTATTTTGAAAACATTAATGTATAAATGAGACCATCTTGTTCTCAAATATTCATTTATAGTAGAAGCATAATCCTTTGTTACAATCAATAACATATCCTTTTCTTCTAAATGACTATTTGATATTATTTTATCTAAGGTGTTTTTATTGAATGTTTCATAACTATAAAATAAATATACTTTTGGATGTTTATCTATAAGTTCTTTTTTATGATAAAATACATTTATTTCAGTATATCCCTTTTTTAAATCATTATATTTTTTCTTAGATACAGGTTCAATTTCATAGTCGTTTAACTTTAAATAGTGCTCCATTTGGGATACAGATTTTTCGATCATTTCAGATTCTTTGTTCATGACTAATATATATATAGATTGTATTTTAAATCAATTTTAATTTATTTTATTTACACGTAATATTTGAGAAGAATTTGTGGATACTTGTTCAGGTGATTCTTGAGTTGAGTTATATTCGGTTGAGTTATAATCAGTCAAACTATTTTCAGAAGAAGGTTGTTGATTAGACGGAGGAGGTTCGGGTTGTGGAATAGGAGGTTGTGGAATAGATAAAGACTGTGGAATAGATGGAGGAGGAGGTTCTGGAATAGACGGAGGTTGTTGTTCAGGTTGCGGAGGAGGAGGTTCTGGAATAGTCGGAGGTTGTTGTTCAGGTTGTGGAGGAGGAGGTTCTGGAATAGTCGGAGGTTGTTCACCTATAAGAGATGACTCTGGTGTTAAATTTTCTATGGGGAGTGATTCTTCCATGAGTGAATTATCGTTCAAGATTGGCATAGATTCTTTAGGTTCGGAATTATCATTTTCATTGGAATTATCATTTTCATTGGAATTATCACTTATAAATAAATCATCATTTGTTTCTTGTTCTTTGGGTTTTAAATATACACTTCCATGGGTTAATTTGGTGACATTATCACTTGTAATGATTCGCATTTGAACATTCATTGTGGTTAATTCTTGCATCAACAATTTGAAACTATAAGGTATATTTACTACACTAAATTCTTTACCATATTTAGTGATTAAATATGGATTCATATTTTGTTCTGTCATATCGTATTCTATAGGACCATCCGATAATAAACTATAAAAATGTTTTTTGTCTTTGTTGTATATCGAAATTGTACCGCTTTGATTACAAATGGCCATTTTATAATCATCGCCACGTTTCATCATAGAATCTTTTAAAAACGCACTCATTCCGTGAGATATGACACCATCGCGTTCCATTTCACCAATACGTAATCCACCATCGTTGGCTCGTCCGTGATTGGTTTGTCTCGTCATTAAGTCTCTTTGACCAGTAGCTCTATAATTTATTTTATCTTTAACCATATGCTTCAATCTCATATAGTAAGTTGGTCCCATAAATATTTCACTCGTAATTTGTTCGCCAGTTAATCCATTGTATAATATTTCATTTCCTTCCGATTGATATCCTAAATCGTTCAAATGCTTACCAATGTTTTCGTGTTTAGGTCCTTTGTTTAAAAACGCAGTACTATTGGCACTCATTCCATTAGCACAACATAACTTTGCTAATAAGGTTTCGATCAGTTGACCAATTGTCATTCTACTTGGTAATGCGTGCGGATTTATAATTATATCAGGTTTTAATCCATTTTTTGTAAAGGGCATATTTTCTTCAGGTATAAGATTTCCAATAGTACCCTTTTGACCACATCGACTACAAAATTTGTCTCCTATGGCAGGACTTCTATCTTCACGAATTCTAACTTTGGCTAATTTTCGACCATCTTTATTATAAATAAACGTTTTATCTACATAACCTAATTGTCCTTTTTTAGGTAATACACTACTATCAAATACTTCATTGTTTATTATATTGACTTTGCCAATGACAACCGTTTTATCGTCCATTATAGTATTTTCAAATATAAGTCCATTCTCATCTAATTTGTTATAATTATACCCAGGTTTGGTGTCTCTGGTTAATTCATGATTCAATACTCTATCAATTCGTTTTTCATTTTTTCCAGCAATAGTAATCTCATCCATGGTTTCGTACATATTGTAATAGGTGGTTTTGAATAATCCGCGTTTGACGGACGATTCATTGATTAAAATGGCATCTTCTACATTATAAGAAGTGTGACACATGATGGCAACAATTACATTTTCCCCATAAGGGTGTTGTTCTTCGTGAATATAATTAAAATATTGTGTACGAACAATAGGTTTTTGTCCATAATTCAATACAATACCCATTTTATCAATACGGTTAATAAAATTTGAATGATATAAAGAAACCGCTTGCTTGGCTTGACCACATCCGAACAAATTACGAGGCAATTGATTGTTTTCTGGAAAAATAATTTGATTCCCCATAATACCAAACATCAATGAAGGGTGAATTTCCAAATGCGTATGTCCTTTGTAGGTTTCTTTGTATTCCATCGAGACATAACACATCTCTATTTCGGATGAATCCATATATTCTAAGTAGACGCGTTCTTTGGATTGGTCATCTATTTCGTATACTTTATTTTTTGTTTTTACCAAATTAGACCATTTTATTGGTTCTTTGTCATATATAACCACTTGATTATCTTCATAATAAATTAATGGTCGTATAAGTCTTCCTTCATCACTATAAATAAAAATATATTTATCATTCATTTGAATACAAATGCTAATGGTATTAGGTATTATTCCTCTTCGTCTAAAGTCAATAAACTGTTGTTTAAAATGAATTGGATCCTGAATCACAATGCCCACCCACAATCCATTGATAAATAATCTAAAATGATTATGTATTTGTAAAAAGGAAGACCTTTCTAAGGATAATATATCAAAATTATTTTTAATAAAATCATATATGATTTCATTTGGAATGGCTCTAGTTATATTACACATAATCGCCATATGTTTATGTAAACCTACATTGGCGCCATCTGGTGTGTCTACTGGGTCTAAGTAACCATATTGTGAACCATGTAACAAATGCGGACCAACCATTTTTGAACTACTATCTACTTCCAAATTTATTTTTCTAAGATGGGTCAAAAAAGAATTATACGACAAACGATTCAAGTCTTGAATCACACCCAGTCGTTTGGTGTGTCCATATGCACCCCAATCACCCTTGAACGCTTTTTTAAATCCTTGTTCAATATATTTTTCATTGAATATATGGTCTTTGACCAAATATAAAATATTAGATTTTTCTGGATTGAAATCTTGTTCATGTAAGTTTTCATCTAGATACAATGAATTATTATAATACATTTCCTTTTCAACAATGGTGTGAATTTCTTGTTTCATAATTTTAGCATATTCAGTAAACAATGCTTTCATAATTGTGCCTGTGCTTTCAACGCGTTTGAATTTGTAATTGTCTCTATCTGTTAACGGTCGGTCGCCGTGGATGGTTTTCAACAATTCAAATGTCATATATCCTAAAAACAATGCCTTTGCGTGGTAATTCATTTCTCCCATATGTGGTAATAAGTAATTGGTTAAAATATTATGGGTTTCATTTACAGTACTATGTTTTAAAAATACGGATATATAATTCAAACAAGCTAACTGCGTATAAAATGTACCTGCGTCATTTATGGATGGTCTCAATAGTTCTAAATATTTTTCATTGTCGTCTAAATCAGATAATATACATTTACATATATCTTTATCACTTATAATACCTAGCGCACGAATCACAATAAAAAGAGGTATAGGTAATCGGACATTAGGTATATCTACTAACAAATGACCACGATGTATATCACGACGAATAGCCATAGTACGCTTTGGTTTAGAATGGTCTTCTGATACTGACTTAATTTCAATTGAAAAATCGTGTTTATCATCATTTAATGTTCTAATATATATGATGTTGTCTCCAAACTTTTCTTGAGGTATAATTACTTTTTCTTTTCCATCTATAATAAAATATCCACCATAATCATGTCTACATTCTCCTAATTGATAACAAACGTCTTTATTTAACTTGTTTAATAAGCATAATTTAGATTTTAACATAATTGGAAATGACCCTAAGCAATAAAAATTTTCTTCTGGATAGGTTTTGCGAATAGTAGATTTTCGTGTTAGAAACACATATTCTACGTCTACTTTATAATAAATGGTTGTTGCGTAAGTAATGTTTTTTAATCGACATTCATTGGGGTACAAATGACGTTTATTGCCTTCTACCATCATAGGCGAATGATATTCAATCTTATCGGAATCTTTGCCGCCTATATATAGATTAATTTTATACAAATCTTTATCGTCTGAATCTTTATAGATATACTCAATTGGATTCAAATCATAAAAAATTTTTTTTATATCATTTTCATAAAAATAATTACAACTATCTATTTGATGGTCTACCAAAGTATTCTCATTAAAATAAGATTCAATATATTTTAAAGAGATTTCGTGTATTTTTGTTTCGTCCATTACTATTTTTATTTATTTTATTTTTAGATTAAAATCAACTAAACTTAAAGAGTATGAGTCCATAAAAAAGAAACGACAAAATAAAAGGCAATAAAAAAATGAACCACGACAAATCAGTCCATCCATTTTTACACAATAAGTCTAAAATAAATGTCCAAAACAATATGTATATAGCATTCAATAGAAAAATCATCATATTATTTCCAACATAACATTCAAATTTACCTAAACAAAGTATTTCAACATTTTTTGAGTTTTGTATTCCAATAAAAAATAATGCTAGAAAAGATACAATAAAATATAATAAAGAGGGGGTACATAATTTTTTCAAGTGAAATGAAGAACGAGCCATATATATAGTATATAATTATAAAATATCTACGTGCGTAAGTATATGACGCCTACAACAAACATCGACCAGTCCTAATTCGTCCAGTACTTTTCCTTCAATGGTTTTTTCGATTTTTTCAGTATCTAAATATTGGATACTATCTTTATCTTTTTTTTGTTCCGCTACTAAGGCCAAATAAACCGGATATTTATTCGCGATCACTTTTCCACACGTAAAACATTTTACTGGAATCAACATTCTTATATATTAATAATGTTTATTTTTTAATCAATTTTTAGAGATTAATATATAGTCACCTTTCATCGTTTTTTTTCGTTCATAAATTAATCCTAAGGAATGTATTTTATCATGACAAGTCTCGCATACAGAAGATAAATTCGCCTTGTGATGAAGTTGACTATCTTTAAAGTCTTTTTGATATTTTAAATGGTGTATTTCATTACTCATTTCACATTTACAAAATTCACACATTCCTCGTAGTTTATCTTTGTTGTATTTGGATGTTTTGTAGCTTAAAATATTATTATATGATTTGTCATATTTATTACGTATCTCATAGGCACGGTCTAAAAACGAATCCGGTAATTGTAAAGATTTACAAACTTCAAGGCCATAAATACTTTCTCCGGCACCATCTTTTAGTTTACGATTATAAATGAGTGATTTGCATTGTGGATTATATTCAACGGTTAAATGTTTCATTTGTAATTTACTCATTTGACGCAATTCATCAAAATGCTGGATTTGATGAAAATGGGTAGCAAATATAAAGGAACTATTTTCTTTGTACATTTTTTCTAATCCAGAGACAAATATACTTAGTGCTGAATCTATTTCGGTACCTGAACATAATTCATCACCTAATATCAAACTATGTGAATTACCATATTTCAAAATAACCCTGAGTTCGCTCATTTCTACACCAAAGGTGGACAATCCTTTAAAAATATTATCATTTCCAATGATGCGCGTAAACAAATATTGGTAAGGTACATAAGTCATTTCCTTACAAGGTACATATAATCCACATTGAGCCATTAAAACAGCAATACCAATCGACTTAATAAAACTGGTTTTACCCACTGCGTTTGTTCCAAATAATAACATGCCAGAATGTTCTTTTCCGAGACAAATATCATTGGTTACGTACAATTCATTTGTCTCTATTTTTTCAATCAGTGGATGTCTTAGTTCTTTCATATCTAAATAAGACTCTTTGGTAGTAGCATCTATATTGGGTTTACTATAATTGTTTTTAGTAGCAATTAACATTTTACAATGTAAAAGATCTAATGTTTTACATACATCAATCAAATGATATAAATTATCTTCTTTTATTTTACTATGAAAAGTATCGTATACCAAATGAACTTGTTTCATAAAAGAAGATGTATCATTACAAATTTGTTTTGTAATGTTATCTAGAAAATCACCACCTAGGCTGTATGTGGTTGAATTGTATTCGTGTTTCAAAATATTTTCGACGTGAAATACTTTTTTATACTTGGTACACTTCGATACATATTCAATATCCAAAGATTGTATATGTTTCGATAAAATATTATAACGACGTTTCGTAATCAATAAAGAAATACCGCTGGTTGTCTCGTGTATTTTTATCACGTTGGTCTTACTTTTCTTGTCCAATGTTTTATATATATCTTCTAGGGTTTGTATGAATGCCTCTAATTTATCTTTGGATTCTATTTTTTGTTCGATCATAGTATCTAATGTAAAGTCGTTTCCGGGCAAAATCATTTCATCCATATATTCTGGATATTTATCAAAAGAACAATTATGAATTTGACTAAGTAGAGACAAATTAAAAAATCCTTCAATCGTTTCTTTTATAGTTTGAATCATAGAAAATGTTTTTCTAGAGTCAATATACTTCATTAGATGCTCGTCTAATGTATTCATTATTTGCGTCAACTGATTACAAAAAACATATACATGATGATAGTCGTTTGGAGTACATTTCTTTAAAATATTTTTACGAAGTATATAGTCCATATCTTTCATAGAATTAAAATAAGACGTCCAATCATATTGATGGTCAATCATATGCTGAGTCATATTATAAGATTCTTGTAAAATGTGGGGGTCTCTAGTTGGATTTACCAATATATATTGGAACAATCGTTTTCCCATTTTTGTTTTACATTCATTCAATAGAGACATAATACACGAATACTTATGTTCTTGGCTTTGGTCTGTTTCTAATATATTCAATTGTTTTAATAAATGATTCGCCAATATCAAACGAGTATCTTCGGGTTCAATCTTTGGCTCCTTTATTTTGTCTACCAATCCCGGATTATGTTGTTCTACATAGTTTAACAAAAAACACAACGATTGAAAGGAAATAATATCATGGGCTAGATTATTTTTATGAAAATATTTATCCATCAATTCTTCTTGGTACATTTGATGTTCGCATTTTTTAGCTTGTTCTGATAAGAATGTATGTTCATTCAATGAAATAATGGTGGTTTTTTTACTTTTAGTATTCATATATTGTATGATATCAACCATTTGTTTGGATTCTATATTATGAATAAAAATAATCTCAATTGGATTATATATGGATATGTGTTTTTCAATTTCATCGTAAGTGGTTGGATTATGATAATAAGGAACTTTATATTCGTTTGTATATAAATTTCCACTATGCGAATCTAATGTAGTAAATCCAAACACATAGTTTTCATGAAATAATTTATTGGTTTTGTGTATCCAAACACATGTAATATGATTCGTCAATGTTTCACTAGGATTAAATATGGTTCCAGGACTAAATATACCGGTTTCTTTTCGTACTATAATACCATCTTGTTCCATTTGTTCAAACACTACCACAATATAAGTAGATACCATTTTTTGAATATATTTGTCTATCATATAATCTCGAAATCCAGCCATATATATTTTATCTTTTCCTAACGGTTTATTTGCGATTTTTAACTCACACGTTGTGGTAAACTCTACCATATCTTTATCCTCTGGTGATTTTGAATAGACTTCTATGAAACTACCTACTTGCATAAACAGTAAGGTTTTGTCTCCATATTTCTCTTTATAGTTGTTCAATAAAGAGAAATATTCTTGGATTAATGCCATATTATTCATTATATATATTTATTTTCTATATTATAATAATGAATGATTATATTTTAAGAAATGTAGTGATGATTGTATTTGTAATTACCATTATGTATTATTACTATATTTATATTATGATTACTATGGTTCAAAACAAGAATAATAATAGGTGTGATCCTATTACAATGATTAGTGGAAAAATAGGTGGATTTGAAAATAGTGGTTCTTCCTTTAAAACCTGTATACAAGATGTTCAACCCATTATTTATAGTGAAATTAAGAATACAAACGATACTATGGTAGAAAATATAAATAATATTACATCTGAAATGAAGAAAGAAAACGAAGACTTTTTGTCTCAATTAAAAAATGATTACGAGTCACAAAATGAATACTTGGTGAATGATATGAAACGTCTCGATAAAACAAAGAATACTATGAATGAAAAAATTAAGAAAACAAATGACTCTATAACAGAATCGTTAAATAAAATAAATGATATAATATAATATGAACTCTATAGTATACAAATTATATGAAGATACTACAATTGAAAAGTCACGTCAAATATCTAGTGCGCCAGCTTTTGTACTCTTATTTGTATTTTTTATAATTATTTTTATATTATCTTTTTATCTAAAAAAAACATTTTTAGGTAGAAATTGGCAAGAAAATCGATGTGACTATATTTTTATGTCAGGATTTTTACAACCAGATGATTCCATAAAACCACATGACTATACATTAAAGAATTTAAAATATTGTATAAAACAAACTATTTATAATGAAACACCATTATTGGCGCATATGAAAGAATCTTTTGATAAAATAAAATATTTGATTGGATTTGTAAAAAAACAAATTGGTCTATATGAATCACACATAAAACAAGATGTAACCGAATCAACCAAAAAATACAATGATATTGTGAAGAATAAAATAGATTATTTGAAATACAAACAACGTGATTTGAATAAAATATATAATAAATTAGACAAAGAATTTACATTATTAACCAATAAGATTGAAACTGGAGTTGAAAACAAAACCGAATTAGAGAAAGAAAATAAAATAAATAATGATTACACAAATGATGCTCGATATATAAATTATGCTAGTAAATAATAATGTATTATTATATGTTACACCTTTGCACATTTAAAACGCCGATTTTAAGGTAGGTAATTTTTTAGTTTTCGTGTCCTATTTGATGGTTTTTTTACATATTTTTCTGTTCTATTATAAGAACCCTTAAATATATTTTCATACTTTTCTTTTGGTATGTCTCTTATTACTTTTAATATATTTTCTTTTAATTTTAAATGTGTTAACCCATCTAATTTTTGCAATCGTGATTTTAGCATAGTAAAATAATTTTCTATAGAATTGGTAAAATGTTGATACGGAACAGCATATAATATATTGTTATGTTTATTCACTAATTCTTTTATTCTTTCGTTTCTATGACTACTCGCATTATCTAATATAATTAATTTATTTCTTAATTTACTTGTAATATTTTTTTCTAAAAATTCAATTAACCTATCTGTATTTATTCCACCTTTTTCATATAAATCCCATTCTATCACACCATCAACCGAAATAGCAAATATTCCTGTATATTTTTTGAATACTTCTTGACTTTGCGTTTATGTCAATATCTTTACCAAATCGTTTAACTGGTTCGTGTCATATTCTTGTAATTTTTAATGTAATATTATTATCATTTACGATTCGGTTCAAATGAAAACGACTTAATGTTAATGTAGGGTATTTTTCTTTTAATTTTCAAGTAAATCCTGCATCGTAATAGTTTTATTTATCTTTATTTCATCTAATATAAACTTCACTTGGTTTTTATGAACTTTATACGCAACAGGTTTTCGGTTGTGTCTTTTTATTTCACCATTTTCATTATATTTATTAACCCATCTTAACAAACTTCGTGCAGAACATTTGAATATTTTTACACACTTCTTCCTGTGTATTGTCTTCTGTTAAATATTATTCAACGGCATATAATTTATAATCTTCGCTTTTATGAGTAGGCATTATATCATATAATAATTATATTATATGATATAAAAATTTGGAATAAAAAAAATGTTTATAATTAATTAGGTTTTACACTAAAATTATACTTGTGAATAATTGAATGTAAATAGTTATACTTCAAGCTCATCCTCAATTATGAGAGGTTTCTTTACCTTTTTCTTGATAATAACTTTGGTCTTTGGTTTTGGTTCAATTACAAATCCGTCTTCAATATATGTTATTTCATCTTGAACTTCATAAATGGGTTCAGTATTTAATTAAATTGTATCATCTTGTTCTTCAAGAACCTGAGTTTTTACAATACTTGTAATACACTTCTCAGCTTGTTTTTTATTGTTTTCAATCTCTTTTTCTAATTGTTTAATGAGTGTATCATTATATTCACAATACTCAACAATCTCTTGTTGGCGTTCCAGTGACGGAATTGGGATTTTTATATTTTGTAAATCTTTTGAATATACGTGTGGTTGTGCGGCTCCTGATTGTGATTTAAATATTTTATCTTGGATAGACTTTAACAAATAATACAAATAGGTGTTATTTATTGAGTTATTTTTTGGTATTATTGAAAAGCAATCACTCGCCCATACTTTTTTATTATATTTACTAATAAATCCAGCATATGCTCCACTTGAAGAACATAATATTGTATTTTCATCTGCATTATATTCATTATGAAATCCCATTGGTTTTTGACCTCCTCCAATTACATGATATTCTCCTTCAACTAATGTATCTTTTTTTATTCCTTTTCCGTTTTTGAATTTACAAACTTCCCCTAATGTTTTCACAACATTCTCGCCAAACATTTTTTGAGTATTTAAACAAAACTCGTTCAAGGTTTTCAACTCTTTGATTTTTTCCTGACTTGTTTTATTCGCCTTCTCATAGATGAAATCCAAATATTTGACGATTTCTTCTTGCTTTTCAAGTGGGGGGATGGGGATTTTTATGTTTTCAATATTTGTTTTAGAAATATTTTTTATGGCAACTCCTGTATATAATTTATCCATTATATCTAAATTATGAAATAAATAATAATAACAATATTTCAAATTTAGAATGATTTTATTTTTATTTTGAAGAATATAACAATGATCGCTTGTTGAAAATTTTAAACCATAATTTACATTTGGTTCTCCTCCATCACCAATAATTAAACTTTCTTCTTCATAATCAGCTTCATTCACATATTTTTTAACAATCATTGAACTTTTGAAAAATGGATATATGCCTTCATCACCGCCATACTTTGCGTTTCTTTTACTTTTGGGTAAGAATTTACAAACTTCCCCCAAGGTTTTTACTACACCCCCTTCTTCGTATTGGTCTTCTTCTGCATCGTCTTTCATATATTCGGCATAATTTAGTGAGTATGAATTTGATGCCAAATTTTCAATTGGCACTTCAACCAATAAATTCTTAACATCTTCATACGGATTGTAATCATAAAACTTTACTTTGGTTGTTTGATGTGTTTTTGAAAACTTGTAATCTCGCCCAGTTTCTTTTTGAGTTTTTCCGATTTTAATTTTGGTTTCTAAAACATCTTTTCCTTCTCTCTTTTTCACAAAATAGAACACACAAGTCTTAATACTTGTATAGGTAAATATACCTGATGGTAAATAGATAATTTCTTTCAAATCACACGTTTTCAATAAATATTCTCTAATTGCAACTAATCTATTATTAGATTTACTGAATAAATCTTGTCCGTCAGGTAATACTACCGCACATTTACCATTAATCTTCAACATATAAATTATTGCTTGAATAAATAAGCTAACTGCATTATCTGTTTTTATTGGAACATATTCACGTTTCATTGGACTTTCAAAATCATCATATTTTAATCCTTTAATTCCAAATGGTGGATTAGCAAGTATATTATCAAACTTTCTTGTAATTGGAACACGAATACTATCCCCTCTATCCAATTTTTCAAACATATGTCCTGTTGAGATTAACATATTAGAAACTGCTAATTGATATGTATCTGGTTCTAATTCTTTACCATATAATCCTTCATTCTTAATAAAAACCCAATCAAGTTTAATATGTTTATTCTTTGCTTGTATCATAATATTTTGTAAATAGGTGATTAAGAACCCACCTGTTCCCATAGTAGGGTCTCCACATGTATCTATTTTTCCATCCGGATAAATTTGAGGGTCAATAAGTGTCACCATCATTTTCTTGACTAATGGTTGAGTAAAGAATTGACCCAACACTTTACCAGTCATAATATCTTGAATAACTTCTTCATAAGCATTGCCTAACACATCGCATTCTGTATGTGTCTTGTCAAGAGAGTTTAATTTATCAATTAATTTTTTATAGGTAGATTTATGTTGGATATCAAACCCTTTGCCTTTTAAGAATATATTTTTTGTGGTAGGATGATTTGATAAAATGTCATCCCATAAATATTTCATATTTACAGGAATATTATCTTCTTTTTCGTTTGCAAGATGTGTGAAACGAACAATTTCTAATAATTTATTTTTATGTTTTTCAATCATTTCATCTTCAATATGAGTAAAATCATATTCATACTCGTCAATATTGATTTCCCTACCAAAATGGGGTTCAAGTAATTTTAATATTAGCAAATAAGACATAGTTCTTAATGCTTTCTCACCAGTTAAACCTTCATTGTCTCTCAATATATTCAAACAACTTTTGAATACACTGATGAGTGTGGTTTTATTATCCATTTTAGAAATATTGGTTTGACTAATTTGTTGCATTTCAGATAGTGTGATACAAGGTGACTTCTTACTTTGGTGTCTTGTGAAATCAATCTTTTGATTAAACACCTTTTTACACAAATCGCATGAATAATGTTTTGACATTGCCATAGTTATATAAGATAATATTACTTTATTTTTAAATCAATTTTTTTATCATATTATAAAAAAAAGGATTTTTTACTTAACCTAAACATTTATAAATTACAAAATAACACCCATTTTCTTTTTCTTATTTGTGATAGTAATTATATCTCGCAAATCCTTTACATTATAGTATTCAACCCATAAACAATTCGGCGGAAATAAAGCATCTATTTTGCATAATTCGCTACTTACAATGGATAAATCCAAATATTGTTTTTTAATTTCAGGATACAACAATAAATACTCACCTACTTTATTTTTACAAGTTTCCAAATCATAATATACTCGTTCAATACTTAAATAGTCTATCCAGTTTGTAAATTGTCCTTTGAATACTATTTCAGGTTCATTGGATAATCTATTATCTTCCTCACAAAATTTATTATAACTTTCTTTACTTTTTATATTTTTTTTATCAGCAATTATTTTTCTTGCTTTTTCATATGTTGTAGCAAGTGCAGTTCTTTTTATTGTTTTTAATCTTAATTTTTGTGTTAATTCATCGTCATATTCACCAAACTCATCAATTATTTCTATTTCTTCTTTTTCTCTTGGTTTTGGTTTTTGTTTTTCAATCTCAATTCTAAACACCTTGATTTTTTGAGTAATAGTTTCATCTTCTAAACCCATTTGGTGAATAACTTCTCTTACCTTTTTCAAATCAGGATTTTCATTATTTTCTAACCAGTCATCTCTATTCAAAATTGGTAAGATGATTTTGTTTTTTTTATTTATATCATTTTTGTTTTTTCTACTTGCTCTTAATGCCGATTGAACGATACGGATATTTGATGTCATATTTTCAGCAAATACAACACCATCCAATAATGGAAAATCCCATCCTTCGCCCAAACAATAGACACAAGTAATTATTCCAAACTTCGCCTTTTCAAAATTATTTATTATTTCTTTTTGGTCTTTTGATTTCATTTCACTATGGTAATTTGAATAATACAAATCAGGTATATCAAAGTAACTATCGTCTAACAGCATTTTTATATATTGAATTAATTTCAACGAATTATCCTTGTTATTTGAATATATCAATAAATGATGTGAATGTCCGTCAAATATGCTTTTCAAAGATGCAAACGCACTCAAAAACAATCTCTTATCATTTTCTTCTATAATATGAAATTTTGATAATTGTTGTTCGAATTGTTCATCATTAGTAATAATGGTTTGAATAACATGATCACAAATAATATTTTCATCAATCGCCCATAGCAAACATTTTCTATCAATTATTTCTCCAAAATGTTCAACATTATCATTTGACACTACAATACCATCATCACACGTACTTTCTAATTGTTTAAGTGTAGCAGTTAATGACAGTTGTTTAATAGATGGAATGTTTAACATTTGAATATATTTTTTTGTAGTGTGTGCTAAAGGCATATTATTTGTAGTTAAATGATGAACCTCGTCTAATATTTTCATACCAAATACAAATCTCGTAGCTTGTGTTGCAGTATATACTTTATGTGCCGATGAATATGTAGTTATTACAATACATTTTTTTTGATTATTTTCTAAAAATCGCATTATAGTTTCAATATCTACACCACATGACACAATTAAATACGGAATACTTTGAAACAAAACACAAATAACTTCTTCCCATTGTTTCAATAATAATATATTAGGAACACCGATAAGAATAGTATTTGAGTTTAGTTCTTGTGTAATCCATAATGAAATTAGAGTTTTTCCTACGCCACACATTAATACAAGCATACCTCTATCGTATTGTTGAAAATGTATAACTGAATTTTCAATAATAATAGTTTGGTCGTTTCTTGGTATATAGGAAACAATTTGTTTATTTGTTCTCTTGGATTTTAGTATATGAATTAATGATTGAATATTTAGTTTTTTCATTGTTTTTCTTACTCTGTTGCGTCTTTCTAAATCACTAATTTCTTGTTTTGATAATTTTCTATATTTAATTCCAAGTGTAATTAGATAAGGTTCAATAAGCGTAATAATTTTTTTATTGTAAAATTCAGTTCCTGCATCATATTTAACATTTAATTTACGAAACTCATTTTGTAATAAGCGTTCAACATTTCCCAACTTTTCAATAGGAACTTCAAATACAACTTCAAAATATCCTCTTTTAATCTCACCAATAGCATATTGTGAATCTCTATTAGGAATATTATCTGATTTACCCATTTTACACGCATCATCAACATCATATGATGGATGATTTCTAACATAAATATATCCGTTAGTGGAATTCATTTTGATAAAGTTCATACAAAGTTATTTAATAACAAAAGTAAATCAATTTTTTATTATATTCAGGAAATAAAATAAAAAACTTTTAAGAAAATCGGCGTTTTAAATGTGCAAAGGTGTAATATATATACTTTTATGGGTAATCATATATAAAGTATTTTTATTTGAAACATTTGATACTAGAAATGTATCTAAAAAAGTGATAGAAGACATACATTCCTATCCAGATAAATCATTAGATATATTTACAGATAAAGTATTCAAACCCGAATGTTGTCCTTCATTATACACCAAATCATCAGGTTGTATGTGCGAAGATGAGACAAATAATAATTTGTTAGTCATGCGCGGAGGAAACCGAATGCTTAAAGATACATATGCAAAGCCGGTAAAGTCTCCTTATTTGATTGGACCATTGTGTCCACAATGTCCCGAGTAATTTCAAAGGGAAACGTTATGTTTTTGATTACTTTTTCATTGAACAATGAACACGAAGGTTTTAACAAACTATATAAATTGATGCGATTAAATATAATCTCTAGGGTTCTTTTTAAATTCCGGACACCCTTTTCTTGACTTGTTTTTTGTTCTATAATGTAAGTTAATATATCATCATGAAATAAAAAGTCACCCTTATTTAATTTTAGGGTTTGCTCGATAGAGGGAATTAAAAATTGATTGCTAATGACTATTTTATCTTTTGTACTATATCCTTTTGTCTCAATAACAAACATTCTATCTCTTAAAATTTTATTTACTTTGCTTTCATCGTTATAACTAAATATAAATAAACATTTACTCATATCAATATTTATCTCTGAAAAATATTTGTCAATAAAATTTGTATTTTGTGTACTATCCGTCAAATGCGTCAATATACCAATGATTTCTTCGCCCTTGGGCGAATCACTTACTTTGTCTAATTCATCAAAATATATGATTGGATTATTTGTTTTACATTGAATTAAAACATCTACAATTTTTCCATAGGTACTTCCTTCGTAAGTATACGAATGACCTTCTAAATAAGAACTATCGGTAGCTCCACCTAACGTAATGAAACCAATTTCACGATTTAATAATGTACTAATCCCATTTTTTAATAATGTGGTTTTACCAGTTCCCATAGGACCTTTCAAAGCAATCGAATTACCAATCGATTCGGGATTATTAATCCATTGTCCAATTAATTGCATAAACTGCATTTTAGCATCATTCATACCATAAACCGATTCATCTAATATTTGTTTACATTTCATAATATAGTCTCTACAAGATTGTAAACCATCTTCTTTTTTGATTGGCAAACGACTAGATGAATTGAATGGAATCGATAAAAAAGTATTTATCCATTGGGTTAATTTATTATATTCCCCACTATGTTTACTCATTGTCATCAAAGAATCCATTTTTTTTAATACAACTGATTTTATATGTATTGGTATATCCATTTCCAATAATTGTATTCTATATGGTTTATCGTTTTTATCTTGTTTTAGAGTTTCTAATTGCTTGATAATGGTTTCTTGTTTCATAGGACTCAGTGATTTAAAATATTCATGTTCATCGCTTTTTTTCTGGATACAAATCATTTTTTCAAATTTATCATAATTTTTACTTTGACGTTTTTTGAGTTGTTTTTCTTTTTTTTTGTAAATAGATTTACTAAACGTATCAAATAATTGGTTTAACTTATCCTTTTTTTTGTCATGAATAATATCTTTTATTAAGACAATGTCATCGTTTACATCTTCATATATTTCTTCTTCTTCTTCTTCTTCTTCTTCTTCTTCTTCTTCTTCTTCTTCTTCTTCTTCATCATCTTCAGAGGATTCTTGTTCATTGGTCTCTTCTTTTTTAGAAGATATCAAAGCATTTAAAAATTTGATATACTCTTCGTTCATACATAATACAAATTTAATTATTTATATATTTATAAAAATTGATTAAATATATATATTTATACTTATTAAAGGATGGATATGAAAAATAAACCTTCGTCAAAAATTATTGGTATTCAATTCAGCATTTTGAGTCCCGATGAAATTGTTCGAAATTCGGTTGCTGAGATTACTAGTAAAGATACTTACAATGGAATGAAACCAAAAATTGGTGGATTATTTGACCCAAGAATGGGTGTATTAGACCCTGGTATGATTTGTCCTACGGATGGTCAAAATTATATTCAATGTCCCGGATATTTTGGTCATATTGTTTTAGCAAAACCTGTATTTTATATTCAATATTTCAATGTAATTCAAAAAATTTTGAAATGTATTTGCTTTAAATGTTCTAAGTTACTTATTTCAAAAGAAGTCTATAAATATGTTTTAAACTATAGTCATAATGAAAGATGGGATAATTTTTATCAAATATGTAATAATTTAAAACCAAGTAGGTGTGGAGAACACACCCAAAATGGTTGCGGTTGTCTTCAACCTAAAATAAAAAAAGAAGGTTATTGTACATTACATGCTGAATGGACAAATGACGATAAAGAAGTGATTACTATTAAATATACCCCTGAATTAGTAACTAAAATTTTCAAAAAAATAACCGACGAAGATATAGACTTTATGGGGTTTTCACCTAAATGGTCCCGTCCAGAATGGATGATATGTCAAATTTTTGCGGTGCCGCCCCCAAGCGTAAGACCGTCAGTAAAACAAGACTCTCAGCAAAGAAGTGAAGACGACATTACGCATATTATCATCAATATCATTAAATTTAACAATAGTTTAAGAGAAAAAATAAACGATCCAGAAAGTAACAACAAAATTATTGAAGATTGGACCTCTTTGCTACAATATTATATTGCTACTTTAGTCGATAATAATATCCCAGGAACATCTCCGGTAACCCAACGTTCAGGACGTGCTCTAAAGTCTATTACCGAAAGACATAAGGGTAAAACTGGACGAGTAAGAGGCAATCTTATGGGAAAGCGGGTTGATTTTAGTGCTCGTTCGGTAATTACACCTGACCCTGAATTATCTATTGCCGAGTTAGGTGTTCCACTAAAAATAGCGATGAATATTACAAAGCCTATTTATGTAAACGATGAAAATAAAAACTATTTGTTGTATTTGATAAAAAATGGCCCGGATACGTATCCAGGCGCAAAAATTCTTGAAAAGAAAAATGGAGAAAATATATCCCTTCGTTATGTAGATCGTGAACACATTATGATTTACGAAGGAGACAAAGTTCATAGACATATGTTGGATGGTGATTATGTATTGTTTAATCGTCAACCTACTTTACACAGAATGTCTATGATGGCGCACATAGTGAAAGTACTAAATAAAGGCGATACATTCCGAATGAATGTAGCGGATACAAAACCATACAATGCGGATTTTGATGGAGATGAAATGAATATGCATATGCCACAAAACGATGAGGCTGAAATGGAATTAAAATATTTGGCGGCGATTCCATATCAAATCGTTAGTCCAGCAAACAATAATAGTATTATTGGTATTTTCCAAGATTCTTTATTGGGCAGTTATTTATTAACCAAACCTAACATTATATTTTCTCGTAAAGAAGCAATGAATTTGATTGCCAAAACAATTCAACCAGACTTATCTATTTTCAAAGATAAATCGAAAAACACATTTACTTCACATGAATTAATTTCAACTATATTGCCGAATATTTCATTAAATTACAAAAAAGATGATGAACGTACAGATAGTTCCAATCACATTCATATTCAAAATGGAACTATGATGAGCGGTCAAATCGATAAAGGAGTGTATGGAAAAGCTGGAAAAGGGTTAATTCAGCGTATTTATAACGACTATTCTCCATTACATTGTCAATATTTCTTGGATGACATACAAGCTATAGTTACAGAATATATGAAAACAACCGGTTTCAGTGTCGGAATGAGCGATTTAATCGCAACAGACGATACTACTCGCAATGTAAAAACTATTATTTTAGAAAAAAAGAATAAAGTAGCGAATCTAATTGACGATATCCAACAAGGTATATTTGTAAATAAATCTGGATTATCTAACAAAGAATATTTTGAAAGTGAAGTGAATAATATTTTGAATGAAGCTTCAAAAGAATCTGGTGATATAAGTATGAAACATTTAGACCCATCAAACAGATTTGTAACCATCATTACTTGTGGTTCAAAAGGCAATGAATTAAATATGTCACAAATGATTTCATGCTTAGGGCAACAAAATGTTGAAAATAAACGTATTCCGTATAGTTTTACAAATAGAACATTACCACATTATCAGCAATTTGACGATAATCCAGTTTCACGTGGCTTTGTAGAAAGTTCATTCATTGAAGGATTGCGTCCTGAAGAATTGTTTTTCCATGCAATTGGTGGTCGTATTGGTTTAATCGATACTGCCGTAAAAACAAGTACAACCGGTTATATTCAAAGACGACTAATCAAAGGGTTAGAAGATATCCAAGTATGTTATGATAGAACAATACGAAACAATAAGAATAAAATCATCCAATTTTCGTATGGGTCTACCAATATGGATACGGTACATATGGAAAATATGAAATGCGACCTGTTTGAAAAATCAACACAAAAAATTTACGAGTTATATGATTATAAAGTAGACGATAAAAAATACAATAAGTTATATTTTACAGCAAACGCGTTGAAAGAATTTATGGATAATATACCTCCACTTCTTGAGAGGGTAAAAAAAGACGTTGAATTTCTAGTAAATCAACGAGATGAATATATCCAATATGTATTAGAATATAATAGTGATGAGACCATTTATTCGTCTGTACCATTTCTACAAATTATTCAAAACGTGAAACATCAGTTCCATTTAACAAATACATCTGTATCGAATATTTCTCCTCTTGAAATGTATGATATTATCGATGAATATTACAATAATTTAGAAAACATTTATAATCCATGTAGATTATTTCATTTGATCTATTATTATTATTTGAACCCATTTATACTAATTTATAAACATAAATACAACAAAGATGCTTTGTTATTCTTACTCGAACAAATTACTTACAAATATAAAAAATCACTTGTAAATCCGGGCGAAATGGTTGGTATGATATCGGCACAATCTATTGGTGAACCTACAACCCAAATGACCTTAAATACATTCCACTATGCTGGTGTAGCTAGTAAATCAAATGTGACACGCGGAGTCCCGCGAATGGAAGAATTATTATCGTTGACCCAAAATATTAAAAATCCATCGTTAACCATATTTATGCATCCTGAAAATGAAACCGATAAAGATAAAACGATTGATATATTGAATCGTGTGGAACACATAAAATTCAAGGATATTGTCAATAAATGTGAAATTCATTACAAACCAAATAATGATTATGATAAAAAAGAAGAGTCCTTTATGGAATATTATAATGAAGTTGAACAAATTTTGAAAGGCGTTTCGGAATGTGGCGAAGACAAGTATAACAGTTGGATATTGAATATTTATTTAGATAGCAAGGCAATGTTTTATCGGAATATTACGATACAAGAAATTCATTTTACAATGAATCAAATTTACAAAAAAGATATTCAATGTTATTATAGTAATGAGGATAAGATAGAGTCTCAAATTGTTCTCAAAATTAAATTAAAAAAAGAAAGGGAACTAAGCTCAAATTACAAAGGTGAAGATGATAACATTTATCTAGTAAAAAGCTTTCAAGAAAAATTATTAAATCAAATTGTACTGAGAGGTATTAATAAAATACAAAAAGTGAATCTGCGAGAAATTAATAAATATATGAATTATGATGGAAGTCTATATACTAAAAACAAAATATATGTGTTAGATACAGTAGGTTCGAATTTAGCGGAAGTATTAACCCTTGACTTTATAGATTATAAACGTACTTATTCCAATAATATATCCGAAATGTTGGAAGTATTAGGTATTGAAGCTGCGCGTAAATGTTTATTCAATGAAATAAAAGAAGTCATGGAATTTGGCGGAACGTATATTAATCATCATCATATTTCATTATTATGTGACCGAATGACTACGAATCACAAAATGGTATCTATATTTAGGCACGGAATTAACAATGATGATATCGGACCTATTGCGAAAGCTTCCTTTGAAGAAACAACCGAAATGTTTCTTCGTGCGGCAAAACATGGTGAATTAGATGAAATGCGAGGTGTATCCGCAAATGTAATGTGCGGACAAGATGGATATTATGGAACATCGTCCTTTTCAGTATATTTGAATATGAATGATGTAAGTCAATTTACAAAATTATCGGTAAAAGAACAAAAAGAAGAAGAATTAAATCTATATTTGAATAAGGGTACTTGTACCATAGACAATATCAAAATTTCACATAATCTGAAAAAAGAACAAGGTGTAAAAATAACACAACAAGAAGAAGACAATTATGACCTAGAACTATAAATTTTGTAGATATTATATGTATGAATGACTATAATATCTATTTACTTGTCTCCAACTATTATTATTCATATACAGTATTTATATAATGATTCATTGTAATGGGTTCTACTATGAATTCATTTTTTATTTTAATTCCACTATCTCTATGGTAAAATAAATCAAATTTTCCATAGTCAATGACTCTTATAAAATATAGTTCATTGGAAGGATGTGTTTTATAAAATACAATGTTCTTTTGTTTGCTTTTTTTAATGTTTTTGGCTTTACACAATACAACAGGTAATTTATAATAATCGCAAAATACCATAATATCGATAGATGTCAATGAATACGTTTCTTCCATTATATGTGTTAATAATTCTTCTTTATTTTCGAAATGTTTCTTCTCTTTTTCCAATACTTCTGTAAAATCTAAAATACTATTTTTATAAGCATTGTACAACATGGTTTTTATCTTGTTTTTATCATTGGTTCCTTTAAGCTCTTTTTTCAAAATATATTCTAACAACAAATAGTTACAATCATTGGTGTCAGTTTTTATTCTTATGTGTTTGGTACGTGGTGGAAAATATTGTTTCCATATAGATTTATGTGGCATATAATGAACGTAAATGCAATTGTCTCTTTCTAATAATTCTCGGTCATATGTTTTTTGGATATTATATTTGTATGGTTTTTTACTTGGTGGTTCGTCTGATGAATTCTTATTGTTTGGGGGTTCATCATGAGAAGATACATCTGGATCACTTTCAGAATCACTTGGTGGTTCGTCTGATGAATTCTTATTGTTTGGGGGTTCATCATCGGAAGATACATCTGATGAATTCTTATTGTTTGGGGGTTCATCATCGGAAGATACATCTGATGAGTTCTTATTGTTTGGGGGTTCATCATCGGAAGATACATCTGGATCACTTTCAGAATCACTTGGTGGTTCGTCTGATGAATTCTTATTGTTTGGGGGGTCGTCTGGTGAGTTCTTATTGTTTGATGGTTCATCATCGGAAGATACATCTGGATCACTTTCAGAATCACTTGGTGGTTCGTCTGATGAATTCTTATTGTTTGGGGGTTCGTCTGATGAGTTCTTATTGTTTGATGGTTCATCATCGGAAGATACATCTGGATCACTTTCAGAATCACTTGGTGGTTCATCATCTGAAGATACATCTGGTTCACTTTCAGAATCACTTAGATGATATTGTTCTATAGTTTTTTCAGCATAGTCGATCATTTCATCTAATTCATTATTATCAATCTCATAATATCGTTTATATTTGTTAATATCATTCATATCTTTTAAATATTTATCTAAATTGGATTTATACAACAGGATTTCATTCTTATTGATATCAAAGTTTTTGTAAGGATTAATATTATAATGGTCCTTAAATAAAGAATTATATATTTTATGATTACGAATAATACTTTCAGAGAAATATTGTATATATTTATATTCATTGTCTTCACCTGTATATAAATTATTTTTTGGAAGAATGCATTTTCCTTCTGGTGTTTCTAATAAACAATGTTGTGATGTATAATCCTTTTCATATTCTTTTGTATTATCTGTTTCTCTAAGCTCCTGATTTATATTCTCTATCAAATCCTGTATAGGGTCATGTTCTAATATAGAAAATTCAAAATATTTATGTATATGTTTATCTAACATTTCTTTTAATTGAGAAATTTTATTGGATAGGTCTTCGTCTTCTTGTTCTATTACCTTTATTAAATCTCGTTTTGTAACCAAATGTTTTATATTCATTATGATTATTTTCATTTTTTCAAAGAACAAAGAGTAAAAACGCTCTTCTAATTTTAATTTAGATATGTTATCGTAATAAGTTTTTTCGCCTTCACTAAGAATTTTATCATAATTCAAATAGGAGCTTTCCTCCATAGGTATAAGGTCATCTTTTATATTCATCATAGGTTCGGATAAATGTATATATTGATTTGTCTCGGTTAATATTCCAATTATATTTCCAGCTTCTATGATTTTATGAGTAGGTTTACATAATACATATTCATATTTATGTTTCAATTCATTCAAAAATACTAATGTATCATTATAATTATTATATTCGATATTATCTACATAGTCATATTTTATATCTTTTATAATACTGCTCGGACGACTCGGTAAATAATATTGTTTCTTCTTATTCTTTATGATTCCAGCAATTACTTGTCCATTATGATTTAAAACTTGTAGTTTTATTGCATAGGATTTATCTTTTATCATATCTAATAATTCACGTAAAGTATGATTTATTTTATATTCATCAGTTTTTAAGCTTGGTTTACATTTTTCTAAATTAATCTCTTGTAAAAACATTTTCATTTGTTGTATAGGTTCATCGCTCTTATCAAACAAATAATGCTCCTTTTTCTCTTTAGTATATTTTATAACATTTTCATATACATATTTATCACTATTATTGAGTTTGAATCTATATAGTATAATGCTTTCTTTATTTTGATCAAAAACATAGTTGGAATAATCCGAATGTGGGCATAATATTTCTATTTTTTCACTAGTGTCGTCATTTATATCATTGATGATGATCATATTGATGGAGTTATTCCGGTTTAAAATACCAGATGTAATTATATCCCACAAATAAATATAGTCTATATATTTGTATAATTGAACGTGAAAGTTTTCCAGACCATTTATGATTCGTTTTAATCCATATGGATTATTTTTCATTTTTTTAAACAATTTATATTTACGATAAGAGTCAAATTTAGCGTCAGTGAGTTGCTTATAATGTTTTCTATGCTTATCCAATACTCCTTTTTTATTATAAAAAATAGAAGGTAATTTTCCATTGTGAAATTCTAATATAGTATCTAAATTTACCTTTTCAATGATAACATTCAGCATATCCTTTACATTTTTATAACCAAATGCGTTTGAAATAGCAATCAAAAAAGAATCGTCCTTTTTATCATGCGTTCCTTTTCTTAGTAGACAATTGGTTTTGAGTTGTTTATTTACAAAACAATCTATAGAATTATAACTCAAAAACTTGGACAATTTTATACTTAAATGTCCTAATCGGTCTTTATCCAAAGGAACTTTTGTTCCATCTTGTATATAATATTTAGATTGATTATTTTTATAACTAAATTCGACTTTTTCAATAGCTTCTTTTATTCTTTTATTGATAGTTTCATTCTTTGAATTAAAACAACATGGCATAAATTTTCCTTCTGGATGTTTTTTTTTATCTGTAAATGAAATAATATTATTTTTTTTATATTTATTACTGAATATTTGAAAAATATATTTTCCTTTTGGTATTTCTTTTGTGTTGGTAAAAATAAAAGATTGTAACTTTTGATCATCTATTTCTTCTTTTGTAATGGGAACATCACGCTTGAAATCCCAATACAATGGACACATATAATAGTTATTTTCATATTCAATGATTTCATCCTTTTTATTATAAGAATCAGGAGCTATTTTATCTATATATTCTTTCTCAACTTTAGATAATACAATAGGTTGTTTTCTTTGTTGCCAATCGCATGTCTTTGAATAATGGGTTACAAAAAGATCCTTGTTTGTTTTTTTTAATTTTGATAATAAAGGAACTCTATTTTTGAAATTGGACTTAATTTCTTTATCTGAATCTATTGCCCCTCCTTCATAATTACTATTTGAATCATAATTTGAGGCATTATTTCTTTGTTTGGGTTTGAATGTATATACATCATCATTATCATTGGATACATTTATAGTTGACTCTTTATTGGACAGCTTCTCTTCTGGTTTAGAATCTTCACCAAAAATATCATTTTCTAATGACTTCTCTTCTGGTTTAGAATCTTCACCAAAAATATCATTTTCTAATGACTTCTCTTCTGGTTTAGAGTCTTCACCAAAAATATCATTTTCTAATGACTTCTCTTCTGGTTTAGAGTCTTCACCAAAAATATCATTTTCTAATGACTTCTCTTCTGGTTTAGAGCCTTCATCAAAAATATCATTTTCTAATGACTTCTCTTCTGGTTTAGAGTCTTCACCAAAAATATCATTTTCTAATGACTTCTCTTCTGGTTTAGAGTCTTCATCAAAAATATCATTTTCTAATGACTTATCTTCTGGTTTAGAGTCTTCATCAAAAATATCATTTTCTAATGACTTCTCTTCTGGTTTAGAGTCTTCACCAAAAATATCATTTTCTAATGACTTCTCTTCTGGTTTAGAGTCTTCATCAAAAATATCATTTTCTAATGACTTCTCTTCTGGTTTAGAGTCTTCATCAAAAATATCTTCGCTATCAGAATCATCTTCTTTAGAATTATCGCTTTTAGAATCTTGACTATCAGAATCATGTTCTTTAGAATTATCGCTTTTAGAATCTTGACTATCAGAATCATCTTCTTTAGAATCTTCACTATCAGAATCTTCACTATCAGAATCATCTTCTTTAGAATTATCGCTTTTAGAATCTTCGCTATCAGAATCATCTTCTTTAGAACTATTAATTTTAGAATTATCACCAACATTGTTTATAATTGAATTCTTGGAAGGTTCTTTTAAAGGTTCTTTGGAAGGTTCTTTGAAAGATATTTCTTTAATATAATCTTTTAATCCATCTGGTTCATTGCCTTCTAAAATGTAAACCAAATTAGCCAAGTATACTTTTATAACTTCAATATATTTATAATTATTCACATCATATACTTGAATATTATAATTATGATTAGATATACGTTTTATAGTAATATGTATACCTGGACTAATACCGACTCTTTTTTTTCGACGGTCATTTTCTTTTAAATCAGTTAGTTCATATATTTCCTTTATTTGTTGTTCTACTTTTTCATCGGTTAATCCAAACTGAATCTTTATATTTTCTTTAATATAATTTTCATCATATTGTTCATTTAGTAAATGCAAAATTCTACTTCTTATATTAGTTGACTCAACATAATTACTTACCTTTATAAATTTTAACTTGATGTTGGTATCATCCCCTTCACTATTAAATATTCCATTAAAATAATTTTTCATATATTCTAATTTTAAAGAACTTGTTGTCATCAAATCATATTCATAATTCATTTTTATAATTTCTACATTATCTTTCGAAAACCCACTAAAATAATGAAATATAGATTTACTTGGATCAAAGTGTTTGATAATAGTATGAATAATTGTTTTGGTATGAAGTTCTATAAATTGTTCTAGTTCCAATAAATCATTATATATGTTATTTGTAATATTACACATAATTTCTCCATTACGATTCATTTCTATAACAACATTCACATCATTATAAGTAAAATATATATGAATCGTATTACGTTTTAAATTATTACCTGAAATAGGTTCCGAAATACTATTAATTTGTTTTTTAGACAAATATGGAATAAGTCTATTGTTTTTAGAATAATCAACGGTGTATAATCGTAATAAAATATCTTGGTCTTTATCTAAGTTTAACTGTATAAGAGGATTTTTTTTTGTACTATTCATTACTTTAAACAAAAGTTCAATAGGTATAATTACCTTTTCTTTTGGATATAAAATAAAAGACATAGAATTTATTTTTTCATTTGCGTTGAATGGTTTATCAAACTCCTTATGTTTTTTTATGTAATTTATTTTGTCTCTATAATCAGTGATAAATACCTTTTCTAAGTCAAAATTATCTTTCTTATAAATAGATGGAAAATATAAACGACTCAACTCTTTTATAGATTTATTTGAATGATTGTCTAATTTACCCAATAATATTAAATATAGTTTATTATTCTTGATATTTTTGTAATCTAGTAACAAATGTTTAGATTGGTCATTGGATACATTAGAAGAATTTTTATAATGTTTATATGGGTCTATAGAGCAAATCCTTTCTACAATATCTACCCCCATTGGTTCTAACATTGTATTTATATCAGGCAAATCTAAAGAATATAACTCTTCCATTGTAAAATAATCCTTCTTGTCTAACTTTTTAGAGATATTATGATTATTTAAGAAAATTTTTAAGTCATCATATTTTATTTTCATATCTTTATCAATAAAATGTTTGACTTCTTCATAAGGTTTAAGAAATACTTCTTTTTCATAAAACAAGTAATATTCGTCCAAGTTTTTGGTATCTAATACTAAAGAGATTTTGTATTTTATTTCTTCTATCGTGTCATCATGATAAATGGGTAAAGTAGTTATAGGTGTTTCCTTTCTTTTTTTATTTTCATAATCTATTAAAAGAATATTATACTCATAGGATGATTGTTCCAACTTTTTGTATGAATCGCCTTTTTCTAAATAGTCTAGATTATCTACAAATATAATTCTTAAAAAATCATTGTACGTAAAATCGGTGTATTGTTCCTTTTTTTTCATCTTTGTAATCAAGCTTTTATTCAATTTACCATTTTTTATAAATTCAATGTCTTCTTTAGTATCAAAACCATAGTCATGTGGATTTAACTGATTATAAAAATATAGTGAATCTTTTATAATTTTGTTCAATTCGGGTTGATTGAATTTTTCTACCAGTTCTTTGTAGGATAATTTTTCTGTAATGATAACCTCTTTACGACTTTTACCATATAAATCTTTTTGTTTTGATAACTGATTTATTATATAGTCATCCATATAATAAATAAATAATAAATAATTTATAAATCAAAATAAGGATTATCTTTAATAGACATACTGCAATACTCTTTTGGATTCTTAGAATAATCTTCTAATACATAAACTTTACACTCACTTGCCTCCTTAATCAAAAACTTAAAATTTTCCCAAAAATCTTCTTTATGGCCAATAGATTTTGTAGCAATATGACTCATTTCATGCAAAGCAACAAACATCAAGGTGTTTTCATCTATCAAATTATCATCTTTTTTTTTTTCTACATTCAAACAAAACGCAATTTTTCGACCCTTGTTTTCGCTGTAAGCTGTATATTCACTATTGGGTAATATTTCAACAATTTTTTTTGGATTAAATCTAGAGACAAGTCGGTCAACTACTTCATTATTGGTATATTTTTGTTTCAAGTATTCTACCAAGGTATTCATTTTCATAGAGGTTTTTGCTAATAAATCACTGGCTTTATCCATATTTTTTCGTTCACGAACGCAATATTTTTCACCATCTAATGTAGATACAACGCATGTCAAATGAAAAAAATCTGAATCGTTATACATTTTATAAGCTATAAATAGCACTAAAATAATAATAATATACCCTAATATATCATCTTTCATATACATTAATATATTATTATTTAATCACATCCATCTATTTCCAAGGATCTGCGATAAGTATCTGATTCAATGGTAGTATTATTCCACGGACCAATATTGGTTTTAGGTATTACAGGTTCCGACCTGATTTGTAAGTTTGGATTTCTTAAAGAACTGCCTACAGTATTAATGCCATAATTGGCACCAGCACTCAATAAATTAATATTTTTCAAATCAGGAGTAACTGCGTTCATAGAACTCCATTCATTATTTGTATTTTTGGGTAAAAGTTCTGAAGGGTTTGAGGTTACTTGATTATTACAAGTAGGAGCGGCTTCTTTACTTCCTAAATCATTCACAGGCATATATTTTTCAGAAGGTGATTCTTCACCATTCAATGAACTTGGGTTCAAAGAAGTTAAACTATCTTTGTAAGTTACCTTGTCTCTATTATATTTCATAATAATTGCTCCTAATATTAAAATACCTAATATTAGTAATATATTGAAGGTTAGTCCTCTTTTATCTTTAGTCATTTTTCCAAATTTCATTATATAAGTATAATATAAATTTTTTCAGAAATTAATAGAATAAACGAATATTATTCAAATAAATACCAGACAATTGTTTTTTAAAAATATAATCATTCACTAAATTTTCATTATTTACTAATGTATTTTTGGTTAAACCAATATCATTTACCCGAGATACATCAGGTATTTTACTATTTACCCGTACATTTTTTGAGTAGTATCCTTCATAATAAAATATACCATTCAATAATACTATACACAATAGTAATAATAGATACTTCATACAATAGTACTATATTATTCATCATCACTTTCTATATCTTCTTCGAAAAGTTCGTTTAAATCTACATTTATTTTTATTTTTTTCTTCATAAGAATTATCTTAAGATGTTCTAAAATATCATCATTTATTTTTCGGTCTATCATTTCATATATTTCGGCAAAATCATTGTTCATTGATAATTGAACTACTTCATCTTCATCATCCAATTCTATATTAGTTATATCAATAACTTCAGGTTCAGGTTCAGGTTCAGGTTCAGGTTCAGGTTCAGGTTCAGGTTCAGGTTCAGGCTCAGGTTCAGGTTCAGGTTCAGGTTCAGGTTCAGGCTCAGGCTCAGGTTCAGGTTCAGGTTCAGGTTCAGGCTCAGGCTCAGGTTTTTTTTTTGTTTCAGTAGAATCATATTGTTCTAAAACAATAACGGATTTCAATAGAATATCTAACATAAAGTTTTTGCTATTGAAATGAATACCCTTAATATGAAGAGTAGGTACTATTTTGTAATTTTTCAATTGAGATTTATGGACTATACAACCTTTGCTATCTATAATGACTAAATTATTTTGGTCTAAAGAACAATTGATATCATAGCATCCTTTTTGAATGTTACTTTTTAATGGAGACAAAAATGAATTTTCTACATCATTATAAGTTAATTCTTCGTCGAACCACTCAGAACTCTTATTGTATATAAGCTCAATGCAATACTGATATAAACTTTCCACCCATAAAGCATAATCTTGACTGGCTAAAGAGATACATATATGTTCGGTTAAGTCTTTAAACGAATAACATACGCGATTCGTTTGAATTATAAATGGTGAATCGTTGTAACTCAATCTACAATAATAATTTTCATGGTCACTTGTTTCAGGTTCAGATAATTTTATAACACTTGCATCATAATGTTCTAATATATTCATTTATAATCATAAGTTAAATAAATAATAATATTATGACGCATATATATATGAATTCTCTTAAAGAAGATATAAATAAATTGATCGTTTTGGAAAATGAATTAAAGACAATACAAAACAACGCCTCTATAATAAGGTCTGAAAAACAAAATCTTGAAAAGAAGATAAAAGATATAATGATAAAAGAAAACTTGAAAGATAAAATACTTATCATTCAAAATAAAAAAATAAAATACAATGAAACTAAAAGTTACCAATCATATAGTTTACAATATTTAGAAGAAAGACTAAAAGAATTACTCGAAGATAATAATCAAGTAAATTACATACTTCATTATTTAAAAGAAAAACGTAAAAAAAGTATAAATAGCGAAATAAAAATATTAGATAATAATAATGAATAGTTTTCCTATTGGATTAAATATCACGGAAATAAATGAAGAAAACTTATTATGTAAAAAAAAAACATTTGATATTCACATTGAAAAAAGAATACTGAATAAAATTTATGGAGACAAAACCCGAATTATGTCTCTGAAATGTAAGCAACAAAAACCTCGTAAAACAAAAAAACACTATTGATAACTCCATTTATCTTTATTGAATGGCGCAATTAACATATCTTCTTTTTCTTTACTTATTTTGTCTAATTCTTCTTGGTCTATCGCAGGTGAATAAGATAATTTTAAACGCTCCGTATATTCCTTATCTTGCTCAGTTTCTTCAGGTTTTTCACCAAAACAATTTACCCCAAATCTTACGTGTTTGTTATCAATAAATCCACCATTTACACCTGGTCTACCACAATCATTTTCGTGTCCCGGAATAAGTTTCAGATTATTGTATATATCCATTTGTGTAGGAAATAATGCCAATTGGTCTTCTGACCACCCATAACTACACCAATTGGCTCCATTATTATACGCATCTTCTACTTCACTATAGGTAGCAAGTCTTGCATTGTATTTACGACATATAGAACGAGCTTTTTCATAAGAATGTATATTATTTGGTATATGAAATACTTCGCCATTTTTGGTTGTTTCACATTTTGTATCTTCTTTTTTAGATACATTTACATCTAATTGTGTCGTTTCTGAATTGAATAAGTTTTTTATTTGAGTAGAAAAATCATAATCATAATTTTGTATATTTACCCCTATTACTAATATTAATACAACCCATAATATAATTTCAACTATAATCATAAATGGACCACTTGAACCAGACGAGTTTCCAAATAAGGCAAATATAAGTATATATACCATTACAACAACACCTAATAACAAAATATAAGATATCTTAAAAGAATCAAATGATTGATGAAATATATTTGAATAAAATTGTGGTAAATAATCGGTTGAATTTACACTTATATCTAAACTCATTTTATATTTATTTTTATTTTATTTTCCTGTAAAAAAGACAATAATTAGAAGGATGAATAAATGTATCTATTTTTTGTATTTCATTGTCATTGAACATAAACCATTGATTGCCTCTTTTTACGAAAGAAAAATAATGACCGCCGTATGGGTTTCCTTCGTGATTAATGACCCCAAATAATTCGTAATTCGCGTTATCTTTAGAATAACGAGACATATCCAATATTGGGTCTAACTCAATTTTATTTTTATTTTTTTTTTTACAATCTATCCAACGTTTTAAACTAAGAACTAATATACTAGGACAATATAGCATCTTTACACGTTTATATACATTTTTTTTTTCGTTGGTTTTATCATCTAACCACGCATTATCGTCACATAAATATTCTTCTTTGAATGTAAAATCTAAACAATCATATAAAGTCAAATGGTTATTTTGTGGTATACAGACATTAAGGTTCCAATTGATCTCATAACTAGACGAAACCTTTTTCCGCATTTCATCTATATATTGAACTTCAAACAACGAAAGAAAAATATCAGTAATAATAGAATTGTCTTTTTTTGCATATTCTTGGAGAAATGTATTATCATATGATTTTTTGTCTAATAAATTATAGCTATTATGAATACATTCTATAAAAAATAAAAAATATTCATTCGCATCTCCTTGTTCATTTTCTAAAAAATCTATTTTATTTTTTTTTTTGAATAATTCGCGATTTATATGAATAAATCTATTTGGAGATATATGTACTTGTTTGTTCATAATATCTTTTAATGATTTCCATTCGATCGTCATGACATAATCCAATGTTTGTTTATTATAATGATTATATTGATCTATATAATCATTTAATTCATTCATATGAAAAATAATTTGTAATACACTATTGATATAACATGTATTACCTAAATTGACTAGTCCTGACATTAGTAAATTATATATGTTTATGTTTAATATAATTCATTTAAATTATAACATGGTATAGAATAATGATTAATTTGATTAATTTCATCCTTTGTAAAATTAAAATAATCATATAGGTCATTTGTATTTTTTATTTCAATATGTATAGGAATAATAGGTAAAAATAATGAGGTTTTTATATTGAAATTATTACCTATAATTTTAGTTGAATTGGATATGTAATGAAATAATGAAGATTGTATGAATTGTAATGTATTCTGTGAAGGATTTATAATGGCAATAGGTGATTGAGTTAAACCATATTCACCCTTTTTATCATGAAAAACATAATTATAACTTCCTATTCCATTTATAATTAATTTTGGATCATTTAAATAAGTGTGTTTTTTATCGCTTAATAAAATTTTTATTCCTTTGGATTTAATCCCATGTATATTTTTGTAATGACTTCCTTTTGATATTTGAGCATGTATTTCACTATTCAATAGTAATGGAATTGTTCCATATATAGTTTTATGTTTAATTTTTTCCATTATATTTAAGCCAAAATTAGGTATAAAATCATTTGGAAGAATAGTTATTTTATATTGATTTCCTTTTGTATCTATGATTTTACTTGTAGAAAATTCATTTTTAGTATTTTGTAAGATTATAAAATCAGCGTTCATCATTACACACATTAATTTTATAATTTGGTTTATAGTATACATTTTAATACAACAAATTTTTTTTGATGTATATAGTTCGTTCAAATTTATTTTTGTATGTTGAATTTTGTGATTAGGTATTCTATATACAGGAGGATGTAAAAAAACTAAAAATCCATGTAGTTTTAACCAATTATCTAATGCCTTTTTTGAAAAAAAAACATAAATATTTTTATTTCCTTTATGTTTTGTACCATTTGAATTATATGGAGGGTTTCCTAATATTATATCAAACTTATTTATAGACCAAAATGTTTGTGGGTCAAGCATCAAACTATCGCCTTCATAAATATTCAGTTTGTATTTATCCCCACAAAATATTTGTTTATAAATAGATACATTATTATGCGTCACTTCACTGGAATAAATCATATGTTCTAAAATATGTTTCTTTCGTTGTTCTTTATTTTTTATTGGTAACCCATTCATCAAACGAGTATAAACTAAAAATACAAAATTTCCAATACCTACACAGGGATCATACCACGTGAGATGTTTTTCTGTAAATATACTTTTATTATGTTCTTTTTTGTATGATTCGTCTAATTCATCAAGCATATCATTTATAATAGATAAAGGTGTAAATACTTCTCCTGAATTTTCTTTATTTTTTATATCAGGTTTTAATTTATCTTCTATATATTGTATTAGTTTATCTGGTTCATTAATATTATAATTTATCTTATACATTATAATATTAAATTATTAATGTGAATGAATATTATACTCATTTTCATTTTTACGATTTTCTAATAAATCATTTACAATGTTAGGGTTAATACTTTTTGTTTTTAGAATAAAAAGAGGTCTTACAGGCCTATAAAATTTCATAAATATATTAATCATTAGATTCATCATATGATTTTCCACGTAAATAAATGTACCCAGTAGTTTATCTTCGAATAATTCATAATTTTCAATAAATATTTGTGAAATTTCTTTGTATTTTTCAGGTTGAATCATCAAATCTAAAAAGGTCACGTCATAATACATATAAAATTTTTTTATGGATGGGTCCTCGCCAATGGTCTGAAGTTTTTTTTTCAGGTTATCTTTAAACATTAACCATTTCAAGGGCGTTAATAATGTATTATTTATTACACATGATAACTCGTGACAGTTGGTTAGATTTGCAATGTCTATATCAGACCAAGTTTCCATTAAATAACTTATGAATTATTATTTATATTATAATTGTGTAATAATGTATTTGAATTATTATTATACACTTCGCCACATAATTTAGATGATTCATATATTTCTTTCAATAGCCCACTTGGTGCGGTGGTTCCAAATTTAACTAAATTATTTGTTTTTAAATAATTCTTTATAGTATTTAGTTTAGTTTTTTTTAATTCAGACTTAGTATGCTCAACGTTTTTTCGTGTTTTATTACATTTTATTAATACATTTATACTATTGTTTTTTTTATTTTTTCCTAAATGAAATGTTTTTTTTATTTCGCGTGCTTGAATATATGGTTTTTTAGACGGCAAATCAAATTCGTCGAGCTTGTCTTCATCACATAAGATAATATGTGGAGTGGAACGAGCGTTTATTGTACTAACTGATTCCATTGAGGTTATAGGTGTAACAGGAAATGTGGTAGAATATGTATTCATTATAGGTACTGAAGGCGTTACTGAAGGAGTTACTGAAGGCGTTACTGAAGGCGTTACTGAAGGAGTTACTGAAGGCGTTACTGAAGGAGTTACTGAAGGCGTCAATGATGACGATGAATTCATTTTATGTAATTCTCTATAAGTAGGTTTTGAACCATTTTTTAAATTGCTATAACTTGGAATTTTACTATCAAACTGGTCTTTATTCAATAAAATATTTTTTTGTGTCTTTTTATGTTGTTTAAGTTTTTCAAGTAATAATTTTCTTATATTGGTACTATTAATAGTAACTGGTTCACTCAAAGAACTATTAGTGTTTTTTTTTTTAGATTTACGCTCTTTTTTAGGTTTGACCATTAAATCATTTTGATTGATGGATATACTACGAATACTCATTATATCATTCTATGTAAAAAAAAATATATAATTATACTAACAAAATTGAATTAAATATAAATATATAATTATCTTAGCAATGTACAAAGAAAGTGATAGTTGGAATGTTATTGAATCTTATTTCAAACACATTCATCTACACCAACTGGTCAAACATCAAGTAGACTCTTATAATGATTTTATACAAAATCAAATGATGAAAACAATTGATATGTTTAATCCATTGGTGGTTAAATCACCGCATGATTATTTTCCAGAATACAAAACATATAGGTTAGAAGTAGAAATAGTATTTGAAAATTTGTCAATTTATCGTCCAGAAATTCATGAGAATAATGGTTCTACTAAATTAATGTTTCCAAGTGATGCTCGACTTAGAAACTTTACCTATTCTTCTAATATCACTCTTGATATGAAGATTAAATATATTATTCGTAATGGCGAACGTCTTGAAAATGAAGAATATAAATATATTCATTTGTCTAAAATACAATTTGGAAAAATCCCAATTATGTTAAATTCATGTATTTGTGTATTAAAACAATATCCAAATATTCATCCTGATAATATTGACGAATGTAAAATGGATCCAGGTGGATATTTCATTATTAACGGTTCTGAGAAAACCTGTTTGGGTCAAGAAAAACCGGCAGATAATAAGATATTTTGCTTTAAACAAAAACCTGGAAACAAATGGTTATGGACGGCCGAGTACAGATCTGTTCCGGATTGGAAATGTATATCACCTAAACAAATATATATGATGGTTCATTCTAAATTATCGTGTTATGGTCATGAGATTTTGGTACAATTACCACGATTAAAAAAACCAATACCATTATTTGTATTGTTTCGAGCTCTTGGTGTAGAAAGTGATAAACAAATATGTAGTTTAGTTGTATTGGATATTGAAAAAGAAACGTCTATTTTAGATTATTTGAAAGCATCTATTTATGAAGGAACCTCTTATAACAATTATGAAGATTCATTAGAATATATCATTTCCAATGTAATCTATACACCAATCAACATGGACAAAGATGAAGGACATAAAAAGAAAACCGAATTTGCTTTGGATGTATTGTCCAATGATTTATTTCCACATTGTAAAACAAAAGAAGAAAAGGTTTATTTATTGGGTTTTATGACAAACAAATTAATCAAGTGCTTTTGTGGAATGGAACAACAGACCAATCGAGACTCTTATGAAAATAAACGAGTCGAGTTAACTGGTACATTATTAAACAATTTATTTCGAAATTATTTCAATAAGGTCGTAAAAGATATTCAAAAACAAGTGATTCGTGAAATTAACAATGGTTCATGGAAATCAAGCGAAGATTATTCCAATATTATCACGTTGACCAATATTTATAAAATTGTGAAATCGACTACAATTGAAAATGGAATCAAGCGTGCTTTGTCTACAGGTGATTTTGGTATAAAAAGTATGAATACAAACAAAGTAGGAGTTGCTCAAGTATTAAATCGATTGACTTATTTATCCACGTTGAGTCATTTGCGCCGTGTCAATACACCTATTGATAAAAGTGGCAAATTGGTAGAACCCCGAAAATTACACGGGTCTACATGGGGATTTTTGTGTCCAGCCGAAACACCAGAAGGTCAGTCTGTTGGTGTTGTTAAAAATCTCAGCTATATGACAAACGTATCTACTTATTCAGATAGTACACCTATATATGAATATATTCAACCTTACTTATTCGCATTAGATCATTACAATACAACGGAGTTTTATGATAAAGTGAAAATATTTGTAAATGGACGATGGATTGGTGTAACAAACCAACCGAATGAATTGTTTCTAAGTTTGAAAGAGAAAAAATACAAGGGTATGATTCATATATATTGTTCTATTGTATTCAACTATAAATTAAAAGAAATATATGTATGCAACGAATGTGGGCGACTAGTACGTCCTTTGTTCAAAGTAAAGCAAAATAAAATATTACTAACCAAAGATATGACTGAACAAATCAAAGAAGATAAATTAGTGTGGCGTGACTTGATTCTTCCATTAAAAACCGAAGATTCTATCATTGAATATATTGACGCAGAGGAACAAAATACCTCTATGATTTGTATGAAACCAAACTTATTTCAAGATAACTATAGTTATACGCATTGTGAAATTCATCCTAGTACTATATTTGGCGTGTTGGCATCGTGTATACCTTTCCCTCAACACAATCAATCTCCTAGAAATACCTATCAATGTGCTATGGGTAAACAAGCAATAGGTATTTATGTGTCAAACTTTAACAAACGAATGGATAAAACCGCTTATGTATTGAATTATACTATGCGACCTTTAGTTGAAACACGAGTAATGAATATGATGAAATTAAATGAGTTACCTTGTGGTAATCAAGTGATTGTAGCTATTATGACGCATAGTGGTTATAATCAAGAAGATAGTGTATTAATCAATAAAGGAAGTTTAGATCGAGGGTTATTTCATGCAACTATTTATCATACCGAAAAAGACGAAGATAAAAAAATAAATGGTGAAGAAGAATTACGTATCAAACCAAATCCAAATCTTACACGTAATATGAAATTTGGTAATTATGATAAAATTAATAAAATGGGTGTTATGAACGAAAATGAAATCATCGAAGACAAAGATATCATTATTTCCAAGGTAGTGGTAATCAAAGACCATAAAAATGATAATACAAAATTAGTGAAATATGAAGACCAAAGTAAATCTTATCGCACCACGGAAGAATGTTATGTCGATAAAACATACATTGACCGTAATGGAGATGGTTATACATTTTGTAAAGTTCGTATTCGTGCTATGCGAAAACCAAACATAGGTGATAAATTTAGTAGTCGTCACGGACAAAAAGGTACCGTTGGAAATATCATTGAAGAACAAGATATGCCTTTTACCAAAGAAGGGGTTCGTCCTGATATTATCATCAATCCACATGCGATTCCTTCGCGTATGACAATTGCCCAATTGAAAGAAACCCTCGTTGGGAAATTATTATTAAAATTAGGATTATTTGGGGATGGAACCAGTTTTGGTGAAATGGATATGAACGAAGTATATAAAGAACTACAGAAACATAATTACGAATCCAAAGGAAACGAGGTATTATATGACGGAAAAACCGGTGAACAAATAAAAACATCTATCTTTATTGGTCCAGTCTATTATCAAAGACTGAAACATATGGTGAATGACAAGCAGCATAGTAGATGTATTGGACCTATGGTGAATTTGACTAGACAACCAGCAGAAGGCCGTAGTCGAGATGGCGGATTAAGGTTTGGTGAAATGGAGCGTGATTGTATGATATCCCATGGAGCATCTAAATTTACAAAGGAGCGTATTTATGATGTGTCAGATAAATATGCTGTAAATGTTTGTAAAAAATGTGGAATGATTGCTGTATACAATGATAAAGAACATATTCATATTTGTAATGTTTGTGAAAATCGTACCGACTTCTCTTATGTCAAAATTCCATATAGCTGTAAACTATTGTTTCAAGAGTTAATCACAATGAATATTGTTCCTAGAATTATGACCTAGGTAAACCATATTTTTTTATATTATATATATAATGAGTTATTTAGGCGGAACAATACACGGAAAACGTTCAGAAGTAGGATTTCAAAGCACTATGGTTGGTTCGGATGTAGCTATGCAAAGAAAAATTCTTCGAAAAGCATTCAAATCAAATAATATAAAAACAAATACAGGAGAAGATGTTGGAAAATCTACCATTGGACCTTTTAGAACTTCTCTTCATATGGGGGATGTTTTGTCTCGAAAATATCAATCGTGTGGTGGCGCCAATCAGGTGAATGAAACTTACGTCAATAGAACTAAATTGGGTGGCGGAATAAGTTCAAGATCTTGTGCTATAGAGACAAATGGTGTAACACCAAATCAGGTGTCTTTGGGAAGTGGTAATGGAAAAGTAGTGGCCGATTCTTCACTTTATACTCGATACAAAAATCTTGAAAGTGTAAACTTAAATTATAATGATTCTACCTTTGGTGGAAGTGATACTCATACAACTTATACCGCATTAAATAGAGTAAGAAAATAATATTTTATAACTATAATGACTCATAGATATAAAAAAAAACATAATAAAAAAACACGAAAAAAATATATAGGTGGTTCTATTTCGGAACCACATAAAGATGTACATGTACCTACCTTAACAATGGACCCAAAAGTATTGGAAAATGCAATGAATATAATGAATAACGCTTCACCATTTGGTATAGTAAAAACTATATTTCAAGAATTTAAAAAATGTGTAGAAATGTTAAATAATATATTATTAGAACAAGGATTATTTATAAGAAACGTCATTCATGTTGGTTTTGAAACAAGTATATATTATATTATAGGCGATGTATGCGAAGACTTATTTTTAGAATCAACGTGTAAAACCAAAATAAATTTTTTGAATCATAAACAAATCGAACCGCAAAAAGGCGGAGGTTCAAATTATTCGCCTGAAACGGAAGAAGAAATAAAAAGAGAACTATTTATATTGAATCAAAATATTATTTCAGAAAATCCTAGTAGATATGAGAATAAAGAAGATATCATTAAAGCACTAGATAAAGAGTTACATATATTAGATAAAAACCAATTGTATATGTTTTTGAAATGTTTAAAAGTATTACATTCTTTGTATGAAGAAAAGTATGATAAAGAACCTGAAATAAAACTTCCATCACAAAAGGATAATGACAATATGTGTTTAGATTTTTGGTCAAATAAAATACAATTAAACAAGGAAGACGAAAAATATTGTGAAAGAACTGGAAAACCCTTATTTTTTGTGAAAAATTATTCATCTAATGAAACTTGGAAAAAATGTACTGATTTACATTTAGGAAAAAATAAAATTACACATGAATTAAAAGATTTGTGTATGGTGAAATGTCCTAATTGTTTAATGAACGAAAATTACAATATTTTTGGTAAGTCTACAAATGAACAAAATTTTGCGTTATATTTAAAAGGTATAAAAGACGTAATGAACAATTATTATCATATTGAAGACACCCATAGTCACGATACTCTATACGCACCATTTAAAGAACCTATGAAAAAAAAAATAGAAGAAATGAGTGAAAACGAACAATTTGAAACATTCAAGATAAATGATGTGAAGGAAAAAAAGAAAATGCCAGAAGAAATAAGCGATATATTTTATAAAATATATAAAACAAACAAAAACTATTTTATTCAATATATTATTTTTCAAATATTAATAAAAAAATTTAACCCATTATGAGTAATAAGTAAATAAATAATAAACCTACAAAAAACAAATATATTTTTTCATAATGATCATAACCACCTGAAAATCCCTCTTTGTACATATTCATTTGGTCTTGTAAAATATATTTATCCTTATAATAAGAATAGGATATATCGTCTATATTATCGCAATAACTTATATCGGTAAACATGGATATAAGTTCTGAATTTGTTTTTTTATCTATATTAGGAAATAAAGAAGAGCTTTTGATTGGATTGTTTTCAGAATCCATTATTTTATTGTCACTTGAATCGTATAAGTAAATTCCATAGCCTTCTTTATAATGTATAAGTTCAATTATAAAAAGTAAGCACAATATAGTGATTAAAAAATTTATATCCAACATTATATATTACAATATTTTTTCAAATTACTAAAATAAGTTTTTAACGATTCATTATACGAATTATAGTCCTTTTGAAAAACATCGTTTTTGAGTGTATCCCCATTGTTTTTTACATCATAAATACTTGCAATAGGAGCATCTTCGATGGTTACATCTTTACAGGTCATTGATTCATGATTATGTATTAATATACATAAAAGAACTATACATAAAAGTATTTCAAGAATCATATATATATATTTTCTATTTTTTATATATGTCGTTGATATATACTTTTCGAGTGACACCGCAAAATCATTATCCACCTAGTGAATATAATTATGTCTATGGCAAACCTCAACCTATAAAACATTGGCGAAAACAATACAAAACAAGCGATTGTAATGTAAAAACAGAAACATTCAAGGAGAATGTATGCGATGGTATAAAAGTAGATAATAATTGTATTACTCGTCAAGTAAAACATTTAGGAACCACCAATTTAAATAAAAAATATTATACATCTACAAAACAATATTTACAATCGAGACAAAAAACATATGAACAGCGTCAAACTTTAGGCGAACCAATCACAACAAAAGATTATACCTACAAATCTACTTATGATAATTCAGGATGTGTGATATATAAACCAAGTAATTTGGCGTTCAAAACTCAAGGGGGTGTCTCTGCGTCGTTGACCACTATGAAAAATAGAAACAATGAAATTACTAAAAACACCAATAGTTTTCGTTCGCCATATGGATTGAGTGGCGCCAATTTTGGTAAATATCACGGATATTCACCCTATTTTATAAAAAATAAAACCAATGTTTGTTATACAAATTGTTCCTCTACAGGTAAATGATGTTTTTTACACCATTTGATACATTTCAATAAATGTGACCTTTTTATATTATCCACATTTGTCTTTCTATTTTCATCTAACAAATAAGATAATACATGCTGAATATGTTCAATTTGCGTTTGACCTGTAATAGAATTAATTTCTTTTATTTTGTCTAAAAAAATAAGTGGTATGTCTATATTCAAAATACCTGTTATAGATTTATGTTGTACATCATAAGATTTCATTATTTTTTCTATGATTTGGTCTATATTTTGAACCATACGAAAACGAATACATATGATATATTTTTCAGAATTAGCTGGACGACTAGTAAGCGGTTTTATAATATAAATTTCTTCATATAAATAATTCAATAAATAAATCATTTCTACGGACAACGACGTAAATGTGTCAAATAATTTTAATACAAATGAACCGCCTTTTTTTTGAACACACATTGCGAAACAAATTTGTGAAAAAATCAAATTCAAAGAATGTTCCTCTTGTTTGTTGAAATCTATACTATAGTCAAATCCTCCATCACCTGTCACAAAATCAATACTATGTTTATATTTATTGTATACATATTCTAGATTTGTTTTATGATATAGATTTCCAGTATTATCACCACCATACTCTAATGAAATATGCTTGTGAATATCCAAATATATTTCATTTTTCTTCCATTTAGGAATGTCATTTTTTTCTTCCATTAAAGTCATTCCGTAATATACATCTTTTGGATTGTTTCTGTAATTCGATAATGCTTCTATAAATCCACCGGGTCCTTCGGCTAAATGAAAAGATCGCATTGTGTCAGGAAATGAAAAAGAATAATGGTTCAAAATTTCAATCATTTTAAAATAAGAACGAGATAATGGTTTATAACTGCATATAGGCATAGTATTGTTATCAAAAGACGTATTAATAAACTCATATGGATTTGAATATTTTTTGTATTTTTCCCATGATTTAGAATGTTTGTCTATTTCTTTCTTTATATCATGACTATATTGCCGCAAACTTTCGTTGATATATACCATAGATTGGTCGTAATTTAATTCTATATCACGTATTTGTATTATTCCAATAATGTCTGAAATAGAATAACTGGTCATAATAGTATTATTATAATGGTTTTATATTAAAATGTTATATCTTTTCAAAGGTTATCTTTGATTTTAAACGAACTGGTTTCGATGAGGTAATATATTGTTTAGGTAGTTCTTTCACATTTTTAGTATTCAAATCATATACCAAATCAGGATCTACATCGTTTATTTTTTCAAATACAAATGCTTTATTCAAAAAGGATATTTTTTTTTCTTCTTTGGATAATTTGGTTTTATTTTCCTTTTGTTTATAATAAGATTCAAATGAATTAAATTGTATCATTTTGAATCCATAATCACTCATACATTTTTCAAAATACTTGAAATGAACCAAATATTCATCATTTTCTTTATTAATAGAATCTTGCCATACACCAATTTTGTATCCAAACACTTGTGAATGGTCTAAAAACTGAGAATTATTCTTGTATTTTTTGTGGATAGTCCATAGGCGCGAACCATCTTTATGAAATAATTCACTTTTTTCATTCTCTTTCAAAAGGTCGTACACTTCTTCTCCATCATAACACGTACCAATTAAATGTCCTTTTAACTTGATGGTTTTACAACAATTCCACATAAAATTGTGTAACATTTCCTTTGTTTCAAACATATAATGTAGAGAAAATTGTATAGACCCTAAGTCAAATCCTTTTTTTACAATACCAAAATCAGGCATGTTTTGAAAACTACTTTTTTGGGTACCAAATACGTGGTCAATGACTTCTTTGCTGATTTTATTTCCTTGTGAAAAATCATCTTTCAACTTGATTCCGGTGTTTCCTTCTATAAATACATATTTTGTTTTTTCCTTTATTTTTTTAAGTTGTCGAAGATACCGAATACAGGCACCATCCTTTACATTGTTGATGTTATCTTTTGACAAATCAATACCTAATACAAAATAAGCATTATTTTCTAACCATTTATGTAAATCACCGCCTTTTCCTACAGCAAAATCAATAATATTACAGCGACTATTACAAAATTCATTGTATAATTTTTTTTTGATATATTTGTTATGAAAATCTCTTAAATTTGTAGTTTTAGATTTTACGCCATCTTTGTTGTAATATACGTCATCATTTTCAACTTCAAAATCTACTACTACTTCTGGATTGGTTAACATTTCACGCGTAACTGGATTATGAATACTATTCCAATTGCTATTTGCCGTATTTTTATTATTTCCGTAAGATTTATCAAAACGGATTCTTAATGGCACCCAAGCCAAACGTTTGTCGTTGGTCATATTATATTTAAATTCAACCACATTATTATCATAAATAATATCGTGTTCTGTGGTGCCTTCTTTTTCTTCTTCTACGTATATATGTCCATTTTCTTCTAGCGGAATATACGCCATATAGGCATCTTTATCAAATGGATTGGTTGGTATAAATTTGACCGCTTCGTTACTCGAAGGTGAATGTTGTGGTCCTTGTAATAATTCTTGTTGTGGGTTTATTACTTCTTCGGAGTTAGAATTACCTACATACAAGTGAATTACCTGATATGTTTGAATGGATTGTCCAACATATATACTTTCTGTGATTGGTTCTCCTTGGTCATTTTTAGGAAATTTTACCAAGAAATCAATGGTATTGAATTCTGGAGGTTTCCATTTAAAACTATGTTTCCAAGCATATTTTTTATTTTTAACAATATCGTCTTTTGACTCCATACCAACGCCTAATGTAGACGACGAAAATATGATGCCATCTGTATTATACAAATAGTCGGGTGAATCAATTTGGTCCAATACCAACTGACACTGACTATATAAACTATGTTTTTCATCTATAAAATAGAATTGTTTATTCTGGAATTGTATGGAATGCTTATATAATTCAGAATTGGAGTCCTCGTTTATTTTTTGAATCATTTCTTTTAGTTTTGGATAACGTTTGTGTTTGAATTCTTCTTTACGAATATCAATTACTTTATCACCTTGCTTATAAAAGTATATATCAAATCCGGCAAATAAATCAATCCTATTTTTATGTTTATCGTATTTGATATATTCGCCATCGATTAACACTTCGCTAAGAGTATCATCTTTTATGGTTCGTCCTGTAAATTGCACCTGAATAGGATTTGTATTTGTTATAAAATATATTTGTTTGTTTTTGGAAATATACAATAATTTACGTAAACCATCCGCCTTGTCTGTCACGCAAAAATCTTTTTTAATGCAAGGAACATACTCCAATGACAAATTTACTTTTTGTAATGTATATGAGGAAGGGCCTATGAAATTGGCATATTTGGACTGGGAAAATAAGTTTTTATATTCGGTTAAAACATTTTGTTTCAATAGGTCGCTTATTGGAAAATTGGTGTCGTATTTACCACATAATATATATTTTATCGTTTTTTTGAGATGATTGCTTAATAAATCCATATCTTCAATTGGTTTATCATGTTCCTCTAATTCTATTTCGATTTCGTATTGTTCACTTGCTTCAAAAATACCTGAATTGGTCATATTAGATACGTTCATTTTCATCTTTACAATACTCATATCCACGACAAGACCTGGCATATCTTTATGCCTCAAAGACAACCTATTCATAAGTCTAAATGTTTTGGGGGTCTTTTTGAATCTACTTTCCAAATGATTTATTTCATATTCACTACACGGAATTTCTTTACATAATACCGTTTTAAATCCATATTCTTTATTGGTTGTGCTAGACATTCGTGTTTTTTTTATATGGGTCGTATCCTCTGACATAGTATTTGTATTACAAAAACCTTGAATATTGGATAATCCTAATATTTCAGACCGAATATTTTCAACCGAATCCGTTTCACAATTCATATAATCTTTATGATTGGAAAAACAAATTTTTAATAAATGCTTTTCAAAGTCTCGTTCGAACCCATTTTCCAACAAACTATTATATATATTTTCAAATACACTTTTTTGATGGATCGTATGAAACCTAAATTCTAATTCCAATTTGGATTGTGAACGAACTGATTTATTGAAAAGATTCAAACTTTCCAGTATACTCATATATATATCTTATATACATTAATTAAATCAATTTTGAATGTTTAAAATAATTTACTATTTGGTCATATAATTCTTTTTTTGTTTTTCCGGTAATATTCATCGTATTTGCTATTTGTTTTAATTCGTCTAATTTGTAATAAGTCATACTTCGTAAAGGTTTAAAAATATCATTTATTTCGTAAAGTAAATTCTCTGGTTTATTCGTCCATTCATAAGATTCGGATAAATAATAAATAGGATAAGTGTCATTTATCATAAATTCGTGATAACAATAGTCCGAATACCATACTATATTCATATTCCATACTAAACACAAGGCATTTAAAGTAAACAATTGAATATTAGGATTTTGTAAATCGTCTAATAATTTATTTTTCTGTTTTATATGAAGTAGTTCTAATTGTTCAGCTACTTTTATTTTCTCTATGGTTTCATTGTACTTTTCTAAAAACATAGTTTGTTCATAGCGTTTATGATAAATTGTATAAAATAATTTATCATAGACTTTAACCACAGGGGGAGGTTTTTTTTTGTGATTCACTATTTTGAATTTTGGATTAAAAAAATGTTCGTGATTCAACATAGTTATTATATATTCATATTTTTAAATCTTTTTTGATTTCATTCATTTTATCTTCGATGGAAACGATGTCTTCTTCTTTTTTTTCAACATATTTGATATAGTCTTCTATTTGTTCTAAAATAGGTTCGCTTAACTTATCCATTTGAACAAATGTACCATTATTATTTTCACTATATGGAATACTAGGGTCTTTTAAAATGATCTTTAAAATACGCATTTGCTCCTCTTTTGTATACCCATCTATTTTTTTTGACATAGTTATTAACGATTTATTCATATATTATAAGTGTATAGGTTATATTTATATAATTTCAGCTATAATACTAATAAATGTATCATTCAATTCAAATCTATGTCCCAATACTTTTACTCGAATCGTTTCATTTTCATTGTAACGTTCCATATCTACATTCACATTATGTTCATTACTAATAAAGATGTTCATTGGATTATTCTCTTCTTGAATAATACAACGTAATCCGATTTTATTTATGTTTTTAATGACGCAAAATAGTTCCATATCCTCGTAAGGCATACAAGCCTCTACTTCAAAGACGACTATAAATTCAACTTTAGACCCATACAATAATCCGGCGGAATAATGTATTACTTTGGATGCGTTGTTTTTTATATATCCTTCATTTCGACATTTTCCTTCGATGTATGTTTGAACATAAGAGTGAAAATAAGAACTCATATCAGAACCAATACTACTATAAGGAACCAACAGTTTTTCGTGAATAAGTTGTTTATGAAATAAGTCGTCCATATTATACTATTTATATAATATATTAATCAATTTTTTATATCCAATTGTTTGATTTCATATTTACAATAAAAATATTTTGTCTCCTTGTCGAGATTATCTAAATATCTTAAATACAATTCCAATATAATTTCTAAAGTAGTTTTTGGAGATAATTTAGAGGTTTTTTTAGGAAGTAAAGATTCTTTTCGTCTTTTCAAAATGGATTGTATAAAATCCATAATTTTTTCTTTAGGTCTATAATCAAATTCGGGACGTTTCACGAAGCGCGATTGTGAAATTAATTTGATATAACCCAAATGAGAACTATCTTTTTTTTTTAATTCGAATATAGGTTCTTGGTCTATTTTTTCCCATGGTCCATCTTCTTCTAGAGAATATAGTTCTATTTTTCCGCGTTTGTCTTTGTCATTGGTCATGGTGTTATTTAATATAATTGTATTGTTTTGAATATATTTACGATAAAGTATATCTTTTATAGGTTGTTTGTTTTGGGTATGAATATAATTCAATAAATAAATCTGGTCTTTTATGTTCAAATAGTCAAAGTTTCTCTCGATCACCAGTGATTCCAATAAAGAGTCGTCTTTCATTATATCTGTAAATGAATTGGTTATATCACTAAAATCTTTATATAGAATTGTATTTTTTATTTGGTCGATTGTATCATGTATGTTTTGCTGAAAAGATAAATAAGTTTCATTATCTTCTTTTTTGATATAAATGGGATTCATTTCAAGTGAATCTTCTTGTATAGTTGGCATCATTCTTTCATATGCACTTAAATACTCATATTCATCTATATCAGGTTGAAACAATAATAAATGGTGTATTTTTATAATTTTTCCTTTTTCATCGTATTTATCATATATATCTTCATTCATTAATTTATCTAAGGCGTATGTATATTCTTCTTCTTTCATAAAAGGATACAATTTATACATATGGTCTTTTAATTCATCGTCTTGATATATATGCTTTTCTTTAAATTTTGATTTCAAACTATATATAATTTGATGATTGCTAAGATGTTTGTAATTGTAGGTCGAGTTGTCGACATTTGTTTTGGGTACATCCTTGTTGAGACAAGTATATTCACAGTTTTCTTGATAATCACAAATATTAGTATATGGTTTGTCTTTTATAGGGAAATCGTGAATTACTTTACCATTGCTTAAAGACAACATAACCTCTTTTTTTATTCTGGCAAAATCTTTTTGTGATTCATTCAATAAACAATCTACCGAAACTTGTTTCAATACCTTGGATACATTGCCAATGATTTTATTTTTTTTTTCATTTAATCTATACATATACATATCTACTGGCTCCATAGAGCCGTTACTTGTTGATATAGGTTCAACGCTATGTAAAAAGATTTGGACGTTTCTTTTTTCATTTGGTAATTCTTTATGACTACAATTTCTACGTGCACGACCAATGACTTGTTCAATACGATTCATATTGTACCACGGCTCTAAGATATGAACTTGTCTTATGTTTTTTAAATCGATGCCTTCTGTTCCAGTTTGAGATATGATCACCACCTTGATTCGTTCGCCATTGGTATTATCATTGGTCAACGCACTAATGTCTCCATTTATGTTTGGAGATAACTCTTTATTACCGCATATAATAGAATATTTGAACTTATGTTTACGATTTTGTATCAAGTTTTCTGACCCAAATCTACCATATCCCATTTCTTCTAATGCTAGGGCCATAGGCAACACTCCGTAATATATCCATTGAGAATATATTAATATAATACCGTCTGATTCTCTTATGTTGTCCAATATGGTTTTTATTTTTGTACTATATTCACCGATTTTTTCGTATTGAAATATAGGTTCTTTTTTGTAAGTAAACGAATGCATTACTTTTGGTTTTCCACTTAATTCCCAGTCCATAATGTCTCTTATACCTTGTTCGTTGTCTTCTTCATCTTCTAAATCAGCTGGATATGATATATTCAAACATTGTAAAGGTTTTAAAAGTTCGGTATAGCTAAGACCTTCGCCCTTTTTTTTCTTATATTTTTCTATAGAGTGCATATAGACATCTTGTTGTGTTTGTTCTAAGGGAGACAAATATAAATCCAAGTGGTTAATATGTTGTTCAAGTGGTTTATAGTTGAATAAAAGTCTAGGATAATTTTGTTGAGTAACAAAAGAATGAGACGTATCAAACAATTTGGGTGAAATAAGGTGAGGAAATGTATAAGGATTTTCGCCTCTAACATAAGATATATATCCATTGGCCATATGAATTAATTTCTCTTCACCACCTTCTTTGAAAGATCCGTCATTATGAAATATCTTGGTCTTATGAATAGGTTTTTGCTTATCATTCTTATTCAATATATTCAACATATATACAATTTCCTCAGCACCATTAAACATAGGAGTTCCTGTTAAAAAAATAAGTTTCATATAATTTACTTTATCCACTAAAAACTCCAAATATTTAGCTACTTTTTGCATTTTATTATTTTCTTCTACTGTTTTTATATTATGTATTTCATCGATTACTATCATTCGATCTTCGAAGTCTTTTTTTAATACATCTATTTTTTTTTCACGTTCTTCAATCATATTTGCAAACTCGACGTAACCTTTGAACTCATAATATTTCTTAATAAGTTTTCTAATTTTTCGAATGATTGTTATTTTATCCAAATCGTTCACGTTTGAAAGTCCTACTTCATCTAGTAACGATGACCCTAAACAACCATAAATCACCCATTGTCCGTTTATTTTTTTTAGTTTATTTTCATCAAACAATTGTAATTTGAAATTCTCTTGAACATTTTCAGAGGCTACAATTAAAATAGGTTTGAAGTTGGGATGATATTTTATATATTTACGCGTTTCTTCGGTAATTCCAATGGCTGAACACGTTTTACCACTACCTAATCCGTGGTATAACAACAACCCATTGTAATAACTATTATAAGAAATAAATCGTTTTACAAATTCTTGATGTGGTGCCAACGTAAAAAAGGTATCTTCGCAAGATTTTTCACTTGAATCGTATTTGTAATAAAACTCTTTTTTATTACTTATTTTGAATTGAAACTTTTTGTCTTTTATCAAAGGATACATAAAATCCCTATTGCGTGGATTTGATACTTTTACTTTAATCATTACAATACAATAAGAAAATACTTTAGGTATATTTTTCTATTTTTTTCAAAGCATCAAGACACGCTAATTGTTCAGCCTTCTTCTTGATTTTATGAACACCTGTACCAAAATGGATATTGTTACTTGATTTAATATTATCTAGCGACTTTAACAAATCAAAACTAACACAATTATCATTTCCGAGACATAAATATACACCCATAGTATATCGTAATTCTTCGTCTTGGTGAATAATTTTATATTCAGGTGTACATTTGAATTCTTTTTGAATTTTAACTTGAAAAATGTTTTTGTAGTTGTCATCGTTTTCTAAAATTTCATTCCAATCGACTAATGCGTTGTATACATTTTCAATGAATAACTGACAATAATGAGTACCATTTCCCATTAAAAATGTTTCATCTTTTGTTTCATTCGTATCTAAAAATAATGCTCCTAGAAATGATTCAAATAAACATCCTAGTTTTTTGTAATTACATCTATTTTTTTTTTCTTCGCTTTGTTTTGATAATAATAACCATTTATGTAATCCCAATTTATAGGCTAATTTACCAATATGGTCATTTTTTACCAAATTAATTTTTTTTTCGGTCATAAATCCTTCGTCAGCATCTGGAAACCTCTTATATAAATAATATTTAGTAATCATTTCTAATATACCATCTCCAATGAATTCAAGTCGTTCGTTTGAACTTTGCTTCAGTTCAATACAATTATATGGACATGATACATAATTCATATTGGGTTGTTTTATATAAGAACTATTCACAAAAGCTCTGTTCCATAGATTCATATCTACGACTTTATGATAAATATCAAACGTTCGTAAAATGGACTCAATGTCTTCTTCTTTGATCAAGACGTTTTTTTCATTATAAGGATTTAATATATCGTCCATTGATAAATAATAGAAATAATATTTATATCATAAAATAAAATATTATAGATATATATATGCCTTATATTGCCAAGATACAGTCTAGGGTAAACCACACAGATGCTTGTTCTACCGGAAACAAAGAAGCTGGATTAGTAAATGGTTGGGAATTTGCTAGTATCCCGCACAATATTTTAAAAAGTAAAACACCTACTGGATTAGAGTTTTCATTGACAGGTAGAGCGAACTTGCAATGTTGCTCAGCAAATCAAGCAGGAGGATGCCGTCCTTATGTAAACCCAAGAGGACGAAATAATACCGCAGTATAATTTAAAGATATAATGATATATGATTATATGATTATATTAGATTGTCGCGAAAAAGAAATGATTCGATTTATAAATGAAACAATGGAACCGGATTCGTTCAAAATAGAGCCCCTACATTTAGGGGACGTTCTTATTTCGGACAAAATTATTATTGAACGTAAACAATGGAACGACTTAGCCTCTAGCATTATAGACGGTAGATATAGCGAACAAAGTGCTCGTTTATTACAAGCCAAAGAAGAAGGCTATGTCGTTTATTATTTTTTAGAAGGAAATTTAGAATTATATAAACCTAGGGGCATTTCTAAGGAAACGTTGATGAGTTGTGTATTTAGTTTAACGTTTGAAAAAGGTTTTTTTGTAGTGATGACCAAAACTCCTAAGGAAAGTGTAGATTATATTATAAAATTTTATAACAAATATAATAAAACCACCATACCTAACAGTCAGAAACATGGTATACTAACCAAAAAGAAAAATTCACAAATTACAAAGGAAAATATTAGTACATTGATGTTGTGTCAAATTCCGGGTATTCATTCCGCAACGTGTTCTATATTATTACAACATTTTGGAACCATTCAAAATATTATATATGAATTAAATCAAAATAAGACCTTGTTTGAAGATTTTACCTATATGAAAGATAGCAAAAAAAAATCGTTAAATAAAAATGTCATTGTTGCATTGAATCAGTTTCTGCGTAAATAATTCGATGGTTCTATGTTTTCACTATTTGGATATAATATTATTTTATCGTCACCTATTCCGGGTGTTTGATTATAAGGGTCTATGCCTGGCAATATATTTTGATTATAAGGAGGATTGTCTCTAGAAGCATCTAACCCTTTAGGATGTTTTGGCATACTGTGGTTCATAGACCCTATAGGTATATCGGTATCAAAACTTGGTTTTATTTCATAGTTTTCTTGACCTTGGGTATCAAATACTTTTTCTAAATACAAAATCGGACAATTTAATTTATTTTGTTTTTGCCATTGTATATATTCTTTGTATTCTTCTAAATTATTCAAAATAATAGGGTTTACTCCAGGTATTTTAGCCATTTTTGGATTATATACCATAATATGTTCCCCATTTTTTATCATAGTTGTCGGACATTGACCGCTTACAAAGGTTTCTTTATTTACTTCATCATTCATTATAAATACAATTCCCATAATAAATAATATTATGGATAAAATGATAATCACGTATTTTTTCATAATATAATATATATATATATTAATGAATGTGTTAAGATTAAATCATGAAAATAAAGACCGATTTAATTCTATGTTGAATAAAAGATGTATTGTTTTATTTTTTCATCCACAATGTATGCATTGTATTGAGTTGAAACCTACTTGGGAAAAATTAAAACAACAAAATGTAAATAGTCCACTAAATATTTTGGAAGTGAATGCGGAAATGTTACACGATCTAAATCATCCAGTCAAGAATTCTGTAAGAGGGTTTCCACAAATTGTCAGTTTAGAAAATGGACAAGTTAAAAAAGAATTCACTCAACCGCGTACTTTAGAAAACTTGAACACATTTGTAAATAACTCATCAAAAAGTTTGTCAAACCAAATAGAAGAATTATCAAAAAATATGTTATTCAAAAATTCAGGATTTAATAATTCTAAACCTAAATCCAATTCCAGAAAATCCAAACCTAAATCTAAAGCTAAAGCTAAATCCAAACCTAAATCTAAAGCTAAAGCTAAATCCAAACCTAAATCTAAAGCTAAATCTAAATCCAAATCTAAAGCTAAATCCAAATCCAAAAAATTGATTTAAAATGAAAAAATATAGTTCATTAAATGACTCTACAGATTAAAATGATTGATTTTCAAGTGAGTGAAATGAAAGACGAGTTTAAAATCCAAATGTATGGTTTAGACGAACATCGTAAAACATATTCTATTACTGTAAATCATTTTAATCCATTTGTATATATTTTAGTTCCCAATATTTGGTCTAAATCTAAAACGGACGATTTTATACAACATTTCAAAGATCACGATGACAAAACTATCGCCAGATCATCATCGGAAAATATTGTTTCCTATGAATGGGTAAAGAAAAAAACTCTTTATGGATTTGATGCAAATAAATATTATAATTTTGTATATATTTCGTGTAAAAATATGTCGTTTATTTACAAATTAAAATCATTGTATTACGACAAAGAAACCCAGCAAATAAATGAAGGATATTTATATCAGAATTTTCGTACAAAAATATACGAATGTATGATTCCTCCTTTGTTACGTTTCTTTCATATTCAAAAGATAAGTCCATCTGGATGGATAGAAATCAATACATATAAAAAATATACAACAAAACGAACCCATATGGATATGGATATTGGGTGTCATTACAAAGATATTATATCTCTAGATAAAGATGATATAGTGCCCTATAAAATTTGTAGTTTTGATATTGAGGCAAGTAGTAGTCACGGTGACTTTCCCGAAGCCTCTAAAGATTACAAAAAGGTAGCGTATGATATGGTTTATTTCTTAGAAGATGTACCTAAAGACGATTATGCATATTTATTAGAAGCATTACTTGAAAATGTATTTGGTTTCAAAGATACTTTACATATAGATAAATGTTATCCTAAAGAGAAATATACTTGTTCTCAATTCAAAATTCATATGGAAAAATTATACAAAAAAAAAATATCCACTACCAAAGAAACGGAATATAAATTAAAAAAATATTTTTGTAACGATGACGAAGAAAATATTCAAGTAAGAAAAGTAAAACAAGCCGATATATTAACTATGCTGATGGACGATAAATTGGATAATCCAAACAAAATTGCGCATATGATTACCTTATTAGATAGTATATTTCCCGAATTATCTGGCGACCAAGTTACTTTCATTGGGTCTACCTTTGTAAATTATGGTCAAGAAAAACCCTATTTAAATCATTGTATTTGCTTGAATGATACCAGCACTATTGTAGACCATCAAATCATTGAGTGTTATGATCATGAAAAAGATGTTTTATGTGCTTGGAGCAAATTAATACAAAAAGAAGACCCTGATATCATCATTGGATATAATATTTTTGGGTTTGATTATCCATTTATGTTTGAACGCGCGAATCAAACCAATTGTATGGTTGAATTTATGATTTTTGGTAGACACAAAGAACAAAGTCAAGAATTAATAGAAACCAGTATTGTATTAGCATCTGGTCCATTTGAACTAAAATTATTACCGATGAGTGGACGACTTCAAATTGATTTGTATACTCATATGCGTAAAGAATATAATTTACCTTCGTATAAATTGGATTATGTATCATCATATTTGATGAGTGATAAAGTAACTCGTTATGAAAATAATTCAAATGATACGTGTATGATTTATACTAAAAATATGAAAGGTTTAGAACTATATAGCTACGTTCATTTTGAGATCCAAAATCATTCCAGCGAATTGTATTTGGATGGAAAAAAGTTTAAGATTATAGAAATGAATGTGGAAGGGTTTGTTATTGATGATGTATTAGATATAAAGGATTCATTTACATGGGGATTATCGAAAGACGATGTTTCTCCTAAAGAAATTTTTGAAATGACACGAAAAGGTAAAGAAGAGCGCGGGTTAATTGCCAAATATTGTATTCAAGATTGTAATTTAGTACATCAAATATTTCAAAAAATAGATGTAATGACTACATTCACTGAAATGAGTAAATTATGTAGTGTTCCAATTACATTTCTAGTTTTACGCGGACAAGGCATTAAACTAACCAGTTATATTGCTAAAAAATGTAGAGAAAAGGATACATTGATGCCTCTTATTTCAAAAGGAAACGCACGAGATGCTTATGAAGGAGCCATTGTATTAGAACCTAAATGTGGTCTATATTTAGATGTCCCTGTTGCATGTGTTGATTATAGTTCTCTTTATCCATCATCTATTATTAGTGAAAATATTTCACATGATAGCAAGGTATGGACAAAAGAATTTAATTTAGACCATACTATAAAGTTAAATTCAAGTGGTAAAGAATGTATTTATGGCACGAAAGACGAACAAGGAAACTTTATTTATGATAATTTACCCGATTATGAATACGTAGATATAACCTATGATACATTTGCCTATGTTCGAAAAACACAAAGTGCTGCGGCAACAAAAGTATTGACTGGATATAAAATTTGCCGTTATGCTCAGTTTCCAAATGATGAAAAAGCGATTATGCCCTCTATTTTAGATGAACTTTTAGCCGCACGTAAATCAACTAAGAAACAAATGAAAAATGAACATGACCCTTTTAAACAAAATATTTTAGACAAGCGTCAATTAAGTATCAAAATTACGGCAAATAGTTTGTATGGACAAACTGGAGCAAAAACAAGCACCTTTTACGAAATGGATGTTGCCGCATCTACCACCGCCATTGGTCGTAAGTTACTTATTTATGCCAAAGAAGTCATTGAGGGTGTATATGGAAATAGTGAAGTAGATACTAAATATGGTAAAATGAAAACACGTGCCGAATATATTTATGGAGATACGGATTCAGTATTCTTTACGTTTCATTTTGAAGATTTGAATGGTGTAAAGATAAAGGATAAACAAGCATTAGAAATGACGATTGAATTAGCAAAAGAAGCTGGTCATTTATGTACATCCTTTCTAAAAAATCCACATGATTTAGAATACGAAAAAACATTTATGCCATTTTGTCTGTTGTCTAAAAAAAGATATGTGGGTATGTTGTATGAAGAAGACCCTGAAAAAGGAAAGCGTAAATCTATGGGTATTGTTTTAAAACGTCGTGATAACGCACCTATTGTGAAAGACGTTTATGGTGGAATTATTGATATTTTGATGAAAGATAAAAATATCGATAAATCGATTGATTTTTTGGATACTATGTTACAAAGCATTATAGACAAAAATGTAATTATGGATAAATTGGTCATTACAAAATCATTGAGGTCCTTTTATAAAAATCCAAATCAAATTGCCCATTGTGTATTAGCGAATCGTATTGGTATTCGAGACCCTGGAAATAAACCAGCACCTGGCGATCGAATTCCATTTGTCTACATACAAACCACTGGAAAAAAACTACAAGGAGAACGCATTGAAACACCACAATTTATTCAAGACGAACAATTAAAAATAGATTATGGGTTTTACATATCCAATCAAATTATGAAACCTATTATTCAAATATATAGTTTGGTGCTATATGATATGACTAAATTCAATCGTCGTAAACGTTCTTTTATACAAGAAATAAAAACAATCGAAGAAAATATCGAAGACAATGATAAAAAACAAAAAAAAATACAATCGTTAAAAGACAAAGAAGTAGAAAAAATATTATTTAGTAAATATTTGACTATTTGTAACAATAAGAAAAATAACAATCAAATGATCACGTCATTTTTCAAATAGTTTATACTGGATCATGTATATGCTTAAAAATTGTTTGTAACACATCATTGAATAATGTTAGATTTTTTTCATATAATTTGTTTAAAAACATTAAACGCTTTTCGCGTTTTTCACTTTTATCGTCGGTACTTTGGGCTGAAATATAGCGTAATTCTTCTGATAAATTCTCAATAGTATAATAGGTTTTGTTTTTATAGTGTTCTCGTTTAGCTTCATATAATATATTTTTTTGTGTTCCGGGATGTTTTTCATCATGATTAATTATACCAATTGATAAATCAATACATTCTCCATATTTAGTCTTATATTCTTTTTGTTCTTGTTCCGATATACATTCACCAGAAGAATTAATATCATCAAAGATTAAATATCCTTGTTTTATTCGATTCAAAAATATTCCAATATCTTTTATGTAAGAAGACGTTTGTCTATATCCGGTATATTGTGACATTTTTCCATTTATATTTATTTGTTTTATATGGACAGGTGTTATATTGGATAAATTATACATTCGACCAGATCCCCAACTATCATTATATGTTCCTAGAAATGGAAATAATTTTAAGGGACTGTGGAAAGGTTCTTTTACTAAAATTGCTTTACCTTTACCTTTACCTTTTTTCTTTTTCCCTGTATGTTTTGGGTTTTTACTTGCATTTTGCTTTATATGTTTTGGGTTTTTACTTGCATTTTGCTTTATATGTTTTTGTTTACTTTCATTTACACCACCAACCATAGAATTATTGCTTAGTAAAGATCTTAAAATAGCGGTGGATAAAACATTTACACGACTTTCATCTATTTCATCATTATCCGAAAAAAATAAAAAATCCAAATCACTTTGGTTGGATAAAATTTCTTTCATACTTTCTCCAAACTCAGTGTCACTAAACAATTGACGCGTATATGTTTGTATTGGGGCCAATGAATGTTTCTTTTCTAAATCTGTTTTTATAATATTCAACATTTTATTTGTATTTAAATTTTCATATAAGTAACATAACACTCCAGCAAATACAAAAAAAATATTGCCACCACTTAAAACATATGTTGAATTACTTATAGGTACACCTCCCAAGTAGGACGACCATTGTTTTTTTAGTTGATAATTTATGTTGGTTACGCCACAAGACAACAACTGAAGAGTATTTTCTAAATATTGATATTTTTGATTAATAATTGGAGGACTAATTTGAAGTATAGCTTGAAAAATATTTGCTTTTGTAAAATAAGCACATATTATTTTGTATTTATACATATCTATCACTTTATTTGCTATAATAATTTCCTTAGTGGGTGTTTCTTTTGATGATTTTGCGAATTCGTTCAATAAACGATACGCATAAACTATATCCGATTCATTGTATAATTGCCATATAAATATTTCTCTGAATTTTACCAACCAATTTTGCATCGTCTCTGTTCGAGTCAATTGTCCAGCTTCTTCCTTTTCTTTTGCTTCTTTCATTTTTTCCTCTAATAATTTTTCATAATCTTTTTCTATATTGCAAATTTTATATTGTATGGCCTGTATATTTGTTACTATATTATGCAATGAGGATGAATTATAAAAAGGTGTAGAGTTTTTTATAGAGTTATCTACAAATTCATTCATTTGTGAATCTATATTCAAACTTTGACTATACATTTCATCATTTATTTCATTCTTAATTTCTACATCTCCTGTATCCTGAGTTAAAAATTCGGTGTCATAATCACTTATTTCTATAGGTAGTCCCTGAGAATTAGCAATTGTTTCTCTACCATTTGGTAATATATTCATCGAAGAACCACCTTTGATAGTTTTTCTAGATTTATTTTTTTTAATCATCTTTTTATATGTTTTACGAGGTTTTCTTAGAGAACCGCATTTAGAAGGATTCAATACATATACCATACATTTATATTTTCCTATAGGAATAAAATGTTTGTTATATATTTTTGGACTTTCATAGAATCCTTCTTTTTTGTCTAATAATGTAGTATCTTTTATATGATAAATTTTTCCATGAACAACTTTTCCTTTACAAGGTTCAATCGTGGCTACACCTGAACTTCTTGGATGATCTAATATTTTTCTAAAGACCATCGCGTAATCTTTTAATATTTCATTCGTTATAAATGTATAAGAAGTATATTTACCCAATTCTTTTTCAGATAAATTAGCGCCATAACTGAAATAATACATATATATATATGTATAGATTAGTTATAGTACCAATTCATAGATAGCCATGGAGGAGTATCATACACCTTTTTATTCGTAATCTGGGTTAAATTTGGTCCAGACGCCATAATATTTTGTATTGTTTCTTCTGATACAGCATAATCATAATATCTTAAATTAGAAATGTATCCACCAAATCCCTTTTTGTCTCCAATGGTCGTATCGTAATAATTTTGTTTTGGAACATTCAACAAAATATGCTCTTTGGTCATAATTCCATTTATATATACATTCACTTTTTTATCTTTTAAAGTAATCATAGTTTGTACCCATTTTTCAATAGGTATATCATCTATTTCAATGGTCTCGTATATAGTTTCATTTTCGGAATACGTATTTATGACAAGCAATAAATGATTGTTTTCTTCGTCATAATATAAACCTGGCGAATTATTTAAAAAAGTTACATTATAATGTTGTAACGAATCATATAAACTATACGTCCCTTTTGAAAATAGACGTTTGTATGGATTACCGCTATTCAAAAAAGGGTCTTCAATATAAAACCACAAAGACCAAGTATATTCTATACCGGTAAGTTCATTTACTGAACGCATAATAGGAACAGAATTGCTTATATTTGGATTACTGGATATTATCATCTCTTGGTTACTTTCGACCATTCCATTTACCAAATATGGACTACGAGTAGAACCATATATATATTGTAAAGCATATAATCCTAAATGAAACAATACTACAAATACGATCAATATCAATAATATAAATACAAACTTACTTATAGTGGTATTTACTTGAAAAAATGAATGATCAATTGAAACATTTTCTGATTTGACTTCCTTGGGTTGAACTTCCTTGGGTTGAACTTCCTTTTCTTGTCGAGGAGTATTCGAATTTTTGGATTCCTTATTATTGTTGTTCATAGATTTATTCTTGTTTGAATTTGACATTTATATTCATACAATATAATATTTTGCTCGTTCATTATTATCTTCATAAAATGTAACCGAAGCGTTGTATTTACTAAACAAAGACCCTACGACAACTGGATTAAATCCTTCTTTATAAATTTTGTAGGCTTTGTAAGGTGACACCAAATAATTATAATAAGATGTTTTCGATATAGACCCAGAATATCCACCATCAGAACAAATAAAGAAATCATTATGGTCAAATTCGCTCATAAATTGAACCCCATTAAATGTTTTGGTTTGTACTAATTTACCATTCATATAAGTATCTACATGATTGTCTCCAAATCCATAAATTACATTGAACCATTTTTGCAAAGGTATATTTTTTAAACTAGAACTATGTTCGTTGTTGATTGAATCGCAACTATTGTTTTCGATATCCACTAAGGTTCCATCTAAACATTCATACACTTCATCTACACAGCGAACTCCTGAAGTAGATGCCATATATTCACCAGTTTCAGGATTGAAATTACATTCTAATAATTCATCTGAAATGTCTTGTGTATTTTCACTACACCATAATTTTGCTAGATCGTAATTGTTTGATAGATCATTGTCTGAACTATCGTTTATATAAAAATCAACAACCATATCATTTTTGTAAGGGTCTAAATAAACATGCGGATTTTGTTTTTTTTCAGCATTTTCGCGTTTTAAAATGGTTTTCTTTTTTCCGAACTTATAATTCCAATCGTTTACATAAATCCACATAGAAATTGAATATTGTCCGTTGCTCTTATTTATGGTGTCTCGTGGAACACGTATGGTTTGAGTTGCATCCGTGACATTGTTTACCATTCCATTATAATTTTGAAATAAATTCATATTCATAAAAATGAATATTCCTAATAGAAACAATAAGATAATCATAATGATTTTAGTTGTATTTTGCATTTGGTTAGTAAATATTACATAAGCAATGATTACAAATAATATAGAAGAAAGAATATTCCAAAAACTAAACAATAACATTATATTAATTATTTATTTTATTATAAATTTCTTTTATTTTATACAAAGACAATGGTTGGTCATAATATCGCAAATGAGATATGGCGCCTAGGTCAGTATTTTCACCGGAACCTACTTGTAAAACATCGGTATCATTTATATATGGAGACACATTCGATTGGGTAGAAACAATTTCATTATTTACAAATAAATCAAACTGACCATTGACATAATTCATAACAATATGGTTCCATCTTTGAAATAAAATTTTACTGGTATTATAAATACGCGTTTGTTGAAATGTTTTATTACTTACTTTATCCTTTATTTCTATAACTAATTCACGAGTATTGTAATCGTAATATAAAGATGGTCTCGACCCTAAGGTCAATATTAACGCCTTGTCTCTATGCTTATCCGATAATATATTGGAATTTAAGTATAGTCCAAAAGAAATACCATAATGATATGTATGTAGTATTGGGTTAGTATATTGAGACAACAATTGCTTTTGTTTTTCATTATAGAAAAAATGTTGTTGAAAATAATAATAAATCTTATTCTTTAGAGATTTATTGATTTCATGGGTGATATATTGTTTCAATTTTTCAGGTTCATCTTTATATCGAGTGATTAAATCTTGAATAGCGTCGCTATTAGGTTCTTCTGGTAAAGAAGTCACATTCCACTTGGGTAGATTGACTTCACTTAACGAACGAAATTCTTCTTTATACAATGGTCCATTGTTTATGTTTTCTTTTAATTCTTTGAGCGTAAGAGTTAAAATGCTTTTATTCAAAGATTCTTTGTTATGTATCAGTAATAACCCATCGTGAATATATAAATATTGATTTATCATTGGTATTATAAAAAAAAGTATAATCAATAGCATCAACATGAATCCCAACACATATGTGGTTTTATTCGTTTGTTTGGCATCATCTATAAAATAATTGACCACTAAAATCAAAATACATGGTATATAAAAAATGAAATATTTAATGACTTGAAATAAATCATCCCCCTTACCAAAATCAATAGTGGTATTACCGAAAAATATATTATATACTATAGCCATAACAACGAGATAAAATAAAAATACTGCCCCAAATGATATATTTATTGTATACAACAATATATACTTTAAGATAAAATATAATATAGCAAAACCTAAAAATATAGATATATATTGTAATACTTTATAGGAAAACTCCATTGGATTTATTATATGACCAATAGAGATAAATAAAAATACAGCTGACATAGTAAATAATAGGATAAAGGGTAAATATATATAATCTAAAATTTGGTAAGGATTTAAAATAAAAAAGGCGTAACCCAATAATACAAATATGGATGTAAGTATCATCTTTTTATTTTGATTCAACTCTATCATTATATATATTATAACATATTTTCCATAGCAGTTTTTTTACCGTGACAATCTCTACATAATGCCACTAAATTACTGATTTCATTTGTTCCACCATGTTCAAGTCTTATTGTATGGTCTACTTCAAACCAAGCAGGTAATTGTTTTTGACATTCGCCGCATTTCCAGTTTTGCATAGAGGCCACGTATTTTTTTTTTGTTTCACTTACACTTCGTTTCGATTTGGTCCCTCCAGACGTTTCTATTTTTTCTATGGCACTTTGTTTTGGTAAGAATGGAGTGATAAGTTGTTTAGACTCTTTGTCAATTGGTAATACTTTGATAAAGTTATTGAAAATAGAAACAGATCCCATATGTTTTCCATTTGAAGACATGATATATAACCCTAAACCAAATAAGGCTATTCCGAACATTTTATAATATTTTTTGTAAGTTTTGAATAAATGAAAATAGTAATGTTCGTGATAAGTATCATAAATCAAAAGTCCAGTAACTATAATTATCCATAATTTAAGTTGCATATATAAAGTAAATACAAATTAATACAATGATTATAAACAAAACCACAGTCCATTTCTTTTTCATGTCCAGAGTTTTTTCTTCTTGAGAGACAAATAATATATCATCGTAATGTTTGACGTAATCTTCTTGATCTAAATAACTCATTTGTTGTTTTATATGATATAATTTATAAATCATATATCCATAGTTTACCATTTGTGAATTTGTATCATAATAATTTATAATAGAATTTTCCTTTATTATTTGAAAGAATAAGGACTGGTGTTTGGGTAAAAAAAAGGGCAATGATTCAAACAATTGTTTGATTTTTTTCTTATGAGCAATACTAGGAACATAGGAACGAGTAATAAAATAGATGTATTGAAATACTATATCTATATTTATGCGAATCATATAAATATATAATATAAATAGATTTATGATAGGTAAACCCCTATGTAATAATTGTGAAAATTATGGACATTTATTTTATAATTGTAAACGCCCTATTACAAGTTTAGGTATCATATGTTATCGTTACAATAATGATGTAGTAGAATATTTGATGATACAGCGAAAAGATACCTTAGGATATGTGGATTTTTTAAGAGGAAAATACAACGAATATAACGATTTTCATTTAAAAAATATAATCCAAGAAATGACCGACTATGAAATATCCCAAATATTGAATTTATCTTATGACGAATTATGGGATAAATTATGGAATAAAAAAAATGAACCTTACGATATAAAACACAAAGAAAAAATGTTATTTGTATTGAAACACAAACGTCATTTGTTAGAAAATCCATATTGGTCTTTGCCAGAATGGGGATTTCCAAAGGGTCGTAGAAACTACAGAGAAAAGGATATAGATTGTGCTTTAAGAGAATTTCGTGAAGAAACTGGCTATCCTATTTTTAATTTATCTTTTATCCATAACATAGTTCCTTTTGAAGAAGTATTTACCGGTTCTAATTTAAAATCCTATAAACACAAATATTATATTGGATATATGAATTATAAAGATACATTATATAATGCTAAATACCAAAAAAGTGAAATTGGTAATATGAAATGGTGTAATTATGAAGAATGTTTATCCAAAATTAGACATTATAATACGGAAAAAAAACACGTGATTAATTGTGTAAATGAACTAATTAAAAATAGTAATATATATTAAATATGAAATACATAAATCCAAAAATAAATGCAGATAACTTAAACGATTATTTTGAACATATCAAAATCGTTGGAGATGGTAATTGTGGAGTATATGCTATTATATATAATTTGAAATATCATAGTTCTTTGAATACTTATGATGATTTTGAAGACCTTTATAATGTAAAGGGTGAACTATATTATGATGAAACTGCTAAAAAAATGTTTAGAACACATATGTCTCAAATATATGCCGAACAAAAAAAATTATTAACTAACCAAAACACAATAAAACGTTATGAAGAAAGAGTAACAACAATCCAACAAGACAAAGAATGGTTAGTAGACACTGACATTACTTTATTTGGTGAAGCGAATGATGTATGTATTGGTGTTTTTGAACCTTTACCAAAGTTTCGGTTTACGGTTGTCTCTAATATAGATAAGGGTATCAGTTTAGACCAATGTACCAATAACATATTTTTATACAATACAGGTTATACAGTAGGAACTCATTTTGATGTATTAAGTCCATTGTCGGACGCAGAAATATATAGCGATTTGACCAAGGACGAAATCATTCAATATCAGGGAGCATCGGATTCTTCACTAAAACAAATTACAAATCAATTGTTTTATAAACAAAAAGATATGGTTAAGTTGAACACATTTATTCGTGTTTTGAATAATCAGTTGAATATTCATTTAGATGAAAAAATTTCATTTTATGCCGAACTCCCAGAGAAAATAGACCAACAAATCGTATTGGAATCTGAACAAATCAAGGAAAAGAAGGTACCCGAAAAGTCTAAACCTAAACCTGAAACCAAAACGCACTTAGTTCCATTTACAGACGTAGATAATGAATTATTAAAAGATTTTCCGTTATATACTCCAAACACCATACAAATAAATATGAAAAAGTTTTACTTGAACGACCAATATGGATTTTATGATACAATACATGAATTATTAGATGATTTATATAAAGAAACGGAACAAGATAATGGAAGTTGCGACAAATCATCGTCTGAATTTGTTATGTTGAGACATCAAAAAATAGTTCAAACATATTTAAATAGTTATACCCCTTATAGAGGATTATTATTGTATCATGGTTTAGGTTCAGGTAAAACATGTAGTTCCATTTCTATTTTAGAAGGTATGAAAAACGATAAAAAAATATATATTATGACACCGGCCTCATTGCAGCAGAACTATCGCACCCAGTTACAATTTTGTGGTGATAAAATTTTCAAAACAAAAAATAAATGGACAAAATTGGTTGTGAATGAAAATTATGATAGCGTAATTCAGTTGTTTAAAGACTATTTACATTTAGACAAAGATAAAGAAGAATTAGTTAAATACATTGAACAACACAAATGTGTTTGGTTAATACATGAAGGTGGTACTTCTTATAGTGATTTGAGACAAGAAGATAAATCACAAGTAAATCAACTCATTCGTTTATTGATAAGTGTAAAATATCGTTTCATCAATTATAATGGAGTCAATAAGAAAAAATGGGAAACCATCAAACAAAATAAAAATCCATTTCATAATAGTGTAGTGATTATAGACGAAGCGCATAACTTTATTGGAAAAATATATAACAAATTATCGGTGGACAAACCATCCGTGTCTAGAGATATGTATGAACATTTAATGGACGCTCAAAATTGTAAAATTGTCTTGTTGTCAGGTACGCCTTATATAAATTCTCCGGCCGAATTAGGCGTTATGATTAATTTAATATCAGGATATACGACGCAATACGAATTCAAGCTCAATGGAAAATATGACAAGGATCAATTAAGAAAACAATTGGAACCTATAGAAAAATATAATGTAGTAGACTATAAATTAAATGCGATTCATATCAGTAGAAATCCATATGGATTTATAACTACACCAAGTGGTGAAATAGAATACGAACAATCGGCTTCTTACAGAGAAGCTAATAGCGATAAAGCGTTTGAAACAAAAATAAAAACGTTACTGAATAATGTGACAGGTGAACTATCTACTAACAAGTATAAAAAAATGCCTGAAACCGAAAAAGATTTTAATAATTTATTTGTAAAACATGAAGGATCTATCAAACTTATCCATAACAAAGAATTTTTTCAAACCCGTATTGCCGGATTAATTTCTTATTTGGGAGACAAAACATCTCTTATGCCTCGATTATTGGATATTGTGGTAGAAAATATACCTATGAGTTCGCATCAGAAAAAACAATATGATATTTACAAACAAAAGGAGTCTACTAAAAAAAGCGACGCAAAAAGCGAAGGTAGTTATAAAGTATTTACTCGCGCAGCATGTAATTTTGTATTTGATGAAAAAATACCACGACCTTTCCCTACTATGAGTATAAAAACTGAAAAAGATTTCGATTATGCAAATAAGGAAGAACGTATTCAAGACGCACACGGAATCGAAGAAGACGGAGACCTTATTGTAGAAGATACCACTTACGATACTAATATAAAACGGTTCATTTCACAGATTGTGTCGAATCGTCAAAATTATTTTTATAATGAACTCAATAAAGTAGCTATTTTTGAACAAACCGATGTAGAAGGTGGATTACAAAAATATAGTCCAAAATTTCATAAAATACTAGATAATATTTTGAATAATTTGAATAAATGTCAACTACTTTATAGTGGTTTCCGACGAATTGAAGGTATAGAAATGATGTCTTTGATGTTGAAATATCAAGGTTTCAAACAATTAGAAATAAAAAAGGTAGGTAATCGGTTTAAAATTGAACTTCATGGACTTCCAGGTTATACCTACAATAAACTACATGTATTTACTTTATATACAGGGACAGAAGAAAAAGAAGTCAAAGAATATATTCGTAACATTTACAATAGTGATTTTAATAAATTGCCTTCTTATATGATTGATGATTTGAAAACATTGTATAATTTAGATGAATTAGATAATATACGTGGAGACATAATTAATTTATTGATGATTACAGCATCTGGTGCCGAAGGGATTGATTTACAAAATACTCGAATGGTTCATATTACCGAACCTTATTGGCATTATGTTCGAATAGAACAAGTGATTGGTAGGGCAAGGAGAATTTGTAGTCATAGTCGATTACCAAAAGAAGAACAAGACGTCCAAGTACATATATACATAAGCGAGTTAAAAGATGATAATAAAATGATATCTACCGACGAATTTCTGTATAAAATTATGAATGAAAAACATATGTTGTCAGAATCTTTTTTGAATACTTTAAAAGAAAGTGCGATTGATTGTGTATCTCCCAATAAATGTTTTAAATTTCCAAACAAAGAAAAACGAAATAGAGTCTATGAATTGGATTACAAAAAGGAACCGCAACAAAAACAAAAACGAAATAAAGAGTTTATGAATTATTTTATCGAGGTAGACGGTAAAAAAATTCCAATTTTGTACAACGAGACAAAACCTCAGGAAGCTTATATACAAAAAGATAAAAAACTGATTAGTTATAATGTAATCAATAAACAAATGATTTATAATGGTAAACCCTACAAAATGAACAAGAATTAACGATTATAAAATAAACTACTTTCTTTACATACACTATCTTCACAATAGGGTAAATTATATGGACACATATCTGGTTTGGGTATAGTTCCGTAATCATGTTTACAACTCAATTGGTTTACATTATACGAAGTTAATGTATCGGTGGTAGAGTCTAAACTATCTTTGCATACTCCTAATTGGGTATCTTTTACCGAACCCTCGCAAATGGGCAATTCTTTTGGACACATATTTTCTTGTGGAATTTTACTATAATCATGTTTACATTGTATCCATAGATTAGATTGTAGATTGCTATTATATGGTTTGATATATTTTGATATAGGTGGCTCTTTGTAGGGTAGTGGTGTCGGATACTCTGGTATGTTGTCTTTTTGTATCGTATAGTCATTGGTCATAGGCATTACATATTCACCTTGGTCATTTTTTTCATATGGAAATTTATTCATACATTGTGTAAGCATTCCTGAACAATCGTTTGTTTTATAATCTCCATGGTTTAGTTGACCAATAAAATTATTGGTAATAGGATTATATAACATATTTGTATCTAAATCACTCACACCATATAAATCTTCACACGATATACCTATTGGGTTGTCCTTTAAAAAGCATACATCGTTTTGTGAATAATCTAATATAAATTCGGTAGATTCAGCGTATTCAATCGTATCATAACAGTTGTTATTATATTTATAAGGTTTTTCTTTAGTACAACTAGAATTCATATTTTTCATATAAGTATCATAATTTACACACAAACCATTCCAAACATAAGGATAGTCTTTATTACACGAGATATCTACCACATTGTCTTCTAATGTGTGGCAACTATTATTTGCGTATAATGGTTTTTCTGGACTACATAAAGATACCGAATAATCTATTTTAGGACTTTTTATTTTTACTTTATTTACCAAATGATTGTTGGTTATAATATAATCATTTGGATTTTTGGGTTCCACTTCAAATGGATAATTGGTTTTATTGTTTACATTATAATAATAATTATCGTGTTGATAACTTGCTTCGGACTCATTCGAATAACATTGTGATATATCTAAATATTGTTCGGTTAAACAACTTTTTTCTTTACATAGGTCACTTACTTTATTCTCATCATAAATCATTTGACCATTGTGAATTGTACAAAGTGTAGATGTTTCTATGGTCGTATCACTAATAAAAGAACATACGTTTTTATGTATAGAATTGCACCAAGGACCTCCACTATTTTTGTCGCATACTTTTGGTCCATATTGTGTCGCGTTTTCTAAAGAATTTCCACAAAAACATTGTGGATTACCACGCAAACCATCTTGTAAAGCAAAATAATTATAGTTATTACATTCTTTTGCACACGTTTCTATATTATAAGACTGACCACTTGAGTTTGTCCGTCCTTTATATACATTTAGACCTCGTCTCCAAGTATCGTGATAGGTACCAATTTCGATAGACTTCGATACTACTTGGGGCTTACCGGAATAAGGGTTATTTATTGGAATAGGATTAGTACTATGTATCTGATTTACGCTATCTTCGTTTGAGAATCCAAGACTATATGTATTTATAGATGGAAAATCCCACCGATATATGGCTTGTGTAGTATTCACTCCTATTGTAAATATGGGAGACTTTAAATCTACAAAATAAAACTCTATTTGAAAGCCATTTATACGATCGGTACAACAATCAACTCTATTGTATAAGACCAAACTTTGTATCATTTGTAGATTGAATACATTAGATAAGGGTATATATAATGACGATGAAGTATTTCCTGAATGAACATTGAGGTTGTTTGGAATATCTCGGTTTGCTATATTACTAGCCTTCCATATGGAGCCATTTCTATAAGATGGTAATAGTCTTTTACTAGACCAATCTATAAATTCGGTATGTATATTAGTAAGACTTCCACTTTGCATAGATGTTGAAATATGTTTAGGTAAAACATTTTCGTTGTTTATCCATAATTGCATTTCGCGTAAATTTATCCAGTCATTTTTGGTAGGACTTCTTATGACGATTATATTAAAATTTCCATTATAAGAACTACCTGGAGTAGAAATCCTAGCATTTGTACCTTCTAATGATTTTACCACTTTTGAATGGTCTGAACAATTATATTCATTGTATATTTCAGTAGGTTGTAAGTCTATATCTTTATCTTTACAAGGAGTCTCATTTTCAATACATTTGTTATATTGTTCTTTGTCTTTTGTAGATGTACAAACAGATCTCTTTGTTTTTTCAATCGGTAATTTTAAGTGCCATGGGTAATTTTTATTACATATAGTATAAGGATCAAAATATACATCTCGTGTTTTACTAGACCCTTTCAATAATTCATTTTCAGTGAAATCGTTTAAATATACCTTTTGTGTATCTATAAGGTCATATGTATTACCATGTGGATATGATACATATGTTTCAGATTCTATGTAATTTCCAAATATATCTTTTTGTCTAATTTTTCCATTGTAGCAATACTGATGAGAATCCGATTCTTTACATTTTACACGATCTATATCTTTAGGTAACTTTACTGGTAAAGAAGAATTATTCGGACTTTCATTTTCTAAAGGCAACAATTCAAAGTGTTCTTTTATAGACCATACGTATAGTACTAATAAAAAAATACATAATAAAAAAATAGTTTTTTTCATTATATTAATCATTTATAATAATGCTGGGCTACATTGACCAAATTGAACTCCACACTCATACCCAACACATCGCTCATTTTCATTGCAAACATAATTTTTGTATTTTGAATTTATAGTGTCTCCATAATTCGCTATACATTTATTTCCTACTCCACTATCATCTTCACTTATTTCAGAAGCCTCGTCAATTATTCCACTATATCTAGTTTCTTCACATTCTTTACTAATATTGGTTCCATTGATTAAATTTGAATTGTCTAAATAATTACATATATTAGTTTTTACGAACGATGAAGTACTCTCATCATATGCGATGACATTATTTCCACTTATTTCTGGGTCAATATAATCAGTCTTGTAAGGAGTTGTGAGTCCTCTAAAAAGATTAAAATACTCTTCGCCTGATATGCCGCTTGCGTATTTACCCATCATATCATAAGATAAGTTTCCAATGGATACCGAATTTAAAGACGAATTATTGGTGTTATATAATGCGGACCCTTCACAATATACTGGGTTCAAACTAGAATCAGAATCGCAATAAGGTTTAAAGTGACCATTTGAATTTTCAATAGGTGTATAGGTATTATCGTGACATTTTAATTTACCAAAACAATAAGAATACCGATTTGTGGTTTCGTCAAGCAATCCACTAATATCTTCGCTTTTATTCCAAAATCCATTGTTATCGGTATCGTTCATATCTACTTTTGAAATCACTATGTCTTTATAATTACCATTGAATGTATTTTTATTATTGGGTCTTGGATTCCATAAAAATAATTCTACTTTTTCAACCCCTTGAGTTGTAAACCCTGGAATATAAGATATATCGGTTATAGTGTCTAAATAAGATTGCGAAGCTCCTAAAATATATTTGTCTTCATTTCCTACACCATGAAAAAAAGAATTTTCATCCGAAGAAAGAACTATTCCAGAAAAACCGTCATCTGAACTATTGGAGGCAACCACATTAGTTGGCGTATTTTCATTGTCTTGAGACCATGTAATCGTACCTAATGGAGTAGTAGATTCATAAGTATCATAATAATTTATCTTCAAAATACGTTTTGAACTGAAGTCATAGTTAGAGTACAAACTACTATTATAATAATTGGGTTCATTTATTTTTCCATTAGAATCATATAAAGCATTTATATTTATACTAGTATTTCCTTTAAATGGACTTTCGTTATATTGGTCATTATAACTTTGTCTTAAAACTAATTCCCATTGACCAAACGGCGACGTTTCAGTAAATCCTTCTTTTGTAAAATATTCAATCAATGGTAATACTAAGAAACATATAAATACTATAATTAATAATGTTTTTATCTTATTTTTCATATTATAAATATACATTATTTTTTTTGTTTTAATATTCTAATTTGAGATTCCAATATTTTTTCTAATATTAAATTTTGTTGATACACCATTTGTTTGAGTTCCAATAATTCAGACGACATAATAGGTTGATCCGTTTGAGGAGTAGATGGATTCGTTTGAGGAGGTGGATTCGTTTGAGGAGTAGAGATGACAGGTCCGTCATTTGAATATATAACGGGTTCTTTTTTTATAGTTGCCATAGGTTCTTCATTTTGTCGTTCTTTTTGTTTTTCAGCAATAAGCTTATCTATGTCTTTTAAAGGTTCTTCTTCTACATTATCACTAAAATCTATAATAGGTCTTTTTTCGCTTGGTATTAAGTCTTTATAAGCTACTTCCTTTATTTTTACTCGTAAAATAGAAATAATCTCATTGATATCTTTCGTTTCTTCTATTGTTTTTTCAAAAAGTTCTTGTATTCTTGGAAGTTCATCTTCTCTGCATTGATCAAATACATTTTGCTTTAAACATTCATTCCATACTTGTGCTTTATATTCCATTATAATAGGTCATAGTTTATACCATTATATCATTTTATTATAAAATATATTTCGATACATATTCATTTTATGATCACTGATTCGATGAGTCAAAAAATAGTTTACTTTATGTTTTTGTTCTAGTAATTGTACAATTGTATATAAACAATACATACCACATTCTCCATCTTCATATTGATGCCTCATTTTATTTGTATATACTTTCATATCTATATTCAATTCTTGACATTCTCTAACAATACGTTGGGTTAATTTATAAATTTGATTTGGCATTTGTAACCCATTAGAGTCTAAATATAATATGTATTTATGATCTAAATTAATAAACATACATACCCAATGAGAACCACTTTTATCGTGTGTATCTAAATTAAAAATTATTCCTATATTTTTTTTTTGTTGTCTCATTTGTTCTTTTATACTTAAATGACAAATATCAGGCCATATACATCTGGAACCATATTTTTCATCAAAGTCAATCGGTGTTGGGCCTAAAAATCTAAACTGAGGATAGGTTTCCTCATATTGTTTCATCACATTAGCTATATCTACATTACTTAACCATTCAGATTTATTACTATTCCATGACGGAGGACTAATTGGCGCAAATAAATTCATTTTCATATCAAGTGTATTGTCTATCAAACATTTTTGATGACTACAAACGGATAAATAATGACGAAGTGTATTTATAATTTTTTTTTTTTTTTGGGTTTTGATTGTTTTATGAGGATTTTTTTGATTCCATTTGTCTCTCATATTCATTACTATATCTTCATTCAAACATAAATCATATTTTTTATATTTTGGATGACATTTCAACAATTTAAACGTCCTCTTTTTCATATATTATATTTTTATTTTTTAATAAGTCCAAAATAGTTTTTTCTTTACTTAGCATTATCTTTTTGTATTCTTGAATAAACTCACATGATACATCTATTGGTACATGTTCTTTTTCGTGAAGTTGACCTTCTATAGAAAGAAGTTGACCTGTAAACTCTGTAAAGATTTCTTTATAAAAAGAATAATATGGGTATAGATGTTCAGCATCTTCTTTCATCATATTTTGAACTATATCTAGAATAATGTCTCTGTGTTCTATAAAATTGTATTCTTTTTTCATAGGTTTATGTTTACGTGAAAAATAATCATGATACATACAATACAAAAGGTTATTCCTTTTTCAAATAATAACGAGTTGAATTATGAAATATATTGGGGTCTAATGTTTTACAAAGACGAGTATGTGATGAACTAAAGGATGAATATTGCTTTTCATAATTCATAGGATGGTTATATAAATCACTATTTATGTTTGGGACATATTGAGCTTGAGAATTACGTTGAAGCGCCATATATTGATTTCTTAAATAACTTTCTAGATCTACTTTTTCTAAACCTTCCTCGGTTGGTCCGCGATATCCTGGGTTAAATCCAGATTTAGGATATTTTAATAAAGGAACCTTGGACGATACTTTTGGTTCAAATACTTGAAAATCAGTATATTTTGTTGGTTGTGGTCGAACATCAAAATTAGGTTTCAATGGTTTGTCAGGTATATTTCGGTCATTAATCATTATTATATAAATATATAAATAAATATTCATTATTTATTTATTATGTGCGGTATTTTTGCTTATTTGAATGATACAATTGAAGAAGGACAAATAGATTATAATGCAGGTTCAAAACGTGGTCCAGAAACAACTACATTTAAAAAAATAGATAATAAAGTATATTTTGCGTTTCATCGATTGGCTATCAATGGACTAAATGACGAATCGAATCAACCGATTGAATACAAACATTTAACACTGATTTGTAATGGAGAAATATACAATTATAAACAATTGTCAAAATCTTATAATCTAAAGACACAAAGTGATTGTGAAGTTATTCTACATCTTTATGAACAATTTGGTACAAATGCGTTTCATTTATTAGATGGCGAGTTTTCATTTATTTTATATGATTCTTTGAAAAAAGAAGTGGTGGTTGTTCGCGACCCTTACGGAGTTCGTCCACTTTATGAAAATAATACATCAAAAGGTTATATCTTTTCAAGTGTATTAGAAAGTATGATGTTAGATTCATATACGATAACTCAAGTAAAACCCGGAACATATAGTCTATATAGACACAATGGGTCAACATTTGAAAAATATTGCACACATCATTATTATAATATTCGAGATACGTATCAATTAAAATATTCTCTCGAAGAATATAGGAAACAAAGTTATAATTTATTTGAGAACGCCGTATTAAAACGCATTATGAATAGCGAGCGTCCTATTTGTGGGTTATTATCGGGTGGATTAGATAGTAGTTTGGTATGTGCGATTGCGGCCAGATATTATAAGAGCAAAAATCAATCTTTTCATACGTTTAGCATTGGTATGGAAAAATCCGAAGATGTACACTATGCTTCTATAGTAGCCAAACATATTGGTAGCGTTCATCATGAAGTTCTTTATTCTCAACATGAATTTATTCAATCCATTCCAAATGTCATCAAGGATATTGAAAGTTATGACACCACAACCGTAAGAGCCAGTGTCGGTAATTGGTTAATTGGTAAATATATAAAAGAAAATACAGACTTTAAAGTGGTATTGAATGGTGATGGAGCCGACGAATTAATGGGAGGTTATTTGTACTTTAATCATTGTAATACTACTGACGAATTTCAAGAAGAATGCTTTAGGTTACTTGAACATATTCATTATTTTGACGTATTACGTAGTGACCGATCTATTTCTAGTCACGGACTTGAACCTCGTACACCTTATTTAGACAAGGATTTTACCAAATTTTATTTGTCTATTCCAGTACAATTCCGTAAAACATTAACAGAAAAGGAATTCTTTCGTAAAACAATACAAACATATGAACCTGAGTTATTACCTTCTTGTGTTTTATGGCGAGAAAAAGAGGCATTCAGCGATGGTGTTAGTAGTTCAAGCAACTCATGGTATAAAATCATTCAAGAACAAATGAAAGATTATAAGTCTACATACCCATTAACCCAAGAACAAAGTTATTACTTAGACACCTACCAATCGTTTTATCCAAATTGTCAACATTTAATCCCATATTATTGGATGCCTAGTTTTGTATATTGTTATGATCCTAGTGCGAGAACCTTACATAATAGGAATATTGTATATGAATATTTCTATAGTCTGAAACATTTTCTTAGTGGAATATGTATGAACATTGGTCGGAAGTATTTTTCTTGAATATTTGTATTTTTTCAAAATAGGATATATTTCGTCACCATTAGGGTGACGAAGTCGTTTTAGTATTTCTTGGATAGATAATTCTATAACGTATTTTTCACATTTTATATAGGACACATTAGGATTTTCTTTCATACAAATATGTATTTTGTCGTCTATAAAACATAAAGCGTCGTCTATAATACTTGGTATACAATAGGTTAAGTCTTGATAAGATTTTTTTTTGTGTATTCGATTCGTTTCAGGTGTAATAATATAATCAAATAAAGATGTTCTTAGTTTTTTGTGAATATATTGAATTACTTTTTCCACAAATGGATGATTATTATTATTAGTATATAATATTACATATTTGATATGATTTTTTTTTTTTTTACTAATTAACCGTTCAAACAATTGAAAGATATGAGGTCTAAAATATTCTTCAAATAATTCAAAATAGTCATTGTAATCTATACTATTATATTTTTCTACAATATTGACTATATAAATAAATTGTTGAAAATAACCAATGGTTTCATCCAAGTCAAAAATAATATGTTTATTCATATTTTTATTATCTATAATTATAATAAAAATGACCAAAAATTTATCCATTCGAGATTGTATACATATATTAAAATATTACAATAAAGAAATACCAAACAATCTATACAAAATAAAACGAAAAACGAACGTCATTTTGAATAAATATATTTGTCAATTTTACAACAAAAATAATATGATATTTTTTCCGTTTTGTTTTAGTAAACATAAATACTTATTTACGAATACCAAACGATTTGTTATAAAAAGCGTTCGTTCTACACGAATGATATCGCCGAATAGTTATTTGTCTTGTATATAATCTAAGATGCGTATCATCAATAATTCTTGTTCGTAGAACTTTTGAAATAAAATAATTTCATCCATTTTTATAGTAAATACCTTATTTTTATAACTTTTACATGATAAATATACTTGGTTGTTTGTATATTCTATATTTGTAAGTATGGCGCCATTATATAATTTCATATTTTTTAGTTTAGTCAAATGAAACCATCTAATATGGTGACCCAATGACAATTCATCCAATTCATCCACGAATCTATAGTTTTTTAATACTTTGTGGTAATGTTTCAACTCATTACGTTCAAATCCCATTTTTTGTAATATATTGTTTTTGGCGTCTTTTATAATCGATGAATTTAAATAGGTTATTTTTTTTTCATCCATTTCATTGAGCATATGTTGTAATTCATCGTTCATATAATTTATCTAGTCATTATTTTAAGTTAAAACGCAGATAATCCAAGTGCTTCATTTGCGGCCATAGGCCCTTGGTCTAGCATAGGTTCATTTCTTCTGTACATTTTGCCAGTAGTTTCTTCCTTAGTATTTTGTGGATGAGGTTGATTCATAGGTTCAGGATTAGGAAGGGGTATACTAGGTGGTGTATATATTTCTTCTTCTTCTGTGTTCAGTTCTTGCATATGTTCCTTTTCTAACCCTAAATAAATCATAGCTCTCTTAAGAAGTAGATTTACTTTTTTGCTGACATTTGTCTCTAGAGTAAATAAAACAAATAAGAAAGGGATTATAAAATGAAATACATTCATAGTAGTATAATTTTCTTTACTGTATGTAGGTATGAACATAATAAAACGATGAACAAACCAAAAAAAGATAATTAATACTACTAATTGTATTAGAACTTCTACCAATATTTCTATATTACCTTTATAAGGATCAAACGATGGTAAATAAAGTTTCATCCAATAAACTAAAAGAACAATAGGAATGAACGCCAATCCTATGTATTGGACGATATTCATCATTTCCATTTTATCTTTTTGAGACAACGAAAACATATAACTAAAAAATGATTCGTTATTTCCACCTATCATATTTTTTCGTTCTGGTTCAAAATATTCTTCTTGATAACTTTCCATCTTACTTTATAAAAAGAAATTAAAAATAAAGATAGTATAATTATAATGCTTTCTACCATAATGAATAAAACGTATGATCACCAAGAAAAACAATATTTAGCCATAGTGAAGGAAATATGTTTGTCCGGACATAAAATAGAAGGGCGTAATGGGTTCACTTATTCTAAACACGGTGCTTGTATGTCTTTTAGTTTAGAAAATAATACCTTACCTATATTAACTACTAAAAAAGTAGCACTAAAAACTTGTCTCAAGGAACTCTTTTGGTTTTTGTCAGGATCTACTAATAATGATGTATTGAACCGACAAAATGTTCATATTTGGGATCCACACGCCGAAACCTCCAACGATTTAGGACCCATCTATGGACATCAATGGAGACACTTTAATGCTCCTTATGTAGATTGTGAAAGTGATTATACTAATCAGGGGATAGACCAAATACAGTATATCATTGATAGTTTGAACGACCCTGAAAAAAGATATTCACGTAGATTAGTGGTGTCTTCGTGGAATCCTTGTCAATTAGATAAAATGTCATTACCCCCATGTCATATTTTAATGCAATTTCATGTAGTAGAAAATAAACTTTCTTGTTCACTATATCAACGAAGTGGTGATTTAGGTTTAGGCGTCCCTTTCAACATATTATCTTATAGTGCGTTGACTCATTTGATCGCACACCATTGTCATTTAGAAGCAAGTGAATTTATTTATCATATTGGAAATGCCCATGTATATGACGATCATTTAGATGCTTTATTAGTACAAGTTGAAAAAGAACCTTATGAATTTTCTAAAGTAACTATCAATAATCATTATGATAACATTTCAGATTATGGTATAAATGATTTTGACATTACAAATTATAAGTCACATGACTCAGTATCCTTAAAAATGCGTAAATAAATTAATTCTATTATAAATTATTCTTGTATATGAGTGGTACTGCCGCTTTAGCTGCTGCCCGAAGACGACGTGCTGGTGGAGGAAATACATCCGTCAATACATCCGTCAATACATCCGTCAATACATCCGTCAATACATCCATTCCAAAACCAGATATACCCAAAGCATCCATTAACCCATTACAAATATTACAAACACATGATAAACAATTAACACTTTTGTCAAAAAATATTGAAACTCTCCAAGAAAAACATACCACAAGTGAAGACGTACAATTTTACAAAGAAAAATACAACGATTTATTGTCAGAAATGACTGAAATGAAAACCAACTTTGTAAAAATGCAAACTTTTTGTATGGAAACTAATATGAAAGTAGAATCCATGAATTCAAGAGTAACAGAATTATTGAAAACAAATGAAAACGAATAAATATATTATTTTATACATCGCTATAAAATGATATAAATACTTATATGAATAAAGTATATGTTAATCAAACTTTGTTTGGTAGTATGGTTAGTATTTACTTATTTGCATATTATCATCCATTTTACAATCACGAAACAAAATACCATATATCGATTAAATGACCCAGTGACGAAGGATATTGTACATCACGAAGTTATGAATAAAATACCATTTTATTTTAGGTGGGCTTTAGACCATTATGAAGTGTTTGAACCTAGTGTAAAATATTTTCCGAAACAAAAAAGCATTCATTTCAAAAAATACATCAAATTACATCGTAATTTAGAATGTAGAAATTTCTATAAGGTTGTCAAAGGAAATCCGCGGTTTATTTGTATTCATCCAAAATACAAATCAATGTTCAAACATAAAGACCATAACTTTGAACATAACAAAAAAGTGGTCCAACAAATCAAGGGTAATTCATCTTTTATTTCAGTTGTATTAAGTAAAGACGATGTATTATTTTTACCCAATTATTGGTTGTTATATGTTGTAGCCAAAGAAGAAACGAATATTGAAAAAATACAATATTCAACGATTTTAAATCAACCGTGTTTTAAGTTAAAACACTATATATAATTTATAGTCTTTCACTATGAACGAACGGACTCCGTTTTATATCATTACTACTATTTTTTTATTTATTACCATTGTTCTTAGTTTAGTTAGTACATTTCATTTGAATCAAAATGGCTCAGATTTTTTTCCAAATCCCGGAACTTACAAAGGAAAATCTATACATGATAATAGTTTTATGGATAAGTTATGTTGGTATTTTTCACAAATCACGCACCATACCCTATTTTTTTTATTTAGTTATTTTTCTATGGCTTTGTTCAATTACAAATCGGTTAAATTTTTCAAAATGATAGGTCCGCTTGCCCTAACTATAAGTGTTTTGTATTTTTATTTTTTATATCCGAGACAAAAGTTGAAAATACATCAGTTGTCTTTTTATAATTTTTTTTCACATTTTATGATTATATTTTTAGTGTTTTGTGAGTTTATGTATATAGATAAATATGAATTTCATGAAACCACCAATTGTTTTATTTTTATCATAACCTCTATTTTATGTATTCTTATCAACTACTATTTAAGAGGTGTCTGGAGTTATGATTTGGTTCATTTAGATAGTTTAAGTGGATGGAGACTCATTTGTGAAACTACCCTTATTATGTATATGTTCAGTGTAATGTTTTATTTGTTCAAATATAAAAATAAACCCTATTACGGAATGAATACAATAAATATGATGAAATCGGCCTATCCGTTGTATGGACTTATAAACATAGTATATGTATTACTCATTATTAATTATGATAAGTAAATATATATGTCGGATTGGATACAAATTCGAAAGGCACGAACTTTATTGAAAGGATGTCCTGGACCACAAGGAATACAAGGACCACCCCTATACCAAGGTAATATAGCTATGGTGGATGCTGTTTACGGAAACGATGAAACCGCTTCAGTAAGCGGTTCGCCATACAAAAACAATTGAACGTGCCCTGCAAAATGTTTCTTATGGACAAACCATCTATATATTACCCGGTACCTACATATTAACTAATAGTATTCAATTACCAGATGGTATTTCTATACATGAATTGAGTTCGCAAACCACTATTATAGAAAGACATGTGGATACATCTGCGACAATCATTTATATGGGCGAAGATTGTCTTTTAGAAGGATTAACCTTACATTTAAATTGTAGCGGAAACAATGATAATGTAGTTTTAAGAGGTATTGTTTTTGATGGAACGTCATCACAAACGTCCAAAATAAGAACAACCTATATTTATGTAAATAATAAAACCATGACGTTAAGTTCGAATGTATTTGGAATTGAATTTTTAGGAATAACGGATTTAAATGGATTTTCAAGAAATAGTGTAAAAAATTCTATGATTGATATATATTCAAATGGAAATGGATTAAAACGCGGGATATTGGTATCAGGTACAAATCGTGTCTCCATAAGGGACTCTAATATTTATGTTTATTAACCCACTTCGAATGACTCACATGGTTCATATGTAGGAGTAGAAACCGACGATAGTTCTAACATAGGTACGATTGAAATAAGAAATTCTACTATAGGCGTAGTTTTACCTATTGATGCTTCATACAATGCTTCAGATATTTTACAAACCAAACCGGAGAATATACTAGATCCAACCTATTTGATTAACTCTGGTATTCAAATAGGTCCGGGGACAGACTTGTTAAGTAAATCTGCCGGTGGGAAAGGATTTTCTACTTATGTTTACCCCACCATTATTTATTATGGATTAAAAGGTAACACGAACTCCAATAAAAAAGGATATTTGTGGCCTGGAACTCAAAAATTTAGTGGCAATTTTCCGGATAACGACGGAATTAATAACGAAGATTTACCCGCATATTTTCGTGTTCAACAACCTTCCCTTATTTCTGGGTTGTCTTGTTCTACAAGTAATAAATGATACAGGCTTTGTAGTAATGCTTAGTATTAAAGTAACTCCTTTCAATAGTTCGATCGTAGATACTTCTTTTTCAGTTACATTGACCGATTCTCAGTTAGATTCAACCTTTTATAATAGTTCATTTCGTTGTGATACTGGTGACCGAATACATCTATATTTGGATTTTAGTGGAAATACGAATACACAAGATATAACCGCTCAAATTGATTTATTTTAAGTTATCACATGAATTGACACTAAACCAATATAATCTTTACAAATATATTGTCTTTAAAAATATTTCCGTTGACAAGATAGGTCATATATATATTCCAGATATCAATAAAATTAGTTCTATACAAGTCTAACATTATAATATAAAGATATAAAATAGTATATAGTATGTATCGGTTTTTTGTAAATGAAAAGGTAAGGTGTTGCGAAACATTTGAACCAGTCGATTTATCCTTTGATTCATCTAAATTATTTCATTTAGATGAATTTTACCTTACAAATAATATATGTAGTATTCAATATTCACCTATTCGGAATCAAACCTATATTGCCGGTGTATTGGATATTACCAAAACATATGGACGCGAAAACAATAAATTATTATATTTATGTAGACCGGATGACAAGCGACTACCTTTTTTTTTGGTTACGTATGATAAACGACCATCGTTTGATAAATCATTACGATATTTATATGTAACCTTTCAATACAAACATTGGGACAAAGAACATCCACATGGTACATTAACACAAACGATTGGTAATGTAGAAGATGTCAATAATATATATGAATATATGCTTTATTGTAAGTCGTTAAATCATCCAATACAACCTTTTACAAAAAGTACTATTTCTCAAATGAAGAAACAACCACACAATGAATTGGATTCTTTACCTATTCGCAATGGTCATATTTTTACAATCGATTCACCCAAAAGCATCAATTATGACGATGCTATTTCGATTCATAATAATATCATTAGTATTTATATTTCAAATGTACCCATTATTTTAGACCATTATGATTTATGGGATTCGTTTTCCAATCGGATTTCAACCATTTATTTACCAGATAAAAAACGTTCTATGTTACCCAATGTATTGACTGAACGTGTTTGTAGTTTGAACGAAAAAACCAACCGCGTTTGTCTCGTCATGGACATCGAATATGTAGATCATCAAATTAAACGTTCCTCTTTGTCTATTTGCAATGCTAGAATTTCACGCAATTATTATTTTGAACAAGACAAATTACTTGAACACAAAGATTACAAGCATATGAAACATATTTGTCAAGTAAACAATTCATATGATCTAATTTCAAAATTAATGATAGATTACAACGAACAATGTGCTATTTTGTTAAAAAAACATCAAATCGGTATTTACAAACAAGTCTCTTATGTTTCACCTCATAGTATTGTAGACCGCATTAAAACATTTCAACTATCGTCGTCCAATTATCAGCTGTTTGACGAACATGTCCATTATGCTCAAACGACTTCGCCGATTCGACGATTGGTAGATTTATTGAATATGTATTTGATTTGCGATAAAGAAGGTTTATATAGTTTTTCTACCAAGGCGGAAGACTTTTATCATCGTTGGATTTCGCAATTGGATTCTATCAACCTAGCCACCAAACATATTCGCAAATTACAATCCAAATGTAAATTGATTTCTATCTTTGAAAAAGAACAACACAAAGTATTTCAAGGAATGGTCTTTGACAAAATACCAAAAAATGAACACGCCTATCATTACAATGTATTTTTACCGGAATTGGATATTTGTTCTTCTATGTCATGTAATGAGGATTTGACTGAATATAGCGAGCATTATTTCAAACTATTTATGTTTAAAGACGAAGCTTTGCTAAAAAAGAAATTAAAATTAGTATTACATAAATAATATGAATCCGTGTTTTTATAGCTCGTTTATTTTTTTTATTGAATTCAATGCTATTTACTGTCTATAAAAAACATTATTATTCAACTTGTTTTAAAATACTTTTTTTGACATCCATAGTATTTCATTGTAAACGTAATACAATGACATTTATAATAGATCAATTAGCGATTCTAAATTTTGTTATTTATGATTTATTTGTATCATAATGTACGTAATACATTTTGGAATGGATTTCTTGTCACATTAGGTATACCTTGTTTTATATTTTCTATAATATTATTTTATTATGGTTATGTATTTTGATGTTTTTGTTATGACCCTATACATTCGGACTTTTATCATAGTTTGATCCATTACCTCTTTTGGACCCACCTTGATTGTTTTGTTATAAATAAAGAGATTGGTTGTTCATAATAAACTTCATCATTTGTTGTTTACCTTGCTTGACTTTATCCAACAAATCATAATTTTCAACGTATTCGCAAATACTTGTAATTTCATTGCTAATGTGAATTAATTTCAAACAACATTTAACAAAATCCCCAAGAAAAAACTTGCCTTTAAAATCACGAATAAATTGTAAGCAACTGGTTTCATCATTACAATTACTCATCCATGTATAGATAGAATCATACATGGCATATTGTAGTTCACTATGGTCCATAAATCCCATTTCTTGGTCTTCATAATAATGCATACGTTGTTTTATGAATTCTATATTAGAATCTTTCGGCATATCTACTGGTTCGGCTTTTAAGTCATAAAAACAACTAAACAACGAAAACAAGGAACACGAAGTATAGTCTTTGAAACCATTTGTTTTATCATATAAATCACAAAACAACAATAAATGAATTTCATTCATCATACACGCCATTTTACCTTTTTCAGTGAGTATATGATTTTTCATGAAACAATTGTCTTCTAGGATACGATATATAGTATCTAATTTTTGGTCAATGTATGTTTCGGCATAGTTCTTGTATCTTATTTCATCCCTTATTTTTTGTTCATTTTCTTTACGTTGATTATTGTATTCTATAATATCGTCGTATTCTTTCATTTTCTTTCTTAATTCTTTTTGTTTTTTGTGACTTACCAAATCAAAATGGGCAATCAATGCCTCGTATTCTTGACAACGAATCATTAACATATAATCCTCACAAGGTTGTTTTAAATCCTGAATCGTTTTATTGCTTCGTTCAATTGCACTTTGAATGTCCATATACATCAAACTTTTTTTTACATAGTTTACGCATTGGTCTTTGGTCATAGAACTATGTAAAACCAATCCATAATTTATTTTAAACTTTGATTTGATATTGGTTTCTTTGGTAGACATCAATTCTTTGTATTCGGATGGTTCCATAGATGAAAATAAATTGGTCAATAAAACCACATACCCAATTTTATCAATATTTCGTCGACCAGCTCGACCACACATTTGTTTAAATTCATTATTATATAACATTCGGTAGTGTTGACCATCGTGTTTATGTAGACTTGTAAAACATACTGTTTTAGTAGGCATATTCAGACCAATAGAAAATGTTTCTGTGGCAACCAATACTTTAATATATTTTTGTTCATACAAAATCTCCATCATTTCACGAAAAATAGGAATCATACCAGCATGATGAAGACCAATTCCCTTTTCTAATAGTTTGACATAATGTTCATATTCTGGTAAAATAATATATTCTTTCCAATTAGGCACTCTAGACACTAAAAGTTGCTTACAAACAGGTGCAATATTATAATCTTTTTCATTGTCTTCAAACAAAGGGAATGTAATGTCATTGGATAACTCTTCCACTTGTTTTCGTGAAAATACAAACAACAAGGCTGGAAACATTTCTTTTTCGCGTAATACTTTACACAACTGATTCACCACATATTTACGATTTATATGACTATGTTTTACAATACTCATACATTTTTTATTTGTTTTCAAGGAAGTATCGTTCATTGGAGACAAATGATTATAATGTTTTAACAGAAGTTGCTGGTCTTCTTTTTTAGACAATTGTGAAATAGATTTCTCAGGAATTGTAAAATATTGATAATATTCCAGTGGAACTACCCTTTGATTTGTGCCACAAACCACGACATCTTTTTCTTTGATGTTTGTCAACCATTTAGAAATATAATCTACGTTGCCAATTGTAGCCGATAACATAACCATTTGTACGTGTTTCGGTAACAACATCATCGATTGTTCCCAAATGGTTCCACGGGATTCATCATTAATATAATGCACTTCATCAAAAATCACACAACCTAGGTCATTTTCAAAATCCATTTCAAAATCCAAATGCGACATGGTATCTTTTCGCAATAATTTGTTATATAAAATCTCGGTGGTCATAATCAACAAATCGCCACCTGGATTATGTTTGTTGTCTCCTGTCAAAATACCAATTTCTAATGTTGTATATTGTTTTACAAAATCAGAATATTTTTGATTACTTAATGCTTTAATAGGTGACGTATAAATCACCTTTTTACCCTTTTTGGTAAAATAGTCAATAGCATATTGAGCCGGTAAAGTTTTACCTGATCCAGTATGTGCCGTAATAAAAACATTTTTTCCGTCTTCAATACCTTGGATTGCTTCTTTTTGGAATGGACTCAATATCATAGTATACTAATATGTATCTTTTGTTTAATATATATTATAATATAATTTTAAATGAGAAGTATATTCACTGCATTGTCCTATTATACACCCTCGCACATTTAAAACGGCACAAAATATGGTGTTATTTTCTAAATTTATTATATGAAACATAAGGGAATTGATTATAAAACTTCTGCCGTTCAGTATTATTTGAATAATACTGAAAGTATGGATAAAGTTTGTAAAATTTTTAATTGTAAAAAGACTACCCTAAAAGAGTGGGTTCATAATTACCAAAACAATAAAAATCTTACTCGTCGTAATAGAAAACCTATATCTTATAAAGTTAAAACGGAACAAGTGAAGAGTGCGTTAGATATGATAGACAAAAACGAACAACTTACTATGGACGAATTATTATTTGAAATGAAAAATAAATATAAAGATTTTGATATTACAAGACAACATTTAGGTAGAGTTGTTCGTGCTAATAATAGAACCAGAAAAAGAACAAGACATCAACATTTTCCAAAAGAAAGATACAAGAAACCTACAAATAAAGAAAATGAAATGAATGATTTTATAAAGAAGTTAGCAAATATCCAATTGATAAAATTATTTGTTTAGATGAAACTTCTATTGGTTCGCATTTGAAACCAGCATATAGTCGTTATTATATTGGTAAGCGTTGTGTAATAAAAACAGATAATAATTTTGTGTTCCGTAGTTTCGCATTATTAGTAGCAATCAATAATAAAAATGTGTTGGAAAAATATTTTATGAAAAGGGTGGAACAACACAAGAACGAATGGTTGAATTTTTAGAAACTCAAATATTTCCAAAATACAAAGACCATCTTATAATATTAGATAATGCTAAAAGTCATAATAATCAAATGGTAAAAGATGTTATTACAAAAAGTGGTAATAAATATTTATTTTCTATTCCATATACGCCTATGACGAATTCTCCAATAGAAAATTACTTCAATCAAATAAAAACATACATAAAAAAGAAAAGAAATGTAAATAATTTTGAAGAGTTAGAAAAAAATGTGGATACATCAATAGAAAAGTAAAACCAGAAAATTATAAAAATTATTTTGATTATGCTTATGGAAAAAAATAAAAAAACAGAATATATAAGAAAACCATCTAGACGAAAGTATAAACTAAAACTATATAAAGATACATAAAATTGATTTGTTTTTTATTCAATATACTACAATACTCAAAAATGAACGGAATTGAATTATTCGAACGCATACAACAAGTTTCTACTTTGGATGAACTTTTACAATCTGTAAATGGAAAAACAAAAGCAGAAACACAATCTAAAAGAGGTAATGTATTTGAAAAAGTCTGTGATATTATTATTAAATTTGGATTTTATTCCATCTTACCAAATGATATTTACGACCACTATGAAGGAAATATTAATACTTGTAAATTAAAAAAAGTGGATAATTTAGAAACTTATTTGCGATGTCTATCAGTATTTAGCAAAGGAAAAGGAGGTTCAAGTGATATTACATTACAAAATAAAAATAATGGGAAATGGGTATTTATGTCTTCCAAATTTTATTTAGATGATAGTAAAAAATCTATTGATAGTTATGATGTTGAGAAAATTTTAGCAATTGTAGAACATCAATCACATAAATATAAAGAATGTGATATTTATCTTGTTGTGAATAATAAACAAAAAGTAATGAATATAATCACTTCAAGTCAAGCAACAAACAACTATATCAAAGAAAATATTCATCACATTTTAGATTTAGGCGATTTAGAAATATGTTTTCAAAATCTAAAACACTCTATACATGATATTACGATAGATGATGTAAATTCTAAATTCTGTAATGCCAAAGTTCCATTAGAATTGCGTTTTCATCAAGATTTAATTACATATAAACAAATGGAAAGAATTGATGAAGGAGAAAAAGATTTGTTGTTAGGAGCAAAAGCAAGGTCTGGAAAAACTTATTGTGTAGGGGGATTGTTTAATAAATATTATAAAAAATATGTATCATTAAATGGATTAATCATTACACCAGCACCAACCGAAACATTATCTCAATTCACAGATGATTTATTTCATAAGTTTAGAGATTTCAATGGAATAAATGTTGTTGAAATTAAAAAAGGAACTGATTTTAAAACTATGGTTCTCACACAAAATAATATTATTATTGTAAGCAAACAATTATTAGATGATTATGTTTTTGAAAAAAAAGTTCAACCAATTCAACAACTTAATTTGGATTTTATTGTATTTGATGAGAACCATTTTCACGGAACAACTCAAATGTCTAAAAATATTTTAGAATCATATTCGTCATCAAAAACTATAAAATTATATTTAACAGCGACATACGCAAAACCTTTAAGTGAATGGAATATTCCTTTGGAATGTCAGTCTTATTGGGATATTGAAGACGAACAATTGTGTAAAAACCGAAATATTCAAGGATTAGTAGAAAAGCATGGAGAAGATGTTTTGTTGTTATTAAACGAAGAAAATAAAGAACAATTATTATGTGTTTATGATAAAATGCCTGATTTACACATTATTACTAATATGATGGATAGAAAAAGATTTGAAGTAATCAAGGAACAAATAAAAGACACATCATATGGATTTTCAAATGGATCACTTTTAAGTGGAAATTTTCCAAATGAAGTGGATACGATGTTGCGTTATATTACTGGAAGCCATAAAGAACAAGATTACCCTAAAAAAGATTTATCTATATTTGGAAGAATAAAAAGAATTGCGATTGAGAAGAATAGCAGAACACGATTGAATAATGGAGATTTTACAAGTCAATTATGGTTTTTACCTTTTGGAATAAATATGACAATTAATAAAGTAAGCGAACATTTGAAAGATAGAATGGGGAAAAATAGTATTTTAAAAAATTATGAAATAAAAATAGTTAATTCCAAAAAAAACTATAAAGTTAAAGACTTAAAAGAAGAAATTAAAAATTGGGAATTTAAAGCAAAAGAAGAAGGAAAAGATGGATTGATTTTATTAGCAGGAAACCAATTGACTTTGGGAATTACATTACCATTTGTAGATGTTGTGTTTCTGTTTAATGATATTGTTTCAAGTGATAAAATTATTCAAATGATGTATCGTTGTATGACTGAAAGTATTAATAATAGTGATAATGATAAAATAAATAGTGGAATGAAGAAAATGGGATTTGTAGTGGATTTGAATATTTCCAGAGTTCTAAATACTTGTTTGGATTATAATGTGTATAAAAAAGATTTGAATGTAGAACAGAAAATATCCTATTTGGTAGAAAATAATTTAATAAATATTGATAGTGATTTATTTCAAGGAAAAGAGAACAAGACAAAAATAGTTGAAAAACTCTTACATATTTGGAAAGCAGACCCTATTAATAACTTAAAAATATTATTGAAGAAGATTGAAGAAAGCATTATTGACATGGATACAAAAGACCAAAAAATAATGAACCAGTATTTTACCAGTTCTATTGGAGATGGAAAATTAAATGTAAAAGTTCAATTTGATGAAGAAAGTGAAGAAGCATTACCAACTGGAAAAGAAACTATAAAACAAGTTGAAGGGGATAATGAAGTTGAAGAAAAAGATGATGAAATAAATACAGATGTAAATATTTCCCTTACCAAAGATGTATTACCATTCATTATTCCGCTGATTTGTATTTTAACTATGAATACCGAACATAAAGATATTTTAGAAATGTTGAATGTCATTAAGACCAGTCCAACATTATTAAGTGTATTTAAAGACCAGTCGTTTATATGGTGGAATAAACCAGATATTATAAAATTAATTGAAGCGATTGTAGGAAAATATATTAGAAAGAACTCTTGTATATATAATATATCAATCAAATTTAAGATGTCTTTACAAAGTTTAATAGATAGACCAAAGGAATTATTAGAATTAATTGATAGTTGTTTGAAACCCAAAGAGGTTGAAAAAAAGAAATTTGGGGAGGTTTTCACCCCGATGAGTTTTATTAATAATGATATGTTGGGAGATTTAGAAATATATTACAAAGAAAAATATAATAAAAATATATTTGAAGATGAAACTTTAAAATGGGGTGATACAACCGCAGGAATGGGAAATTTTCCTATTGCGATTTATTACAAGTTAATGGATGGTTTGAAGAAGAAAATACCAAACGATAAAAACCGCAAGAAACATATTTTAGAAAAGATGTTGTTTATGGCGGAAAACAATAAAAAGAATTGTTTCATCGTTAAACAAATATTTAATATGAATAATGAGTTCAAACTCAATTTATATGAAGGCGATTCTTTACAATTAGATATTCAAAAAGAGTTTGGAATTGATAAGTTTGATATTGTAATTGGTAATCCACCATATAATGAAGAATTAACAACAAAAAAAGGTTCAGCACCAGCATTATATAATAAGTTTGTGGAGTATTATATTGAAAAATGTAATTTACTATGTTTTGTAATTCCGTCAAGATGGTTTTCAGGAGGAAAAGGATTAGATAGTTTTCGTAAAAATATGTTAGAGCGAACCGATATTGTATATATTAAACATTTCAATGATGCGTCTAAAATATTTGGTAATTTAGTTGAAATAAAAGGAGGTGTCAATTACTTTCTCAAAGATACTAACCATAATGGAGATTGTAATTTTAACGGTTCTATAACAAAATTAAATAATTATGATGTATTTGTTGATGGTAAATATCATACTCTAATTGATAAAATGTTAAAGTTTAATAGTATTGATAATCGATTTATCGGTCAATCATATTCAGGTGTAAATTCAAATGATAAACGATTAAAAGATACTGAAACGCAAACAACCCTTAAATGTTATGTATCTAAACAAAAAGGATTTGAAAAATATATTGAAAAAAATGAAATAAATACGGATAGAGATTTTAACAAATGGAAGGTAATAACTACACGGTCATCATTTGGTGCAAGTAGTGGATTTGGAAATATGTTTATTGGAAAACCAACTGAAATTTGTAATCAAAGTTATGTATTATTTGAAGTAGTAAATGAAGAGGAAGCAAAATCATTAGTAAGTTATATGAGATGTAGATTGCCAAATTTTATGCTATCCCTAAGAAAAGCATCGCAAGACATAAGTGAGTCAACATGTAAATGGATACCCTTACCGCCATTAAATAAAGAATGGACGGATGAGGAAGTCTATAAACATTTCAAATTATCCGAAGACGATATCCAACTAATCAATGATACAAATATTGTTGGTTATAAGAATATTGTTAAACAACCAAACATTATTGTAGAAGAAGATGTAGAAATTGAAGTAAAATCAAAGGTAAAAAAAGCGAGAATTGTAAAACCTAAAAAGTTGTTGCTTATTGAAGACAATGACGCATAAATAAATAGTTAGAGTATAATTAGTTTGTAAATTGTATATATTTTTTATTGATTTTATATATTTGTTGTGATTACAATAAATATATTGGTTATAATTTAATACTCATTTATTTTTACAGCATTTTGTGCCGTTTTAAATGTGCGAGGGTGTAAATAGATTAATTATTTAAAATATATTATTTAAAATATATTATTAACATCAATATTGTTTATTTGATTAATAACATCATTTACTTGTGAAATACCTTCTTGGGAATTAGCAATTATTATATTTACACTTTCATTTATAGTTCCTAGGAGGGAAACTTTTATATTGGTTAAATTATTATTCAATAAGTTATTTAAATAAGGCTCTATGGAGCCAAAAGATAGATCATTCAAAATAGTATTATATGTATTTATTGTAGGAATCAACGAACTAGTATAAATACTATTTAAGGATTGGTCTATTGAATCAAATGATATTTGTTGTAAAATATTTTTGTATTGATTCAACGTAGATAACAGCGAACTAGTATAAATACTATGTAAGGATTGATCGATTGAACCAAAGGATATAAGGTCTAAAATCTCTTTATAAGCATTTATTCTTGCGTTAATAAACGGTATACTAGAATTTTTTAAACTAATGATATTCGTATTTATAGAGTCAAAAGATAGATCATTCAAAATAGTATTATATGTATTTATTGTAGGAATCAACGAACCAGTATAAATACTATTTAAGGATTGGTCTATTGAATCAAATGATATTTGTTGTAAAATATCTTTATAGTCATTCAATGTAGATAATAGCGAACTATTATATATACTATTTAAGGATTGGTCTATTGAATCAAATGATATTTGTTGTAAAATATTTTTGTATTGATTCAATGTAGATAATAGCGAACTATTATATATACTATTTAAGGATTGGTCTATTGAATCAAATGATATTTGTTGTAAAATATTTTTGTATTGATTCAATGTAGATAATAGCGAACCAGTATAAATACTATTTAAGGATTGGTCTATTGAATCAAATGATATTTGTTGTAAAATATTTTTGTATTGATTCAATGTAGATAATAGCGAACTATTATATATACTATTTAAGGATTGGTCTATTGAATCAAATGATATTTGTTGTAAAATATTTTTGTATTGATTCAATGTAGATAATAGCGAACTATTATATATACTATTTAAGGATTGGTCTATTGAATCAAATGATATTTGTTGTAAAATATTTTTGTATTGATTCAATGTAGATAATAGCGAACTATTATATATA